CGGTGACGCATTGAATAGCTAAAGCATTAAAGTTTGGGTAATAAGAGACATAAAATTTCACAGGGGTAATATACAATTTCAAATTTCCCCCAGAATACATTATATATATAGAACGAATAATATCTATAATAAAAGGGTAATAAAGAAATTAAAATTTTCCCCGAAAAGGTATTGACAACGGTTTTTTATTGTGGTAAAGTGGTTATATCAAACGAAAGAGAGGTATTTTTTATGGGATTGTCCGTTATTGAAAGTATTATTATTAGAAAAGTTGAAAATGTTTTTCCTAAAGAATTGTCAAGATTAAGTAAAGATATGGCTTGCCCTATTATGTTTGTAAGACGATATGTGAGAACTTGCTGTGAAAACAATGATATGATGGGAATGTTAAATGAGTCAGTATGGAAAAACGTTTGTAATTTTTTATATGAAAAATATGTAAAATAACACTTGACAACATAATTCAACTATGTTATAGTATAGAAAACGGAGGTAGGTAAAAATGAAGAAAAATATTTTATATGAAGATGGCTATTGTTTTATTGAATATGTGCCAGAAAAACATAGTTGTTTTTATGCTGATGAAATGAGGGCATTTATTCCTATGAGTTATTCAGTAGGTAAATATATTGCAAGCCGTATGAAAAGTAATATGAGATTTGCTTATAAATGCTTAGAGTGTTTAGAAGGGAGAATCTAAAAATGAAAACGAAAATTAAAAATGAAAATCAGTTTCAGAATCCAGATTTAATTTTTGGAAATGAAAATCAAAAACGAAAATTGAAATTGAAAAATAGAATCTTAAAGTCAATTATGGCTTGTGTAGCGTTTATAGCTTTATTTACAGCTTCTATGCTTGACAGTGTAAGCTATATTCCATTTATTGTCTTATCGGTTTGTATAGCGATTTTAATTGTATTTATGGTTGCAAACTGGGATATAATTAGTAAATATGATATAATAAGATAAAAATGATAAAATTATAAAAAAGATGTTGACATATAAATTATAATATGTTATAGTATATACATAAGGAGGAAATAAACATGGTGATTTTTAAAACACGTTACAGAGCGGACAAAGAAAAGAAAAATTCACAATGGTATTCAACAAGTGATGTAACAGTAAAAGTCGATGGAGGATATACAATTATGACACCAGACGAGTATAAAATTTGGAAAAATCAAAAATAATTTATAGTTGGAGGTAAATTATGGTTTATGATATTAGTTATTTAGAAGAAATTTTTACACAGCACATTATTAACTTTTGTAAAATGGGTTATAATTTTTATAGTAAATGTTCTGGTGGTTCAATGAAAATATATCTTTCCAATGGAAAAAGAATTTTATGTATTAGAATTGAAAGTAGAAAATGTATTGATGGTTTTTTCTTTGTTTATAAACAAGAATTAGTTATAGAAGTATTTAATAATTTTGATACAAATATTTTATGGAATAATAAAGGGGAAATTTTGAACATATATACATTTTATGTTTTTGATTCAAAAGGAAAATATAAATATACAGATGATTTTGAATTTGCAAAAGAAATTGAAAAGAAAAAATGTGAAAGAATATTGAGAAACAGACCATTAAGCTCAGTTTTTCATTTTGATTGTTGTTCTAGTAAATTGTATAGATTTGTAAAATCTAAAAAAGGTTATAAAACAGTAAAATCAAAAGATATATATAAAGTGGTACACGAATACTGTAATGATGGAAGGAATAATCGGAATTGTTATATAATTTATATTGATAAGAAGCCATCAATTATTTTTAATTTTCCTATTGACAAGTAATAAATAATATGTTATAGTAAATATATCAAATAAAGGAGGTCATTGAATATGACAAAATGGGAAATAGAAATGAAAAATAAAAAAGAAGCTTTGGAAATGTTTTTAGGTGAAGAAGTGGAGAACCTTTATAAAAACATTTTTAAATCTGAATCTGGTGAAGAGTATATGGTTCTGACAGATGAAGAAGCAGATAGTGAGGTTGAAAATAGTATTAAAGAGTCTTTGTGGGCTTTTAATGCAGATTTTATTTTGGAGCATACAGATTTTTATCGTAATAGCACCGAATCAGAAGATCAAATTTTTATAAATAGTATTAAAGTTATGCAGAATACCCTTTGCGAAAATGCAAATAGTCTTGTGTATGCTATGATTGAAGATATTGATACTTTTATTGAGGACGCAATCAAAGCAGATGGAAGAGGACATTTTATTTCTATGTATAACGGAGAAGAAAACGAACAGAATGGATTTTATATTTACAGAATGGAGTGAGAATAGAATGAAGTTTTTAGCATTAGTTTTTCAGTTGTTCGCTACAATGTGTACTTTATCATTGCCGTTTATTGTATTATTTACAATGATGATTTTTGTATAGGAGGAAATTAAAAATGCTTATTAGTATATTGGACGATTTTGGAACAGAAATTTTTCGTGGAGAAGCAGAAGAGTTTTTATTTGAAAAAGAAAATAATATAGAACTTGAAATTTTGCTTGACAAACTGGAATCAATGCCGTATAATAGTATTGTAAGGTTTGAAGATTTAAAGATTGAAAAACTATTAGATTTATTGTGGAATTAAAGGAGGAAACGAAAATGAGTATGAGATGCAGAATCAGTAAATTAGACAGAAATTTAAAATCTAAAATTGTAGCAATGTTATATGCAAATGGTTGCGCAAAGGAAGATGTGGATATGTTAGTACAGTACGGCACATTGGCAGACGTGAAAGAATATATTGATATGGAGGAATTGTTTTAATGAAAACATTAGTTGCAATTTTAATTTTTATATCCATGTTTAATGTTACTATTACATGGAACAATGGAAAGAGAAGTGAATATCATGCGATATTTTCAATTTTAGCTTTCATTTTATTTTTGATTTTCTTTTAAAAAGGTATTGACATGATATATTGTATATGGTAATATAATATTGTAAATAAGAAATAGATATTTTATTAGAAAGGAGAAATAAAAATGGCAAGAACAGATTTTGATATTATTAGAGGTTTAATGATTGCAGATAATACTCTTGACTCTTGGATTTGTGAAACAGAAGCAGAAGAGAAAAGAGATTTGACAGCAGAAGAAGAGAATGCGTATATTCAGAATATTGTGGATATATGTAAAGAGATAATGCAGGATTTGTCTTGCGGTTTAGTGGAAGCATATAAAGAGATTTCGGAGTAAAAAATTCGTTTCCTTAATGGAGGATTTATTATGATTGTATATAAAACTTGGATTAAAAAATGGGTAATTTATGATTGAAAGAGAGGACTAAAAATTGAATATTGAAATACTATGGTCTTATAAAAATAACGTACTAATTAAAGACCTACAGACCGGATATGTATGGCTTTACAGCTATAACAAGCCTATTGCCTATTATGATGGCAAAATCCATATTTGTAGTGATAATTTAACACAAGCCAGTAAATTTCATATGGCAGAGTTTAAAAAATTTTTGAAAAAATGTTGACAAATGAATCTATATATGATATAGTAATATTATAAAGGAGAATATAAAACAGGAAAACTATATTGAAGTGGATGGAAGGCTTATTGGCTATGAAGATTTTGAAGATTGGCTATATGTTATTAAGCAATGAAACGATGATTTTATAAAAAGCTGGTACAATTTCTATATCAGCTTTTATTTTATATATAGGTTAGTTTTAACTAACTTTATTTATTTTTTTAATACTCCATACTCCCCCTATTCATTATAAACCTTTTTTCGATAAAAGTCAATAGTATTTTATACAAAATTTATATAATTTTTTGTGCAATATTTTTGTTGACAAATATGTGATTATGGTGTATATTAGTATTATCAAATGAATGGAGGAATAACAAAATGGTATATTCAATAAGAACCAGTGACACAAGAGCAAAAAAAGTTATTCAAAAATTGTTAGAACGGTACACAAATTTACATACCGATAAAGAGATTGAAAAATCTGCTTTATGTGATTTGTATATGATAGATAACAATGCAAGATATTATGTAAAAAACGGATACGCAAGAAAAATCAATGATAATGATTATGAAATTAGTGTGGAGGTATAGTTATGAATTATGTATGTTTTGGAAATAAAGCAAATTTTGCAGTATTAGATAGAGTAAATAAGAAATATGTATGTGTTAAAGATGGTATGTTATATGATAATACAGATAAAGTAGAAAAAATGTACAAAAAGTATTATGCAGATATTAAGAAGGGCAAAATTCCTGATACTAAAATGGGAGTATTATTTTATGAATACTTGCAAGGAAATAAAGAATTGAAAGATTGTATGATATATGATAGCGACATAATTTTTCAGACTGAGGATAGGATCGCATTAGATAAGTTTATCATCCAGTCACAAATTGGGCAATTAGACAGTAAAAGACGGTATTTAGATTCTTGTATTTCTAAAACTGAAAAAGCTGTAGGTTTATACACATATGGAGGTAAATAAGATGAGAAATGTATATGTAAATGGAAACGTTGAAACAATAGGGAATGACAGAGATATTATTAACATTATCAGAGAGAATTGTGGTTCAGATTTTGCAGAATTTATGGAATATAGATTGAGCCACATGGAAATATCCAAAGAACAGGAAGAAGAGATATTAAGAAATAGCGATTATTATAGTTACGAAGCAAGCCTTGATGATTGGAATTGTTGTGGAAATGATATTGTGGAAGAGTGCGAAAAGCAGATAGAATATATTGAAAATAGTAAAAGAATCAATAAAGACGTGCTATATAATAGCTTTATAACCATTGTAAAGCGTGTTAGAGGTATTTTATAAGGGAATGAAAATTCCCTTATTTTTTTGCAAAAAGGTATTGACAAAGAAATAAAATTATGCTAACATGTACTTAGGATATGGAGTGGACACTTTAGGACGCAAACAGGGAAGATACAATTTACGCTTTAACACATTAAAGTGGTGATAAATTTTAAAAATTTTAGAAAAAGTATTGACAAGTGTTTGCATATAGTCTATAGTAAGATTATCAAATAAAGAAAAGAGGTAACACACATGAAAAAGTATATTGTATCACAAGACAAAAAGACTGGTTTATATTATGCGCATCAAAAAGGTTTTGACTATATTCCTGTATCTGGTAGCTTTTCAAAGAAACGTACAGAAGCTATGGAATATGCAAAAATGTATAATAATCTGCCGAACAAAGTCGAAGAAATTGAACAGAGCAGAAAAGAACAATTTGAGAAAGAAATGGAATTGACAAGCGCAGAGGAAAAGTGGATAGAGTCATTTATAAGGAGATAGAAACCAATGAAAAGAAAAACTTATAATAATGTATTAAAAGGAATTAAACTCATTCAGAAAAAAGGATATGATTTTCAAGAATCCAGTGAAATTGTGTTAAAAGTATTTGAAGAACACGAGAACGGAGAAATGCCTATTGAATGGTGGCTTGATAAAATTGTAAATAAAGAAGAATGATTAAAAGGTTGATAAAAATATCAACCTTTTTTATTTTTGGTCTTGACAAATGTTTTAATATAGTTTATAATTAAATTATCAAATGAAGGGGAAAGGTAATTGTTATGAAAAAACCTGAACAGAAAGATTTTTACAGAGAAATTGACATTGCTTTAAAATCATATGAGAACTATAAGCCATGGCATGATAAAAGCATTGACTGGATATGTAATAGAATAGACTGGTGTTGGAAGTTTCGGCATATTACAAAAGAGCAAATGGAGGAACTTGCAGATCGTTGTTGCAATGTATTAGAAAGAGACTGATATTTTTATCAGTCTTTTTTTATTTTTATGCTTGACAAATTATCCGGTCTATGTTATACTAAAATTGTGAGAAAGGGAAGGCAACACAAAAAAGAAGCTATCAAATAGGGGAGTGAGAACATAAGTTAGTTGTAACTAACCTAGTATTGAAAACTACATGATGCAGTACCGTGTATTTACCGTTTTAAGGCTTATTTTGTTGTCCAGTGGTAAATTGTGCCTTGAATAACTTTAAATTGATTTTAAGGGCATTGTAGCGTGTCACAGTGGTATATTATAATACTGGAATAGGTCTATAAGCTTATATAAGCCGTTTTAAGCGTGCAAAAGTGTGTTGTGGTATATTTTATCAATGAATGATTAAAAGTGGCTTAAAATGGCAAATAAAAGTGCTGGTAAAGGGATATGGAATGGTAAAATGTATATATCAAATAAAAAAAGAGAGAATAGTTCTCTTTTTTGTTGACAAGCAAAGGAATGTATGGTATAATAAGGCATAATAAGAAATCGGCTTTAAAGCGTTGATGAATCAATGGCACTGGCGGTTAAACATCTAAGATGCAAAATTTTAGTTGTCAGACAATTTTAACCAATAGTGCTATTTTTGTATGCAATTTGAATTATTTGAAAAAATGCCACAATTTGATTAAATTGTCAGAATATTTCAAAAATCCCCACGAATTGTCAGATAACGTGGAAATTTGGGGGGTAATATGGAATATGAAATTTCACCCAAGGGTAATATAGGAATTAAAAAATGTGGGGGGAAATATATTGACATTATTGTTCCAATGTGTTATAATACAAGCAAAAGAAAGGAGAATACAATGGAAACAGAATATATGTATTGGAAAACGATTTGTGATTATTTTTATAAGGATGAATTTAATTTATCTAATAGAATCATTAAGGATGTTAAAACAATCAAGCACATCCAATATCTATGGAAATGTGCAAGTAAGGAATATTTAAAGAATCAAGATATTGATGATATAGTTGAAATGTGGACTAATCTTAATTCTTTACAACAAAAAACATATCAAGAATGTTATGATGGGTTTCGTTCTTATTTAATGTGTGTAACAGACAGAATGAGCATCAATCGTTGGCTTTATTTACAGCTACTTATCAATAAAGCATCTGATTTAGTATATGATAGATATTGTAAGGAATATGATTGGAGAAATTGGACAAATGAAATTCAAGGTGGGTTTACTGATAAGGGACTTGTTTATAAATATGATTTAATTTATCAGGAAGAATGGGAGGAACAAATCTTACCTTTAATTAAACAAGCACAAAGAAATGAGGATTAAAAATCAAAAATGAAATTCAAAATCGAACCTAAGTTTGTAAACGATTATTTATATTTTCAATTTCAAAAGAAAAAGGAAATTCAAAATCGAAAACGAAAAATGAGAATTGAAAATGAAATTGAAATTGGATTTAGCAAAATGTTTAGTGATAAAATTGAAGAGTATAAGGAGGAATAATGATTAAAATTTATAAATGCAATAAAGCATTTTATATTGATAAATATGACGCTGATGGATTTTCATTAAACAAACAAATGAAAATTGTAAAAGATAGCAAATGGGAATATGATGACAAAGAAACATTTAGAGTTATTGGTGGAACAATTCGTTTATATAGAATAAATGTTAAATATGGTCAGTGGTTAGAAATTGATAACGATATGCTAAATGAATATTTTGAAGAAATTTAGAAAGGAAAATTAAAATGAAGAAAGAGATTATTGGTTATGTGGGAGAATATAATGATTGTTGGTCATTTGAAACTGATAAAAATTCTTATAGTGCAAACATTCCAACCGCTATTGATGAACTTTTAGAAATTGATTCGCAAGACGGTGACAAATTTAAAATTATAATTGAAAAATTAAATTAAGGAGGATTGACTATGAAAAAAATTAAATTTGTTAAAGACCACACATGCGAAGCCATGAAGAATGTTGACAATATTAGTATAGAAGAATATAGTATAGATGATTCTTATATTAATTGGTATCATCACTTACATTTAGATAATGAAAATGATAAACTAATTTCTATTTTATATTGCCCATATTGTGCTAAAGATTTGTATAAGGAGGATTAAACATGAGTGTTAATATCGAAACACAAGATTATATTAAGAAAAAAGAAATGGAAAGGCAAAAACAAAATCAGAATAATGACAATAACCTTGTAACTTATGCTATAGCTGCAATTATTGTATTTTTTATTTATGTAATATTGTTTAATTAAGGAGGAGAGAATAATATGAAAGCAGTAGATATTGTATGGATTGGAAATAAAAACTTACCGACAGAAGTAGAAGCACCAGATAATTATGATATTTTTGAAATTGGTGAATGGTTAATGGAAAAATATCATTGTGACATTGATTCTTATTGTGTATGGGGTGAAAAAGAATTTAGCACAATTTGGGTTGAGCCAGACTGACATATTATATTATAAAATATAAAATGGTGTTTTTAATATTTAACAATACAAAATAAAATAGCAATTTCAAATGGAGAGACTAATGGAAATTAGAGTGATTGACTATGATGCGGTAGTTGGATTTGTTGATTATGGAACTATTGATAGTGAAAAGAATGGCGGATGGTCAACCAAAATGCGATGTAAGAAATGTGGCGCCGCATGGTTGGCTGAAAATCATGTAAATGGAATTGAAACGTGTCCAAAATGTAATACCACTGGAAAAAAATATGTTATTAGGGTTGTGTAAGGAATAGAAAGGAGAGATGAAAATGAAAGCAACTGGTCTTATAAGAAGAATAGATGATTTAGGGAGAATCCAAATTCCAAAAGTAATAAGAAATCAAATGTTTGGTCTTGAAGAATGGAACTCTTGGGGCGTTCCATTTGAATTTTTTATTGATGGAGACAGTATTGTAATTAAGAGGTGTAAGGAGAGTGAAGATGAATAAGAATTTTAAAGGATACGATAGAATAGGACAATCTAAAATCAATAGACAAGATTGCAAAATGACTATTGTTGAATACAAAAATTCTAATAAAATAGTAGTAGAATTTGATGATGAAAATAAAACAAGAGTTAATACAACATATTATGGATTTTCTCATGGAGAGGTTAGAAATCCTAATTTAAAAGACTGTAGACAAATGGAATATGAAAAGCAATTTTTAGGAAAAGAAAATTACAACACACAAGGATGTTTAATGAAAATTATTGAATATAATGGAAACGGAGATGTTGTTGTAGAATTTCAAGATGAACATAAAATCAGAAAACATTGTGATTTGAAAGAATTTAAACTAGGTCATGTTATGAATCCTTATTATAAATCTGTGTTTGGAATAGGTTATTATGGTGGAGAAATTCCTAAACATTCTACAAATTTGGATTATAAATGTTGGGACACTTGGAAAGGAATGTTAGAACGATGTTATAACAAGAAATGTATAGAAACACAGCCAACATATAAGGGATGTATAGTTTGCGAAGAATGGCATGATTATCAAAATTTTAAAGTTTGGTTTAACGAAAATTTTATAGAATTAAAAGACAAAAATGAAAGAGTATGTTTAGACAAAGATATTCTTGTCAAAGGAAATAAAATATATAGTCCAGAGACTTGTTGTTTTGTACCAAATGAAATAAATGTGTTATTTACAAAAACAAATAAAAATAGAGGATTATATCCTATTGGCGTTTATTATAAAAAGAAATTAAATAAGTATATTGCTCAATGCAGTGAAAAAATTGGGAGAGATAAAAAACAACAAAAACATTTAGGAGTATTTAATACACCAAAAGAAGCGTTTGAAGCATATAAACAATATAAAGAAATGTATATTAAAAAAGTAGCTGATAAATACAAAGGTCAAATAAAAGATAATGTTTATGAAGCGTTATATAAATGGGAGGTAGAAATTGATGATTAAAAATATGGATTTAAGAAACGAAATTATTAAAAAGAAAAATATTATTGCTATTTGTGGGCGTACATCTAGTGGGTAAAGATTATATTGCAAAACGATTGTCAACAATCTTAGACTATCCATTAGTAATATCACACACAACACGTCCTATTCGGTCAAATGAGACTAATGGGGTTGAGCATTGGTTTGATTCAAAAGAAGAATTTCAAAATATACTTGACAATCAGACTGTAATAGCTTATACTAAAATAGGTGAGTATGAATATTGTGCTACATTAGAAGATATTGAAGATAATTGTATATATGTGATTGACCCATTAGGAATCAAATATTTACAAGAGCATTTCAAAGACCAAATCAACCTTAAAATTATTTATATCTATTGTGACGAGCATATTCGTAGAGCAAGAGCATCAACACGTTCTGATTTTAAGATTGCATGGGAAGATAGGAACAAAGCAGAAGATGAACAATTCACAGAATTTGAAGCTAACAGACCTTGGGATTTATTAATTGATAATAGCTATGCAAATTTGAATATGGATTTGGTTAAAAAACAAGTTAAATGGATGATGAATAGGGAGAATAGTTAATGAATATTGAAGATTTACTTGTAACAGCAGAAGAAGTTAAAACCGGAGAACGTCTTATGGGATATGTTTGTGGCTGTAAATCTTGCAGAACTGCGTTTACAGATGAAAAATATGATTATAGCAGACCTATTGGATTATTGACTCATCCCAATGAAGAATACGGGAATGTCAGAGTGTATACAGATAATATGGAATTAGTGAATAGGAAAGGAGACTAAAAATGGTATTTGAAACAAGTCAAAAATTAGACAAATGGGTAGAAAATCATAGAAAGAAATGTTTTACTCATGCAACAGCAGGAGAACAATTTGTATGGAAGTTTTTACCAAGTGGCATTATTGAATGTCAAACTGTAAAATGTATGTGCTGTGGTGCAGAATTTACCGATTATGTGGATTAAAAAATACAATGAATTGGGGATGATAATAAAATGGTAAAATTAAAAGTTGGTTTGTGAAAAACTTATAAAGACATTTTCTAATGAAGGTGACGTTATTTTAGATAATTGTATTGGTTCTGGCACAACAGGAATTGCCTGTAAGAACCTTAATCGTAAATTTATTGGTATTGAGCTAAAGGAGAATTATTTCAAAACAGCAAAAGAAAGAATTGACAAAGCGTAAGAATTATGATATAATACATACAAACGAAAGGAGAAATAAATCATATGAAGAAGAAAATTTTAGCAGTTGTATTAGGATTAACATTATGTTTTGGAATGACTGGATGTACCAATGTTGTCAATATTGATGAGAAAATTAAGAGTCCAAATTCAAAATTATGTGATTTTGAGGCTGTCGACACAAATTTTTATGGAGCAATTTTAGTAGATAAAAATACTAATGTTTTATATTACTGGATTCAGGGTGATAGTATGACACCTATCTACAATTCAGATGGAACAGTTAAATTATATGACGGAGAATAATATATTGGAGGAAAAATTATGTATCAGAATTGTTGTAAGAAATGCGGAAGTATTGATTTGCATACAGAAGTGAAAGGTAATAATACAGGTCTTTACTGTAATGACTGCGGAGCATGGGTGAAATGGCTTGGTAAAGATGAATTAAGAGCGTTTGAATATGCTAATAAACATAGAGAAAGATGCTCAGATAATAGATTTGATATCATTGAAAAAGCAAAAGAAGATATTTTAAAGAAAACTAATATTGAAACTAACAATGAAGAAATGAAAGTATTAAACAGTTTTTTATTCAGATGTTGGCAAATGGGTTGGTTAGATAAATATAAAAATTAGGAAGTTGAAGATAGTTTAGTCAATCAGTTTAAGTAAAAGTATTAACATATTATATTTTGTGTGATATAATATGTGTATTAAGTGAAAAGGAAATAAAAATGAATTTAACAGAATTATATGCAAAAGCAGACTATCAAGATGAGATGGGAATGTTATTTCATGGGAATTGTATGAATTTATTAAAAGAAATTGATGATAATTGTGTTGATTTATGTCTAACAGACCCCCATACGGAATGAGTTTTCAATCGCATAGAAGAAAAGAAGTTTATGATAAAATCAAAAATGACAACAATTTAGATTTTCTTGATGATTATTTTGCAGAGTGTAGTAGAATTATGAAACAAAATACTGCAATTTATTGTTTTTGTAGTTGGCATAATATAGATATTTTTAAGCAAACTTTTGAAAAATATTTTAAATTAAAGAATATTATTGTGTGGGTTAAAAACAATCATGGAAGTGGTGATTTACAAGCTGGTTATGCTCCTAAATATGAATTGATTCTATATGGTAATAAAGGTAGAAGAAAATTTGAAAATGGCAGAAAAGAAGATGTTTGGTTTTATAATAAGACAAAAAATGAAAATCATCCTACGGAGAAACCCATTGACTTGTTATCGGAAGCAATTATAAATTCTTCTAAAGAAAATGAAGTTGTATTTGATGGTTTTATGGGAAGCGGTTCAACTTGTTTAGCTTGCAAAGAATTAAATAGACGTTTCATCGGTTGCGAACTTGATGATAAATATTTTGAAGTGGCTAAAAGTAGATTTTATTGAAAAATAACTATTGACAAACCAAACTATCTATGTTATAATTACCTTATCAAATGAAAGGTAGGTAACAGTTATGAGCTTAAACGACTATATCAAATCTTATACAGAATATGGAGAATATATTGATTTATCGGCAAACTCTATTCACACATATATTGAAAACGTAACTAAGTTTTTCAATACTGTCAATAAAAATGTAGAAGATATTAAGAAAGCTGATGTTAATATGTATCTTATGAAATATAAAGACGGTCATGCCTATTCTACACTTGAGATTATGGTTAGAAGTTTAAGTTCTTTTTATAATATCATTCTTGATGAATTACAGTTGATTGATATGGTTAATCCTATGGTCGGTATTAAATTACCTAAACGTAAGGAAGAACAAGAACATCATATGGTATTAGTTAAAGATGAAGTAATGGCTTTAATCCACAATGCAAAGAATATTCGTGAGAAGGCTATGTTAATGTTTATGTTCAATACTGGTGTAAGATTTTGTGAAATTAGCAATGTAACACTTGATATGTATTTGAACAGAGATAGTAATAATGCTATTGATTTAGTCATTACAAAAGGTATGAAACCGAGGACAGTATATTTAAGTGAAAATACTTGTAAGGTTATTGATAAGTATATTGCTGATATGAGAAAAGATGGTTGTGAATATTTGTTTGTTAGTAACCAAGGTACTAAAATGGATAAGCAGAGCTGTTCAAGAACATGGAAATGCTTGGCTAAAAGAGCTGGATTTGATGATGAGAAGATTGCAAAATTAAGTAACCATTGTTTTAGAGCGAGTTATGCAAGTTATTGTCTGAATGATTTAGAAGTGCCGATTTTAGCGGTAGCAAGTAGTATGGGACATAAGAAACCCGATGTAACATTAGAGCATTATTATAAGGCTGATAGTGAAAAGATCGAAGGATTTATGAAGGAGGTGTGTTAATGTTAAAGTAACAATTTCAGACGAAGTAAATTTTGTTGAGTTCAACAATAAATATGAAATAATTGACCAAGATGGATTGATTTATACAATTAAGGAAAAGGAGAACAATAATGAAAGTAATTAAAGATATTGACAGTTTTATTACAGATATGGAAATTGATAAGATTTTTCTTGACATAGACGGAGTAATTTTTCATTCTTACCAAGCTATGATTGATATTTTGAATGAACGATATGATGGCAATTTTGATGGTTCAGATGTAACAAGTTGGAATTTTCAGTGTTGCTATCGTGGAATGACAAGTGAAGAAATTGAAAGTATGTTTAACAATGGGTTATTTTTTAAGGTTGTCAAACCTATTGATGGAGCTTTAGAATTTATGGATAGATATAGGGATAAGATTATTCTTGTGACTAAAGCAAATATTGAGAATTATGCGCTTAAAAGAAAGTGGTTTGATGATAGAGGGTTTAAAGATATTCCGATGATTGCATTACCGTTGAATGTAAGTAAAGGTTTTATCAATATGGACAATATTAATGAGTATTCTTTATTTATTGATGATAGCACACAAAATTTAATTGATTGTAATGCTGACTATAAAGTACAGATGAGGGAATATTGTGATGATAAAGAGCGTGAATGGCAAAAAGGTTGGAATGGATTAGTAATGTACAAGTGGTAAAAAGGAGTTGACAAAGACTCCTTTTTGTGATATAATAGTCTTATCAAATCAAAGGAGATAAATTATGAGATTATCTAATACTAAATTAAAAGAAAAATATTGCACATTTTGGAACGATGAAAAGCATGATATTGGTGAAGTTTATTATGGAGATACACCTTTAATCCATTACGATGAAAAGGAATATGAATATTTTCATACATTGACTGGGACATTGGCTAATATTGAATCTGTAAATGCCTATGTTTATTCTCAAAATGGAATTTATGATTTATATAACACTTTAATCGGTGAAGTATATATTTCTGAAAATGGAACTGTATTACATGGCAACATTAATGTAAAATATCGTGGAAAAGTTTATACTATTATTCTACATGAAATGTATGGATTGCATGGTTTAACTATTTTACGATTGAGTAGTAAAGTTAAAGGGTTCTGCAATAGAGATGGTCAAGGTAGCCCAACAAGCAAGTATAGAACAGAAGAATTAGATAATGAAACGATATTAAAGGTATTAAATGTTGATTTGTCTGATTATGGTGAATCAATTCATAAGTTTATAAAGGCTTGTAAAGATTTATATAATAAAGATAGCACGAATTATATCATGGATAAGTGTTTTAGTGCGTAGGAGAATATATTGAAGATGACTGAGCGAGAATATGAAGCATTTAAGGAATTTATAAACAAGGTTTTATATGAACAAATGACAGAAGATGATTATTATATTGTCATGCGTAGATTAGGAGTAAATCATAGAGGTAATCGTTTTCAATCATGCTGTCATCATAGTAACCCGAATGATGGTGGGTATAATCTTGCTTTTAATCCTAATTCTAAATCATTTATGTGTTTTAGTCAATGTTCTTGTAGTTATTCTTTATTAAGTCTTGTTAAAAAGCATAAAGAATTGACTGACGGAAAATGTTCTACTTGGTCTGCAATGAAATTTATATGTGACCAAGTAAATATTCCATTCAATTTCAAGGAAGAAGTTAAACAAGTCAACACTAATATATACAAATGGCAGAACACCTTGTTGAAGTATACTAAGAACTATTCTAATGCAACAAATCAAATCTACGATAAGGCAATCTTGAATTATCTTACACCATGTTATTACGAGCCGTGGCTAAAAGAAGGTATAACAAAAGAATCACTTGACAAATTTGATATAAGGTGGTATAATAGGTTACAACAAGTGGTGATACCTGTATATGATGATGAAGGAAATTTAGTAGGTACACATGATAGGAACACTAATCCAGAGTCGATTGATTATGCAAAATACGACCATTTGAGAATGTTAGACGGTACAGAATATAAGTTTCAAATGGGGCTTGTGTTATATGGTCTGAATATGAATAAAGCCGATATTGAACGGACTAGAACTGCTATATTGTTTGAAGCTCCTAAATCAGTTATTCATATAGACGGATTTTATGATTATAATATATCAGTTGCCATGTTTGGTATGAACTTACAAAAGGCTAAATTGAAATTGTTACTAAAGTACGGTGTCAATAAGTTTATTATAGCATTAGATAGACAGTATAAAAATGTTATGATAAATGATGAATACACTAAAGAGTTCTTAAAGTATCGTGAAAAGGTTGATAGAATCATTGATATGATTAGACCGTATGCTCAAGAAATAGGAGTTGTATGGGATAATGATGAAGATAGATTCTTAGGGTATAAAGATTCACCAGTTGACCAAGGCAAAGAAGTATGGGAAAAGTTGTTTGAAAGGAGAGAAATTGTATGTTAAAAATGTTAAGAAAGTATATGTCAAACAAGAAGCTATTAAAAAATTTAAGAAGAAATGCACTAGAAAGTAATTATCAAGTTTCAAGAATTGAATCTTGTAGATGGATTCCAAAAGAGTGTTGTGTTTGGATGGTTGATAGAGAAAATGGATGTTACCATACAGAATGTTGTTATAATTATTCATTTGACAATAATAGAAGAGGTGGATTTTGTACATATTGTGGTAAATTGATTGCTGTTCCTTGTATTGAAAAAGATGGAGAGTGTCTTAGTTTTTCTAATTAAGGAGGAAATTAAATGAGAATAAATACAGTAGATTCAACAAAGAATGAAGTAAATATTACATTAAATTCATCAGAATTAGTTGCGATTTGTAACGCATTATATAGAGATAAAGAATTATTATCTCAATACAATGAAATGTATTCTGATTTTATGATGATTAGAGAATTAAGTCAATATGGTTGTGTGGATAATTGGGTGTTGACGCAAATGATTAAGCAGAGAGGTCTAAAAGAAAATGAAGAAACAAGCTATTTCTAAATATGATTATCTAAGTATTAATATGGTGAAATTCCTTGTGAACAAATTACGCCAAATGGATATGTTTCATGTGAGGGTTGTAATTGCGAGCAAGCATTAGATTTTTATAATGATTCAAACGAAAATAGATTAACTATGGAAGGGGCATTTTAATGAAAATTTATAGATTGTATTATCTAGAACAAGAATATATTCCAAGTGATTATATTGATGAAGATGGATATGATGATTATTATGATAATTATGTTAATCATGACATTACATTAGGGTATTTTGCAAATACAAAAGCAGTGAATAAATGGATTGAAGAACACGAAGACAATGACGGAAATATTATAGAATTTGTAGATAAAAAATTTGATTATGTATGTTACGATGAAGATTTGCAATGCGAAGAAATTGAGGTGATTGAATGATTGGTTATTGTATATGGTTTTATGATATTAATAACAAGTGTTATAAAACTGGTTGTTGCAATCAAGAAATTAGTGAAGATGATTATATAGGTAAATATTGTACTTGCTGTGGCAAAAAAATTTTCGTGCCTACTTTAAAGTACGCTGATAAAGATACATCGCAAGGAGGGTTAGCTTATGCAACTTAATATTGATATGGGTCAAATGATACAAGAACAAAGTCAAATATTACAAATGTGTGCAGAACATGATGGTTGTATTGATTGCCCTATGAAAACAAGCCCAATACAAACTCAGACAAGTGTTTGGACTTGTGAACATACGGAGGTGAATAATGCAAGCAAAGTACAAGAATAAGTCAAGAAATGGTCTAAAAAACAGGCATGAATATATTATAAAAATATCTAAGCCTACTGGACATTATTATGTATATGATTGTCATGTGATATTTGATGTCACTAAACAAGAAGAAATGGATTTATGGATAAATTATGGCAGTGAGGTTAGTATAAAGAATAATTGGGAGTTTGATAAACTTGAACTTGACAACGAGTAAATTATGTGGTATAATGTGTTTATGAAAAGGAGGTAAACAATGAGAGATATTAACAGAATTGAACCATTTATGAATGAATTATTAAAAATTTGGAAACTTGTTCCAGATTGGAGATTTGGGCAGTTAGTTGAAAACTTTAAGAGATTTGCAAGAGTTGAAGATTTATTCTATATTGAGGACTATAAAATGTTAGAAATTTTAAAGCAGTTTAAGGAGGAATTAAAGTAATGGAGCTATTAGATACGGTAAAACTTATGGAAAGTGATGATTACAAAGAGAGATTTAAGGCAGAATATTTTCAAACAAAGATTATATATGATAAGTTGCATAAAATGATTGTTAAATATGAATCTAATACTTTGAATTTTGAGCCGTCTTGTAGTCTTGAATTATTAAAGAAACAAGCAAGTACAATGGGACAGTATTTATATTGTCTTGAAATGAGAGCCGAAATCGAAGGGATTGAATTATAATGCCAAAATGTCGTTGTTGCGGTAAACAACTTGATAAAGATACAGCTTATAAGGTTGGTAAAGTAAGTTATTATTGTAATGAAGAATGTTATAATAAGGTCATGGCTAAAAGAAATAAAGCAAAGGCTAAATATGAACCAAGTGAATCAAGCGACAGAAAAGTTTATACTGATTACATATTGAAAATATACTTAGATAATGGATATGATAAATCAGAAATTCCTTGGCAACTTATAGGGGCGCAGACGAAAAACATCTTACAAGAACATGAAGTATGGTCTTATTTAACATTACAATATATCCTATACTATATGTATGAAGTGTTAGAACTTAATCTATTTTCAGAAGAATCAAATGGCAGTATTTTATCATTGCTTCCGTTTTATGGGATTGAAGCTGAAAAATATTTCAATCAGACAAAAGAGATTGGAAAGAGTATTGATGAGTTTGATTTTACTGATAATGAAATTGTAATTAAGAAAAGTTGTGGTGGTAAGAAAAAGAAATATATTGATATAAGGGGACTAACATGACAGTAAAAGAATTTTGCAATCAACACAAACATGACAGTAAAGGATTTTGGTTATGTCCAAGTATCTGTAAGAATATGACAATTACACCAAGACTATATGAATATGGAATTAACTATCAGAATGTAGGTAGTGTTCCTAATGAGTTGTTAGAAAAGGAAGTAAGAAAAACATTTAGAGAAGATGGTGTAATTTGTATTATTTGGGAGAATGAAGTATGACAAATTTTGAAAAGATTATAAGTGAAATAACAATAGAAAAAATTGCTCGTTCTAGGATAAAATCTGAGTATCCTTTAGATTGTGGATATAGAACAAGCAATGGTGAAAAATATTATTATTATGAAGATGCCTTAAAAGCGGAAATTGAATGGTTACAACAAGAAGTTGATAATGTTGATTAAATTGGTCAAAGAATACAATTTGGTCGATAAAATTAAATTTAGGAGATAGATTATGATATGTAATCGTACAGTGAACGATCGTTTACTTGGTTGCTATTTACAACGACCTGAACTAACACTTGATTCAAAATATCCACTTGACAAAGACGAATGGACTATATTGTTTCAAAAGATATTATATGCTACGATATATAATTTGGCATTAAACGGTTGTAAAAGCGTTAGTATCATGGATATAGATGAGTTTGTTAAACCTTTTGTAAGTGAATACAACGTGTTAGAGGATAACAATTTTGAAGATTATATAGCAACAGTTATTGAATTAACAGATGTTGATAACTTTGAATACTATTATACAGAGTTTAGAAAATTCAGTTGTCTTAATGCTTATAAAGAAAAAGGGTTTGACATTAAGAAATTCTATGATGAAGATAAGAGCGAAGAAAGTCAGCTTGAGAATTTGAACCAATATAGCATTGAGGATATTATTAACTATTATGAAGGATTACAAGTAGGAATTAAACGACAATTTAATGTTAAACGTGTAAAGGAAGAATATGTAGCTGGAACTGATTTTATGGAATCTAAAGAAAGATTCAAAGAATCACCTTTGATTGGCAATAGTTTTCAATCAGAATATCTCAATGGTATTTATAGAGGTATGTATGGTTTTATCATTCGTGGAGCAAAAAGTGGTGGTGGTAAATCTATTCTTTCTATGGGTGATTTATGTAAAGCTACAATTAAAGAATGTTATGATTTAAACAAACAATGCTATGTTAAAAATAAATCAAGAAAGGGTGCTGGATTATTTATAAATACAGAACTTGATTTAAGAGATGAACTTGACCCTATGATTATTGCATGGATAAGTGGTGTTCCAAGAAATCATATTATTGATGGTAGTTATGAAGAGGGGGAAGAAGAAAGAGTTGATAAAGCAAATGAAATTCTCCTTGATAGTGAGTTATACATTTGTGACGACCCAGAATTTACGACAAAAAGTTTAACTGAAACAATTAAAGACTATGCTTTAAATAAGAATGTTAAAACAATATGTTATGATTACATTAGTAATAATGGGTTCGTAAGTAAAGAAATATCAAGCGAAACAAAAGTGCCACAAAGAGAAGATATGGTATTGCTTGCATTAACAGATAGACTTAAACAAGTACAACGTGAATGCGGAGTTAGTTTAATTTCTGCCGTTCAAACAAATGGGCAAGAAGATAATATGGAATACCCAACAGAATCTTGTTTAGCTGGTGGTAAATCCCAAGTGCGTAAAACAGATGGAACAATGATTATGTTGCCACCAACAAAGAAAGAACTGTCACAACTTGAATCTGCTATTGCCAAGTGGAATTGTAAGAATAATAAACAATCATTTGGTAATACAATTTATCCAAACAATGTCATACATATTATTAAAGGTCGTGGTAGTAAATATCCAAAGAATATTAAAGTATTTCAGTATATTGATTTATCAACAAGTAGAACTTTAGATATGTTTTGCACTGATAAGCAAAACAATCCTATCAATGTAGATAAGTTAAAGATTGAATATGATGACTGATGTATTAGCAAATGTTAATTTCTAAATTTATTAAAAATCCAGTTGACAAGACTGGATTTTTATGTTATAATTGGTTTATCAAATAAAGGAGGAATGAATTATGAGAGAAATGTCAAAAGTGATTGTGTATTATGATGGGACTTGGGAGATTGAAGATTTAGATTGTAATTATGCTACTCAACATTTATATTGTACTATTAAAGGGAAATCCGGTGAATGTTATCATTGTCTTAAGGGAAGAGAAGAATATTATAAGAAAAGATTAGTGAAAAGTATTATTAGAAAGCAAGAAGAAAAAGTTAAAAAAGAACAAGAAAGATTAAATAATTTGAAAGAAATGTTGACAAACATTGATTGATATGATATAATACATATATCAGTTGGAGGTAGAATATGGACAATAAAATTTTACAAGAAAAAGAACATTCCTGCAAAGGTGCTGAATGGGTTTTAGAATATAATAATTTTCTTGATAAAGTAAACAAAAGAAAGTCAGAACTTACAAAATTACAATCTGAATATGATTTGCAAAGAGAGGATATTTTGCACTATATTGAAATGAAGAAATGTGACGCAATTATTAGTGCAAAATTAATGAAAAAATTAAAAGAAATCAGTGAGCGAAGGAGGCTTGTTAAGGAAGAATTACAATCTTTGAAGTCGATTTCTGATTTGTCAAAAAAATCTAAATATAAGAATAATGAAACATATGTATTTAAAACAAGTGTAATTATTGATTTGTTAGAAGAAAAGGAGGAATAGAAATGGAATTTAATTGGGAAGATTTTAAGAATAGTAATGGTAAAATTGCAGTGCATTGCAAAACAGAAGAAGAAGCAGAAGAATTTATAAAAGAGTGTTTCAAACATGGGATTAAATGGTGCTATAGTGATGAGAACACTACTCATTGGGAGGAAGTAAACAAAAGAAATTATTATGTTTATAGTGGGAGGCACTTATATTACGGAAATGGGGTTAGTAATCTAAATGAAATAACAGTTGTAGAATATAAGGAGGACAACAAAATGGAATTAAAAGAAGGTATGATTGTTGAGTGTAGAAATGGAAGTAGATATTTATTAAGAAAGGTTAGAGGTAACTTGCTCCTTAGTGCAAATGAAGGCTGGGATGAGTGTACTTATGATAATAATTTTGTTGACATTGGGGAAGATTCTAAAGAATTTAATGGTGATTATGACATTATGAAAATTTATGAATCCAATGCTCACGTATTAGTAAATTTATTTGATGATGATTTCCTTGAATGTATTTGGGAACGTAAAGAGCCTAAGAAGATGACATTAGCACAAATTAGTGAAGCACTTGGATATGAAGTGGAGGTAATTGATAATGAGTAATTATAAGTTTAAGGTTGGAGATAGAGTTAGAATCTTAAAGATAGATGAATGGTCTTCTGAGAACATGGTAGGTAGAATTGGAATAATTGTAGACCGTGATGATTATGAAGGTATAAACGGTTATCTTGTTGATTCAGGAGACAAATATATCGGTAGTTTTTGGTATATGGAAAATTCATTAGAACTTACTGAGCCAAAAGATGATTATAATGAAAAACTGACAAGTAAAGACGATGTGTTAAATATTCTTTATGAAACAAAAGAAAGCGGAGTTTTTAATCATGGAACAATTAATGACCTTATTAGACGAGTAAGTGAATTGCCATGCAAATAAATGAATTATATGGCAATGAGCCTATAACAGTAGAGTCGTATTTAGAAAAATGTGGGGTTAAAGATACGAAAGAATATCTTAATCCCACTGGCAAATATCTTGATGAATGGTGGAAATATGAAGATATTCCATATGCTTGTCAAGAAATTGAATATTGGTCTAAGTTAGATAGTACAGTGTTTATTATTCAAGATGGAGATGGAGATGGTATATGTTCTACTGTAATTTTATATCAATATCTTATGAAATTAAGTGACAAGTGGACTATTAAGATTCTTATTCATAGCGGTAAACAACGTGGACTTGATGATGAAGATATTATGAGCAGAATTAGGCAAGAAAGACCCGACCTTGTGATTATTCCTGATGCTGGAACAAATAATTGTGAACAAGCAGACGAATTGTGTGGACTTGGAATTGGTCTTATTGTTTTAGACCATCATGATATAGTTACACCTATTGATAAAGGGTATCTTATAAATAATCAAAACCCTAGATATAATGTGTCAAGAAATGGTAGTGGTGCTTTAGTCACACATAAATTCTTACAAGGATTAGACAACCAATTTAGTTTAGATTGGTCGGGGTATTTTATAGACTTAGTAGCATTGAGCCTTGTATCTGATAGTATGATTATGTCAGAAATGGAGAATAGAGAATATTATCATTTTGGGCTTGAAACAAGAGATTGTGTAAATAATGAATTTCTTGGTGCTATGATTGATAGGTTTATTGGTAGTGATTATACTCAACGTGATATTGCTTTTAAGATAGTACCAAAACTTAATGCTGTTGTTCGTAGTGATTCCATGGAAAACAAACAGAATTTAATTTTAGCATTTATTGGACAATATGATATAGACGAAGTATTAGATATGGTAGAAAAAGCACATCAAAATCAGATTAAGATTGTAAACGATGTGATTCAGAGCAATATGGATACAATATTGTCTTGTGGACAGAACAATTTGATTGTATTTGCAAGCGATGATGTACCACGTTCTTATAGTGGATTGTTGGCTGGCAAGATTAAGACATTGTGTGATAACAAGCCTACAATAGTTGGTTCTATTAAAGGCGATACAATGATTGGTTCATTAAGAAGTTCTATTCCATTAAGAAAAGAGTTGGACAATAATGAGTTAGTTGATTGGGCTAGTGGTCACGAAGACAGTGCAGGAATACAGATTCAAGTTGATAATATTCAAGCACTTGTAGACTACTATAATACCCTTGATCTTTCATATACGCCCAATATAGACGTTTTAAAGTCTTATTCAATAAAATCTATACCTACAAGATTATTTGGGCTATTTGAGCCTTATAGTGCGTTGTGGGGGCATGGGGTTAGTAAACCTAAGTTCCATGTCAAGAACATTACATTTATGCCCTCAGATTGGTCTATTATGGGTAAGAATAAACGGACATTAAAGTTGCACAAAGAGGGTATTGATATTATGATATTCAACTGCTTAAAGAAGAATAAGGAAGATTTACAGTTAGGATATTATGATAATGATATTTTTGTAAATGAGCCAAGCAATAACAAACTACAAATGGATTGTGTAGGTGAGTTAAGCATAAATGAATGGAACGGTCAAAAAAAATTACAGATTGTGGTTGACAAAATGGAGATAAAGTGTTATAATAGACCTTGTAAAGATGATTTGTTTTAGAAAGGAGTAGACATGGAAGTAGAATTTAATACAAAAACAGCAAAGATTAAAAGTGGCACACTTGTAAAATACAATAATAAAGGATTAGTACCATGTTATTATGGAATTTATTTAACTGATATAGATGGAGAAAATCCAATTATATATGATTTAGAAGAAGACCAATATTATAAAGATGTTGATTCATATGATATTGAGCCTGTTATTGGTGATGTTAAATTGGTTGTAGAATAGGAGTGAGATTATGGGTTGTGCTACAATTTTAAGATTAAAAGGACACATTACAGTAGAACAGATTGTTAGTTATATTGATGAGCATTATAAATTAATCAGCGATGGAACTCACGAAGAAAATTATGGTTCTGTAAATCAGTTGTTAAGTGACATTAAAGAAAAATATGACGATAGTAATGAATGGAAAATAACAAGTGGCTTTATTACATTTAATGATGGTAATGAAAACAGAGCTATGTTTTATGAATATCAAAATATCAACCTTTATGAAAATTTGAATTATTATCGTCAATATAATCTTGAAAATATGGTAAAATCAGAACTCACATTTTTAAGATTAGATCATCATGGTAATTCAGTTGAAATTATGAAATGGATTGCTAAAGAATTTGGTGGTTGGCTTGATGAAGATGATTGTGATGATATTCCTCCATATTGGATTGATAAAGTAGATAAGACAAGATATTGTTGGTCTTTTGATGGCGAATATTATCATGGTGATTATAATACAGAACAAGAAGCTATTGAAGATGCCAAAGAATGTGTTGGGGACATTTGTAAAGAAGTTTATATAGGAACTTGTGAAGAACCAGTATTGTCATGGAATAGTAATGAAGAAAAAATTATTGAATCTATGTATGATAATTTATATGAAGAATGTGGAGAAGTAAGCGAAAGTTTTAAAATTACAAGAGAACAAGAATTAGAACTTGCTAATTGGATTGACAAGTGTGTAAAACAATGGATTAAGGATATGAAGATTAAATCTAATTTTTGGACTATTGTAAATGAACATTTAGTAAAGTTGAGGTGATGATATGCAATTTGAATATTATGTATTGAATTATAATCCAAACACAAAGAAGATTGAGCCATTCAATATTTTTAGGAATTGTTATGTTCAAGAGTGTACTGAAAAGGCTATTGAGAAATATTTACGTTCTCCTAAGAACTATAAGTATGAAAGATATGGCGAAGATACTTTATACGGATTTGAAGGGTTATGTAAAGAGATTGAAAAAATAATTCAATGGCAAGAATGGAGTAGATGTGAATATGAAATTGCTGTAGGGGACGCTTTTGAAAAAGATTGTAACAAATTAGAAAAATGGGATTGTTATATGCAAGCAAAGTTCAATATTCCTATGATTGCAAGAGAATGTATCTATCAATATAAAGAACAAAGAAAGGAACAAAAATGTTAAAGATTGTAGGCGTTACAGATTTAGATGGCGTTGTTAAAGAAGAAACAATAAAATATATTGAAACTACTCATTCATTGTATGGTGAGTTTTATCCTAAAGATTTATTCGTAGGTATGCCATTCTGTTTTGTATATGATGATTATAGTGGACAAATGTTGCGAAGTTCAACTATTTGTCATTGGGATTATGTTGAAAAAGATAAATTATATATTATTGAAACAATGAATAGTATTTATTATATCAAGGAGGTAGAAGAATGATAGTATTGAATGATAAGTACAATCACATGATGCAAACGGGGTCTAAGCCAAAGACTTATAAGATTACTTGTGAACATTGTGACTCTGAACTTGAAGTAGAAGATGATGATATTCAAGTTGGAGCATATGGAATGGGATATGTAGTGTGTCCTTGTTGTGGTGAAGAAACATATGCTGATGAATTAGCTGATTATTTTCCGCTGACTAAGGACAATGTAGAATTTCCAACACATTATTGTTCATTTAATGATGGAGTACATATTGATGATGACACAATTAATAAATGGGTAAAAGAATGTATTGAAAACTTTGACACTAATGATGAAAACGATTGGTGTAGATTTACTGGAAGTGGAGACACTATGGTGTTTGTGTTCAAACTTGATGAAGATGAAGAATATGATGTTTATGTATGTAAAAATTATTATGAAACATTTGTTCCATTTAATGAAAAATAATGGTTGACTTTTAATAGAATATATGGTATAATACATATATAGTTAAGAAAGGAGATAAAAACAATGAAAAAGCAAGGAAGAAGCGTTTTAGTGTGTAGAAAAGAACTTGACAATGGGATTGTAGAGATGTTTGAAGTTGTGATTAAGAGTTCTGACAAGGACACAGCTAAGAAGAATTATGAAAGTCAAGGCTATCATGTTTCTGTAAAAAAGTAGTTGACAAATGATAATATATGTGGTATAATACACATATAAAGCAAAAGGCTGTTAGGTCGCTCCTAACTAGATGGTCACTTTGAGGTATAGCCCATCGAAAATAAAAACATGGTAGTGAAAGCTACAAACCTCACATGCGCCCATAGCTTAATGGAAAAGCCGAGTTCTTATAAAGCGAAGACCCTAACAAGGCACAGTCTGGGTTCGAATCCCAGTGGGCGTACTAGCACCAACCAAAGTACAAGGAAGGTGCGAAACATATAGGTATTTGGTCTAATAAAGACGCTCGCTATAAGAGAAATGTAGGTTAGAGCCCTACAATGCACCATGGCTATATGTTATGACTTGGCAGTTGGAGGTAGCTTGTATCGTTAAACAAGCAATAGCTTAATTTGGTAGAACTGTTCCATGTGAGTTGATGCACAACCCCGTTTAGGTGAGGTCGATTAAACCGAAATAATAATTAAAGTTTCATGTATGGTGTAATATGAGGAGATGCCAAGTAAGGCAGAGCACACAATTCCTAGGAGAGGTATAGGTTCGAGCCCTATTGCATGAATTAAGTCAAACTTTTCGTAGCTTTTAATTGACTAAAACTTTAACAAGCGAAGTTATGATGCAAAACTTAAATCTTTAAAAGTTTAGTGAGTGAACAATCGTAGGAGTGGGCTGATTGTAGTGAAGTTTGTGGTAGGGAGTATGACTTCAATATAAAATTATATTAAAGGAGGATTAAAAAATGACATTTGAAGAATTGATGAAGTTAAAAGTAGGAGACAGAATTGTTGCAACAGAAAAGACTTGGTTTGATACCAAAGCAGGAGACAAAGGTACAGTTGTTGGCTTTAGTGGAGGGGATGTTGTGATTAACTGGGATAATAATGTAAATGGTTGTGGTGATAGTAGTTATAACATTAAAAGTGGTCATGGAGAATATATTGGAGGAACTAAATGTCGTATGATTGAATTATTAAATCCATCCCATGGTCACAAATTGATTATTGCTTGTGAAGACGGAAAACATACTAATGCAAAATATTATATTGATAACAAATTAGTTTCTAAATCAAGCACATCACGCTATGAAAAATATGATGATTTTAATTTCAAGACTGCTGTTGATAATTGTATTGATAGAATGGATTTTACTGATAAGACTGCAACAAAAGGCAGAGGTCTAATTGGAAGAACAATTAAGGAAGGTCAAAGAGTTCGTATTATCAATGTTGAACCACATAGAAAAGATAAATATGTTTGTTTAGACGAATATGTTGGCAAAGAAGGAATTGTTAATTATGATTGTACTATGAAAGAAAAAGGATTTTTCTTCTCAGTTACATTTGACAAGAAATATATGAACGCTATTGATAAAGAAAATGGACAGTTGTGCTGGAGATGGGATGAAATTGAATTGATTGATTAAGGAGATTATATGGATTATAGCAAAGTAATTGATTTAGATAGTATTACATTAGAAGATTGTGAGAGATTTTATGCGAATGGTAAGAGATTGATTGTGAATGATGGTAGAATTGTTGATATTGTGGAGGAAGATTGATGAGTGAAATTTGTTTAGAAGATTTCAAAAATATAATTAGTGATGTTAAAGTATATGGTATTGATGAATCAATCAAAGCAAGTAAATATCCTATGGCTGTTGATACTAATAAATGCACATATGAAATCACTGATAGAACAAGGCAACTTGGAAATGTTGAAACTGGAACTGGACACGATAATTTTCTAAAGGGTATTGTAGTTCAATTTGATTGGAAGTTTACACCTAAGTTATCAGTAGAAGTAGAACGCTATCATTTTATTGATTTTGTATCAAGTCAATCTACAATGCACAAGATTACAAAGTTTAACTTAGATAAAGCATACATTAGATATACAGATCAAAGATGTATTGACGTTATTAAAGAAAAAGTTGAAGATTATAATGCCTTACAAGAAAAGATTAAAGTGGCAAAAGATGGAGATAAGTTTCCGTTACAAGAAATTGCTAAAGTAAAATATTTAGAAATTCTTTATAGTAATCCATGTGGTATGTATTTAACTGCAAGAATGACTACAAATTATCAGCAGTTAAAGACGATTTATCAACAAAGAAGATTCCATAGGCTTCCAGAGTGGCAAGACTTTTGTGGCTGGATTGAGACTTTACCACATTTTAAAGAATTATGCTTGACACCAACTAAATAATATGATATAATATACATGATTGAGAGATTTATCGGGATTCTAATGTTTTTGTTCATTTTTTACCTCCGTTTGTAGGAGTCCTAGATATTGGGACTCCGATAAATCTCTCAATCTAATAAATATAAAGGAGGACTATATGGAAAATTTTGCATTAGAAATTGTAGAAACAATCAATGAACATTATTATCGTGATGGAACAGATGGGAAAGAATTGATTAAGGATATGTTATTTTATCTGTATCACACGACAAATGATGATAAAATGAAACAAGTAATTCTTGATTGGTTTAATAAAGAACAATATTGTATTGAGTGTGGCGCAAAACTACAACCTTATAATTATTGCGAGACTCATACTGAATTGGAGTATAATAATAAAGAATGGTTTACAGCTTGGTTATGTCCAGTATGTGACAGAGGGGAGTTTGAATATTATGGCTATGCAGAGTAAACAATCAAAGAAACCAACAAAGAAACAAGCAATGACAAACATTGTTAATCACTATGAAAACAGTTTGAAAGAGAACTTTATCAAGAATATGGTTATTGGTTTTGAAACTGCTAGTCAATTATATCTTGACAAAATTAACAATGGTTGCACAATGGAAGAATTAAAAGAGTTTATTAAAAACAACTTAAAGAACAAAGATGTAATTGAAAAAGTTGCAAATGGTAAGACAGTGAATGACTAAGGGTGAGATGACTTAGATTAAATTATACATTTATTTTATTATCTCTTTGGAGTGATATCATAGATAAGTACATAGGAGTAATTTGAACTAAATGAGTGAAATAAATTATAACATGCCAACTAACGGAAGATTTGTAGATATAAGTGGACGAAAATTTGATAGATTGTTTGTTGAATCTTTTGCTTATTCTAAAGATGGTAGGTCATATTGGAATTGTTTATGTGATTGTGGCAATAGATGTATTGTTCAAGGTCATATGCTTGGGAAGTCTAAAAAATCTTGTGGATGTTTAAAGAAAGAATGTGAAAAAACCAATGGTCTAAAGATTAGAAAATATAACACATATGACTTAACTGGTGAATATGGAATTGGTTGGACTTCAAACACTAATGAAGAGTTTTATTTTGATTTAGAGGACTATGATAAAATTAAGGAATATTGTTGGAGTAAAAACAATTCTGGTTATATTTTTTATGGTGGGAATGTAGATAAACCTCATTGTTTTTTACATAGAATTGTAATGAACGATATTCCTCATAAAGAGACAGATAAGATAGACCATATAAATCACAATACAAAAGATAATCGAAAAAATAATTTAAGATGGTGCTCTGACCATGAAAACTGCTTAAACAGAAGAACAAAGTCTACAAATACAAGCGGTCAAACAAATGTCTATTTTCTTCATAATAAATGGTATGTTAAAATCATTACAAAGAAACATAAATTTTACCAAGTTTGTAACTCTTATGAAGAGGCTTGCGAGTTAGCAAAAGCCAAAAGAAAAGAACTTTTTAAAGAATATAATTATGTAGAAGAAGAAAGGAATAATTAAATTATGAGCGAAATTAAGCAATCAATTAATAAAACACAGGTCGTAGGCACTCTTTTGGAGCTAAATATGGAGGTTACGACAAAAGAAGTTACATTAAAGGGTAATAATGGGATTGAGAAAAAAGTAGAGTGTAAGCAAATTGGAAAGAAAGATTTTAAAAATTCAATGTTTTTAATTGATGTAAAAGGAATGAATATTGGCGTAGACTTTTATCCTGTTTCTGAAAAGAAGTTAGATGAAAATGGCAATATTGTATCAAATTCAAAATTTACAGCAATGGAAACTGTTATGGATAAATATATTCCTAAGATTAAGGATGCTGAAAATGCAACAAGAGTTAAAGTAGATGGTTGTCTTGTAAATCAAGAATATGTGTCTAAAGATACATATGAATTTAAGTGTTTTCCTCAAGTGCAAGGATTCCAAATCACTTCTACAAATGTACCGGAGGAAGATATTGCAGACTGTGAAATCAGTGGTATTATTCGTAGTATTATCCCTGAAACAAAGGGTGAGGACGCAGAAGAAACAGGTAGGCTAAAGGTTGAGCTTTATACATTTAATCGCAACGCTGAAACTACACCTTTTACATTTATTGTAGAGTCTGACCTTGCAGATGATTTCAATTCATTCTATGAAGCTGGTCAGTCTGTAAAGCTATATTATGAGATTATCACTAAACAAGTAGGAGTTAAGAAGCCTACAACTGGCGGTTTTGGTCGTAGAGAATCACACATGGTAAGTGGATTTAGTGTTACTGAATATAGTGTATTTCGTGGTGATGAGGCGTTTGATGAGGAAAATGAATACTATATCAATCCTGAAGATATGAAGCAAGCACTGAATGAACGTGATATTAAGATTAATAATATGGTGAAGACCGCTAAAGAGAACAAGGATAAGCCTAAGAATTCTCCAAAGGGAGCAAGTTCTAGTGGTACAAAGGCTAATCCATTTGGTTCAGTAAGCACAAAGAAGTCTCCGTTCTAAGATAAGATATAGGGCAGATGTAATGTCTGCCCTTTTAGAGAATTGATTATTGTTAGTGAATATAGAAAGGTAAATAGAAGATGGCAAATTTAAACTTATTAGGTTTGGAAGAGAGTGGAGTATCTTATGGAATTGAAGGCTTGAAGATACTTATTTATGGTGGAAATACCCTTGGGAAAACACCTCAAGCTATGAGATTTCCAAAGCCATTATTATTAATGGGAGAAGCTGGTGGTACTGCTATTAAGGGATATAAAATTCCTATTAAGCAAAAGAAAGATTTTGTAGACGTAGTTAAACAATTAACAGATGAAAAAACCCTCGATCAAATGAAAGAAAAATTTCAAACTATTGTAATTGATACTGCAACAGACATTATTGAAATCTATGCTACTGCAACTGCAAGAGAATATGGTGTTAGAGATGTAAGTGAAATGAATAGTCAATCAGGTATGCCTAATGGGTATGCTTTATATAGAACAGCATTTAAAGCGGATGTAAATAAGCTATGTTCTTGTGGCTATACGGTCATCTTTATCATGCACGAAGAGTTGGTTGAAATTAAAGAACAACAAGTAGTAAATGGCAAGATTAAAGCTGTTGGAAATGGTATATTTAAGATTGTTCCAAAAGGATCTAATTCTGTAAAAGATTCAGCTAGGTTTTTAAAGGATATGTGTGATTTCAGATTTTATATTAAGGGCAATGGAGTTGATGAAACAACTGGAAAAACAATTATGTCTACTGCATACGCACATGAAACTGCCGAATATTATGCTGGTTCTAGGTTTGATATTCAGCCCGTTATTAATCCATTTACGGCAGAGAATTTAATCGAAGCTATGAAAGAAGCACAAAAGAGGTCTGCTGAAAATTATGGTGCTGATTTAGTATCATTTACAATGGATTCCAATGGATATACCAAGCAAGATTACTTAGATTGTATTGAGCCTTATGTAACTGCATTGTTTGAATTATATCCAGAAGAAGTAGAGGATATTATTTATAAACAACTTGGAGAGGGTGTAAGAATTTCAGAAGCAAAAGACAGTCAATTGGTTGAGTTGGAAACAATTTATAATAACCTAGTTGCTTTTGCAAGAGAGAGAAATGTAGAAGTATAACAAACTGAAAAGGAGTGAATATATTCACTCCTTTTATTGAAAGGAGAGTAATATGAAGTCAATTTTAGAAGAAATGGAAGAAATTGGAGCAGATGGTGTAGACTTTATATCAATAGACAGTGAAGTACATATTTTATCAAATGGTCATAAAATTGTTGATGTTTTATTTGATGGAACAATATATAAAAGTTATACTATTGATGACATTAGAAAAGGAGTTGCTTGTCCTAAATCATGTAGAATATATTGGAAAGGAAATTCATTATTTAAACAATATATAGCAGAAACGGATGATTGTTTAATGAAATTTGATGAAGCCTTAGACAAACTGTTAAAAGGTTCTAAATTAACAAGACAAGGTTGGAATGGAAAGAATCAATTCATTTATTACGTTCCACAAGGCTCATATAAGCCATGTACTAAAATAGCTGAACAATTAGTCAATGAACAAGATTTGGTTGAATATGAGCCTTATATCGCACTTAAAACAGTGCAAGGTAAAGTTGTTCCTTGGACTCCTAGCATTAGTGATGTATTAGCAGAAGATTGGATGGTGATGTAACATGGACACAATGGAATTTTTAGATTTATGTTATCAAGAAATTAAAGATGCAGATTGTTTTCATGACAATGATGAAACAAACGATGACTTAAAAGTAATTATTGTATGGGCTAATCATACAATTCAAAATAACAAAGCTATGCTTATTGTAAAAAATACCAAGTATAATTTTATTTATCCTCAATTTATTGAAGCAACATATAATGGTGATGCTAAAGAATTGTATCTTGATTTCTATGAGAAACAATTTAAACATATTATTAAGGTTGGTGATTAAATGAATTTATTAGAACATTATATTAAAAAGGTAATTTCAGTTGTAGATGTTACTAAAAAATGGGAAAAATATATACAAGAAAAAGACCCAAATTTTATTGAAACTAATCCAATGTTAGAAGTAAAAATGTTAGTAAATTGTTATGGTAATATAGAAGAAACTATAAAAAGGTTACATAAGTCAGAATGGGATAAAATTCAAAAACAAGGATATTATATGGCATAGAAAGGAGATAATTATGAGTAAATATGTAAGAGAAAATGTATGTATGGCATGGCAATTTAAGTATGACAACACCGATGAAAAGCATCCGCTGACAAGTCGATCATCAGAAAATTATTTAACAATTCCAGATTGGATTTTAGGTGCAGCAACTAACGATATTATTAGATATAATAATAAATTTGGAACACTTACTTGTAACGAAGAAAAAGTAAATATTGGTGATTATATTGTAATGTATCAAGACGAACATAAAGGAATATATGAAAATGAATATAGAGTATATACTAAAGACGATTTCGAAAAATTGTTTAAAAAGATTGAAGGTTAAGGAGGATTAAAACATGGCAAAATGTTGACTATGATGATTATTTTGAAATTGAAGAGATTTAATTGCAAAAGGGGCTTGACAAAAGCTCCTTTTTATGTTATAATTAACATAAATTGATGAATTATGTTAGTTGTGACATAATTTTAATATGAAAGGAGATATAAAAAATGAATGAAAATGGATTAAATGTATTAAGTCTTTTTGACGGAATTGGGGGGGGTAGATGTGCTTTAGATAGAGCTGGGATTAAAGTCAATGGTTATCATGCCAGTGAAATTTGTGATTATGCAATTAAAATAGCACAGAAAAATTGGAATGATATAACAGAAATTGGAGATGTGAGAGATGTTGATGGAACACAATATAATGGTTATTTAGATTTGCTAATTGGTGGTAGTCCTTGTCAAAATTTTTCGTTTGCCGGAAGAATGAATGGAGCAAGTACAAAAGACAATATAGAGATTACATCACTTGAACAATATTTAGATTTGAAAGAAAAAGGATTTGAATTTGATGGATATTCTTATTTATTTTGGGAATATGTAAGATTATTAAAAGAAAGCAAACCAAAATATTTTTTGTTAGAAAATGTAAAGATGTGCAAAAAATGGCAAGATGTTATTACTAAAGCATTAGGTGTAGAACCTATTATGATTGATAGTAAATTACTTTCTGCACAAAGTAGAAAAAGACTATACTGGACAAACATTCCAAATGTAACACAACCAATGAACAAAGATTTAACTTTAAAAGATATTGTTCAACCAACAGAAGAAAAAGAACAATATAATATAACAGATAGATTAAATAATAAAAAAGAAGGAACTCTTGCATATGAAAAAGCACACAAAGCAATTAGAACTTTAGACCAAAAAATGAGATGTTTAATGACAGGACAAAATATTTCAAATAGTGGAGCAACTAATATTCAATATGAAAATGGTGAATATTATAAACCAACACCAATCGAATGTGAAAGAGCACAAACTTTACAAGATAATTATACAGAAGGGTTGTCTGATACACAAAGATATAAATGTATTGGGAATGGTTGGACTATTGATGTTATTGCACATATTTTTAATGGATTAAAATAGAGTTAAAAGACCACTTGACAAAAGTGGTCTTTTGTGGTATAATTGAATAAATATAGAAAGGAGTTAAAGGATGAGTTATGAAATTAGTACCAAATTTACTTGATGATACATATATTAAACCAATAGATGATTCAAAAATGTTTTATATAACAAATGATGGCAATGTTTGGTCAACAAATACAAATAAATGGCTTACAAAACATATAAATAAATATGGATATGAACAAATAACTTTAAGATATGGGAATAATGATATGAGAACATATCGTATAAATAGATTAGTAGCTTTAGCGTTTGTTGAGAATCCAAATAATTATCCAATTGTATGTCATAAAGATGAAAATAAATTAAATAATAATTATTATAATTTAGAATGGGGCACACAAAAATATAATAATAATTATGGAAATCATAATAAAAATTTATCAATTTCAAAAAAGAAAAAAATATGGATGTGTGATAAAATAACACATAAAAAAATTAAATTATTCAACTCTTCAAAAGAAGCAATTGAATACTTAAATTCAATTAAAATTTGTAAAAATAATAAAATATGTTCATCTAATATAAATGGTGTAATTAGTGGAAAACAAAAATCAGCATATGGTTATTGGTGGGAAAGGGAAGGTAGTAATGAATAATTGTAAAAATTTATCATTTTGTAATTATCACAAACATACGAGTTTATCACATAGATATAATAAAGATTCTCCACTTGTGCCTATGGATTATTTTAAAGAATATAAGAAATCAGCAGACCAAGGTATACCAACAATTTATTCAACAGTTGAACACGGATGGCAAGGCAATTATTTTAAGATTTATGATGACCTTGAAAAATTTAATAAAAAGAATCTTGAATCAAATCCTAATTATAAACCAATCAAGTTCGTATTTGGTACAGAAGCATATTGGGTAAAAGACAGAAATTCTTCTGATTCAAGTAATTGCCACATTATTTTATTAGCAAAGAATGAAAATGGTCGTAAGAAAATAAATAGAGCAATCTATGAATCATTCAAAACTGGGTATTATTATAAGAATAGAATGGATTTAGATATTCTTTTATCATTGCCAAAAGATGATGTATTCGTTACATCAGCTTGCATTGCCTTTTGGAATAAATACACAATAGATGATAGAGATTTGCCATTTGGTGATAATGCTAATGTAGTTGACTATTCAAAAATTGATGAAATTGTTCTTAAATTATTTAATCATTTTACAGACTTTTATCTTGAAGTACAACCCCATAATACACAAGCACAAAAAGAAATAAATGCTCATATTATGGAATTGCATTATAAATATAACATTCCAATTATAGCTGGAACTGACAGCCATGTTATTACTGAATCACAAATGGCAGATAGAGATGACTTGTTAAAATCTAATAAGATTAGTTATGAAGATGAACAAGGTTGGTATATGGATTTACCAAGTTATGAAACATTCTTCAATAGATTTCAAGAACAAGGAATTTTGAGTGATGAAGAAATTACAGAAGCAATAGAGAATACTAATATTATTCTTACATTTGATGAAATTATATTGGATAGGTCATTAAAAGTTCCTGTGGCTAAAAAATATCGTGATTTAACACAAGAACAAAGAAATGAAGTATTTGAGAATATCCTTAGATATGAATGGGAAAGGCAATCTAATGATATTAACAAAGATAAGTATGATGAATATATTAAAGAAATTAAACATGATATAGCCGAAATTGAAGGATGTAACATGGCTGATTATTTCATTGATACTTATGAAATAATGAAACGTGGAATTGACGAATATGGTGGTATATTGACTCCTAGTGGTAGAGGTAGCGGAGTATCTTGTTATTTGAATAAATTATTTAGATTTACAAAAGTAGATAAAGTTAATTCACCAGTGCTTATGTATTCTGAAAGATTTTTAACAAAAGAAAGAGTATTGGATTCTCACACACCGCCAGACATTGACCATAATGTATCATCAAGAGAACCATTTATACAAGCGCAAAAAGATATAATTGGGGAAGAAGGAACATTTGATCTATTGGCTTTAGGCACATTGCATTATAAATCTGCATTTAAAATGTATTCAAGAGCATATAACCTTGACCCACAATTAGCCAATACTGTAACAAAGCAAATTAGTAAATATGAAAATGCTTTAAAACACGCAGATGATGATGAAAAAGAATTTATTGATATTTATGATTATGTTGATAAAGAAAAATACGGATATTTAATTGATGGTTGTCAACAATACATGGGAATTGTAGATAATTTGAAAGCACATCCTTGCGGCACAATTTGTGCAGACTTTGATGTTGTAGAAGAAGTCGGTGTAATTATGGTAAAATCTGAATCACAAGGAGATAAAGCTAAAGAAACTTTCGTTGCGGTTATTGAAAGTGGCACTATTGATGCTTTCGGCATGTTGAAGCAGGACTACCTCATTGTAGATTCTATTGGATTGACATATGATATTTATAAGGAGATAGGAATTGAACCATTATCTGTAAACGAATTGCTTGCTAAGATTGATAATGATAGTAAGACTTGGGATATTTATGCTAATGGTTATACAATGTGTGTGAATCAATGTGAGCAACAAAAATCTACTGAAAAAGTTATGAGATTTAAACCAAAGAACATTTCAGAGTTGACACAATTTGTAGCTGGTATTAGACCATCATTTCAATCAATGTATAAAACATTTGAACAACGCAAACATTTTGATTATGGAATAAAGGCTTTTGATGACCTTATTCAAGACCAATATTGTTCAAGCTCATTTATTTTATATCAAGAGCATTTAATGAAAGTATTAGGATTTGCAGGATTTCCTATGAGTGAAACATATACAATCATTAAAGCTATTAGCAAAAAGAAACATTATGTGATTACACAAGCAAAAGAAAAGTTTATTCCTAATTTTGCACAAGCTATACTTAATACAAAAGAAACAACCGACAAAGATAATGCTATGAAAATGGCTGGAAAAGTATGGCAAGTAATTGAAGATAGTGCTTCTTATGGTTTCAATTCTGCTCATGCTTATTGTATGGCTATTGATAGTGTTACACTTGCTTGGCAAAAAGCTTATTATCCATTAGAATTTTATAAAGTAACATTACAAAGATACACTAATAAAGGTGATAAGGATAAAGTTACAGCATTAAAGAAAGAAATGCTTAAACGTGGCATCAAATTAAAACCCATTGCTTTTGGTGATGATAATAGACAATTTTCTATTGACAGAGAAAATAATTGTATCAATCAAACTATGGCAAGTATAAAGAATATGCAAAAGGTAGCACCACAAATCTTATACAATATGAGTCAACATAAAAATGAATATGATGGGTTGTTCTTTATTTTTAAAGATTTATTACAAAGTGATTTGAATAAAAAGAGTATTGATATTTTATTTAAGTTAGATTATTTTGCAGAATATGGGGATGTGAATTATGTAATAAATCAATGGAATATTTATAATGATGTTGATTCTATTATGAAAAGATTAAGAGAATGTAAACAATTAAAGAAAGATGAATGTATAAACTTTGGATTAAATATACATGAAATTAAACAATTTTGTGGTAAAGAAACAGAAAAAATGTTCAAAGAAATTGATAATGCTTCTTTAATGGAATATATTCTAAATAATTATCAAGGAATTGTTGATTTTGTTTCTACAAAGTATATGTATAAACCCATTACATTACTTGAAACAATGGCTTATCAATTAGGGCTTAGTGGTTATACAGAATTGATTGATAAATCAACAGATGATAATATTTACATTGTATCAGAAGTAGAGTTAAATCAATATAATACTCCATTTGTTACTTTATATCACGTTAATGATGGTGAGAACACCTTTATTAAGGCAAATAAACGTAATTATGAAGACCACCCATGTAAGAGTGGGGACATAATTAAAACTGCTTTTAGAACACAAAATAAACGTGTTAAAGACAATAATGACAAGTGGGTTGAAAGTGAAGAACAAGAAGAAATTTTAAGAGATTATACAATATTAAAAAGTATAGATTAACTCTTGACAAATCTCCTTTCCTATGATATAATACAAGTATCAAATGGAAAGGAGATTTTTATTATGACAGTAACTAAATATCATTGTGACAAATGTGGAAAAGAAATTACAGATTTTAATGAGGCAAAAGAATATACAGTTAGATGGGAAGGTGAATATCTTGACCATTCAACCAAAATTTTATTGTGCAAAGAATGTGCAATGAATTTCCATAAAAATGTATTACACTGTGAATGGAAGGGTTAAATTATGAACAATATTTATAGTTTATACAAACGTATTATGAAACATGACCCAAAAGCAATAGATGATATTCAAACATTAGACGAGGCTAAAGAAATTATTAAGATGCTTGCTAGTAGAGTGGTTTATTTCAATAATGAAATGTATGAAGAATTATATGAAAAGTTACAGGAGGTACGATAATGATTAAGATTTTAACAGATGATGTAGAATTATTAAAAGAAGCGTGTGAACGATTAGCAGAAGAATGTATAGCTCTGCGTCATCCTTATCAATATCAAATACTTAGTAAACAAATTGCTAGTAGATTGAGATGTGAAAACTTAGAAGTGGAGGTGATTGAATGACAGATAATACTTTAATTGATATTATGCTAATTTGCAAAGGTTGGTACAACAAAGAATTATATAAAGACAAACTTTCAGCTATGCAAGCATATTATGATAAATATTATACTTACGGTGAGTCACAAGTAGAATTGACCAAAGATTTTGTTTTACATTTATTTTTAGAGCCTTTGGTATCAGAAGCAATTAAGAGAACTCCTAATTTAATTTATTATATTTTTAATAGGAATAGAAATAATATAAATTGCAAAGATTTTACAACAGAAATGTATAATAGATGCTTGACATTAATTGCAAATATTAAAAAAGATACATTTGAATTTGATGAAAAATATTTAGATATGTTTGAAAAAGCAAAGAAATGTAATTATGAAGACGAAACGATTGGAATTATTTAAGGAGGAAAAATAATATGGATAAAGATTTACTAATTTGGCTTTATGAGCAAAAAGATGATATTGATGCTCATTTATATGGAATTGGTAGTTACGACAGAGCAGAGGGAACATATAGGCAAGAGCTATTCGCGCAACTTAATTTATTAGATAAAATAATTCGGCATATTAGAAAGGGGTAATAATATGACAGAGAAGACAATTTATATTGCATTTGATGGCAAGGAATTTGAAGATTATAATGAATGTGAAAGATATGAAAGCAAAGAACTACAAGATAAGTATGGTAAAGACTTGTTGGTATATGATGAAAAAGATAAATTACTTTCACTTGATGATGATTATCATTTATCTCAAGACGGCACTTATGTGGTTTGTGAATCTGAGGAAGCCTTAAATTTTCTAAATAAAACGTTTGGTGATAATAGAGTAAATAATATTGATTATAATGGCAATTTCCCAGCAAGTTTTTATTATAATTTTGAAACAGATGAGTGGGAAGAAATTGCACCTCATATTAAAGAATTACAAGATGAAATTGATATGTTGAGTAAATATATTGTAAAGGAGTAAAATATGAGATTATGGCATTATGATTTATTAGATGTATTACCCAGACAACAATTATGTTCACAATTAAGAGAATGTGTTGCTATTGCTAAAGATATTTATGAAAAAGGGACAACTAATCACATTCTTATCAATCCTATTATGAATTATGACTTGAATCATTTTAGATTGTATTGTAATTTGGTCATTACAGAAATGGAGAAACGTGGCTATAATGTTTCTGATAAGACCAAAGCCAAGTTATGTCAATACTTAAAAGGTAGAATATCTGTATCAAGCACATTTTGGGGACAATTAAGTGTACTTATCAACAATGAATATGAGCCTTTATTTAGTAATTGGCATACAGACCGTTATCTTGCACAATGCCTTTATAATTTAGAAGAAAAATATGATAGAGGTGGAATTTCACAAAAAGAATGGGATAAGATTTATAATAAATATTTTGAATTAAGATGGTAAATTTTTACTTGACAAATATCTCCTTTCATGGTATAATTACTATATCAATGAAAGGAGATATTTTTTATGTCTAAAGAAAGATTAGCACCTTGTATCTATTATATTTGTAAAGGCAAATGTGACAAAGGGAGAAATGCTGAACAAAAGAAATTATGCCAGACCTGTGATAAATATAAAGCAAGAAAAGGATTTAAAATTGTAAATAAAAAGAAGGAGAATAAATATAAATATTATGAGTGAAACAATTAAAGCAAAATTTAAGATAACAAAGAAGGTATTTCAGAATAATGATTTTTTTATATTTGGAGCTTCACCAACCCCTCCATTTCCCGATAGTTTGAAACTAAATCAATATTTTTGTATTACGTTAAAAGGGGAACTTAGTTATTTATCAGAGGGCAAAGAATATGAACTTGAAGTGGAAGAACTATCTACAGATAAATATGGAACAAGTTACAGAGTTGTTTCAGCACCATCAATCAATATGGAAGAAATTGAGCATTTAACAAGAGAACGCTCACAAGAAATTCTTGAAGAAATTACTACTTCTTCTCAGGCAAATTATGTATTAGATGCTTATGAAAATTTCATATGGCTTGCATTAACTAAGGGGAAAGAAGCATTTGATTTAAGCAAAATTTACAATGTTGGTGAATGTAGGTTAAATGCTTATATTAGAGAATTAAATACAAAATATAAGTATCTTAATATTATGAACAAATTAAAAGAATGGAAGTTAGATATTTCTGACTGTAAGAAGTTAATTGAAGAATATCTTGATGAAGAACATATTGCAAAAGAAATTCAATCCAATCCTTATAAAGTCTTAATCTCAACACTTGGCCGTTCTTTTGAATTTGCTGACAGAATGATTATGGAATTAAGAAAAGACTTAAAAGTAAGTGAAATGAGATGTGCTTATTTGATTTTAAGTGTGTTGGAAAGAAATGAACAAGAGGGCAGTACAAGACTTAATGGAAATGATTTATATTATTATATCATGGAAGAGTATAATGTGCCTGAACTTGAGCCTTTAATTGTGTCTACGGCAATGAATAATGATTTATTCTATTATGATGAGAAGTCTAAAGATTTAAGCATTATGTCTACTTATCAAGGTGAATGTAAAGTTGCTGATTTTGTAAATGATAAAATATCAAATAGCACACAACTTGATATTGATTGGACACAATATACTACTATTGATGATTTTACAATGTCCGAAAAACAAGGAAAAGCACTTGAAATGTTCTGTAAATATAATTTTATGATTCTAGCAGGATATTCCGGTTCCGGTAAAACGACTTCAATTCGTGGAATTATTAAACTAATGGAAAGCAATGGAATGACTTATACTTTATTAGCACCGACTGGGAAGGCTTCACGTAGAATTACAGAGTCCGTTAATCGTCGAGCAAGCACTATTCATAGAAAAGCATTGAGAGATGGTGAAATTTCTACTGACGTTTTAATTGTAGATGAAATGAGTATGACAGATTTACCTACTTTTCTTATGATGTTAAATGTAATTGAGAATCCAAATATCAGAGTTGTTCTTGTTGGCGACCCAGCTCAGTTAATGCCAGTAGGAATTGGTTGTGTATTTAATGATTTAATCAATAGCGGCAAAGTTCCTATGATTACTCTTGATGAAATCTTTAGATATGATACCGATGGTGGCATATTTGTTGCCACAAACGTAAGACAAGGAAAGCAGTTCTTTGATAATGATATAGTAAAAGTACATAACAATGAATATAGTGTATATAACAATTACAAATTTGTTCAAACTGATAATATTTTTGACACTATTGTAGAACAGTACAATAAACTATTATCTAAAGGAGTTAAACCACATGATATACTTTGTTTAAGTCCATTTAACGTAGGAGATGAAGGTTCATATAAAATTAACAATGCAATTCAAGCAGAAGTTAATCCTCCAAAGCCTAATGAAACGCACTTAGATAGAAAAGTCGATAAAGACAAAACCACAATTTCTTTCAGAGTTGGGGATAAATTACTAAATAAGAAAAATGACTACCAAGCATTGCCATATGATTCTTGGAAAGAAATTGAACAATCTGATAATATGTTAAGTTTAGATGACGTTGCTTTAACAAGTGTATTTAATGGTCAAGATGGTATTATTAGAGAACTTGATGATAAGAAACTTGTTGCTCAGTTTGATGAAGAACTGATTGTGTTTGATAAAGTTAAATTACAAAACTTATTATTGGCATATTGTATTAGTGTCCACGCAAGCCAAGGGTCAGAGGCTAAATATGTATTAAATGTAGTCAGTCCTAGCCACAAAAGAATGTTGAATAGAAATCTATTATATGTTGCTGATACACGTTCTAAAATTATGCAAATTGATATTGGTGATATGGCTACATATAATGATGCTTTGTTGATTGATGGCAATGCTGAACGTGATACATGGTTAAAAGAACTGATGACGAGATGTGAAGAAGCAAAAATTCCTATTACTCAAGTAGACTAAGAAGGAGAAGAAGAAAATGAAAATAGAGAAGTATAATATTATTCAGTGTGTAGGAATCGTTTTATTGACTCTAATTTTAATGATTATGGGCTATACAATAAAGTCTAAGCAAGGACAAATTGAAGCCCTAGAATCGGCTAATACGAGCTTACAAGGGGATATTGAAAGGTCAAGCATTAACTATAATGAACTAAATGATAAATATGTTGACAAATGTTCTGAAATGGAGTATAATCAAAGTGAACGAGAAAATGAAGAGTGTTTGCATTTCTTATATTTAATTGAAAGCATCAAAGACCAAGATAAATATGTATGGTTTCAGTTATATTACAACGCATTGTTCAACATTTACGAGCTTGATGATTTACCAGAAACACCTTATGATGTGTTTACAGAGCGTGAAATTACTATGATGCTTAAATGTATTGAAACCGAAGCACATGAAGCAAGTTTTGATTGTAAAGTAAACGTTGCCAATGTAATCTTAAATAGGATTAAATCAGACCAATTTCCAACTGATCCTGTTGAATTGATTACACAAAAGAATCAATTTGTTTATGGTCGTGATAATATTAGTGATTCAACTGTATATGCGTTGTTGTATGCTTACATGGTAGAAGACACTACTAACGGTTGTGTTGCTTTCAGAAGTGATTGTAGTCCTAATGAATGGAATGGTTGGACTAAACAATTCACAGATGAAAGTGGTCATACATTTTATAAATAGAAAGGAGGATATAATTACTAATGACACTAAAGGAGTATTTATTAGAGCAACCATATGAACGAATTGCTCTATTATGGTTTGAAGGAGGGCAGATAAGATGTGAGGAATATGGACTAAATGATTATGATAAAATAAATAAAGAATTATTACAAATGGAATTTATGGAAAGTAATGATGAAGAAGATTGTAAGGAGATATGGATTAGATGAATGTAATTAAACGTGATGGCAAAATTGAACCATTTAATATTGCAAAGATTATCAAGGCTATGGAAAGTGCTTTTGTAGAAGTAGATGGTAAATTAACAGAAGTGTCTTTAGGAAAAATCCATTCTATTGCATTAGATATTGAAAAAATTGATAAATCTAAGGATTTACAAGTTGAAGAAATTCAAGATATTATTGAAAAGAAACTAATGGCTACAAATAGAAAGGATGTTGCTAAAGCATATATTCTTTACAGAGCAGAAAGAAACAGAATTAGAGATAGGAATAGTGCTTTTAGAAAAGAACTAAATGAAAAATTATCTGCTTCAAGTGTACAAAATCAAAATGCTAATGTTGACGAAAAATCTTTTGGTGGCAGAGTTGGAGAAGCCAGTGATGCTTTATTAAAGAAAATTGCATTGGAAGATTATTTGTCTGAAATGGCAAGAAACAATCATATAAACAATGAGATTTATGTCCATGATTTAAACAGTTATGTAGTAGGCTCACATAATTGCTTGTCTATTCCATTTGATGATTTGCTTGCTAATGGATTTAATACAAGACAGACAGATGTTCGCCCTGCTAATTCTATTGGTACAGCATTTCAACTTGTAGCAGTTATTTTCCAGCTACAATCATTACAACAATTTGGTGGCGTTAGTGCGACACATATTGATTGGACTATGATTCCTTATGTAAGAAAAAGTTTTTATAAACATTATAAAGATGGGCTAAAATATATTAATGAATCTTTAAATCCTTTATATAGAGAATTTACAGAAAAAATGAATGATACAACGCCAATTAATGAATATACAGATGTAGCACCTAAAGCTTATCAATATGCTATGGATATGACAACAAAAGAATTGCAACAAGCTGTCGAAGGAATGTATCATAACCTTAATACACTTCAATCACGAAGCGGTAATCAGTTACCATTTACATCTATTAATTATGGTACTTGCACTTTACCAGAGGGTAGAATGGTAACTAAAGCATTACTTGAAGGTAGTCTTAAAGGTGTTGGGAAATTTCATAAAACAAGCATTTTCCCATGTGGTATTTTTCAATGTATGAAAGGAGTAAATAGGCATGAGGGAGATCCTAATTATGATTTATTCCAGCTTGCATTAAAGTCAACGGCACAGAGATTATATCCAAACTATGCTAATGTAGATTGGAGTGGAAATGAGGGATATGATAAAAATGACCCCACTACGTACTTTTCTACCATGGGATGTCGTACAGCAAATGGATATGACGTAAATGGATTTGGTCAATTAAAAGATGGTCGTGGCAATATTTGTCCTGTTACAATTATTATGCCTACTATTGCAATGGAGGCAAAAGATTCTTATTTTAATGAAAATGGAGGAAAATTAGAAGACTTATTTTTAGAAAAACTTGATAAAAAAATCCATGAAGCCAAAGATATGCTTATTGAAAGATTTAATTGGATTTGTTTACAATCACCTGATTCTGCTAAGTTTATGTATGAAAATAATGTAATGGCTGGATATATACCAGAAGAAGGTATTATTTCAGCATTAAAGCATGGAACTTTAGCAATCGGTCAAATTGGTCTTGCTGAAACTTTACAAATTCTTATTGGCTGTGACCATACTACTGATAAGGGTATGGAATTAGCTAAAAAGATTGAAAAATTATTCAAAGATAGATGTGCAGAGTTTAAAAAAGAAAGGTATCAATATACAGATAGTTTAGGTAATAAACATGAATATGGATTAAATTTCGGTGTATATTTTACACCTGCCGAGAATCTTTGTTATACATCTATGAAGAAGTTTAAAGAGAAATATGGCGAAATTCCTAATGTATCTGACAAAGAATTTTTCACAAATTCTATGCACGTTCCAGTATGGATTAATATGAGTCCTATTGAAAAGATTGATATTGAATCTCAATTAACTGGTTATAGTAGTGCTGGCTGTATTACTTACGTTGAATTAGATAGCTCCGTTAAGAATAATCTACAAGCACTTGAAACTATTGTAAATTATGCTATGGATAAAGATATTCCATATTTTGCTATCAATGTTCCAAACGATATGTGTAATGATTGTGGTTATACTGATGATATAAATGACACTTGTCCTGAATGTGGAAGTCATAGTATCAGAAGACTTAGAAGAGTGACAGGATATTTAACAGGAGATTATAAGAGTGCATTTAATAAAGGGAAACAACAAGAAGTAGAAATGAGAGTAAAGCATAAATAATACTTGACATTCACCTCCTTATATGGTATAATACATATCATAAAGGAGGTGATTTTATGTTTGATGAAAAAGTAGAAGTAAATAGTCATGGAGTAAACGCTAAAATTAAAGCACATATTTTATCAGAAGAAGAAATGAGAGAAATTGGATTTACTAATCATTATGAACCAAGTTGGTACTTTTGTAGACCTATTAAATTTCCACAAACAAAAAGATATAGAGGTTTTGATATTTCATTTAGTGTATCAATTCCTAAAGACGGTTCAGATATTCGCATTGATGTATTAGATGAAGATTTTTGCCAGCCTTACGATTATCAGTATATGCTTCACAAAAATCCTACATTTGAACCAGCTTTAATCACCTTTGAACAAGTTGAAGAATGGATGGAATATCTGCAATCTAAAGGTGTGTTAAGTGGTCATGTAAAAGGAGAATATATTTGACAAGGCAAGAATTAGAAAATTAAACCATGATACCAGAGGACTATGTGTGTATTATGATTAACAAATATGGGTTGACAAATTAATAATTCTATGGTATAATATGTTCATAGTAAAGGAGATAGTTATGAACATAGAACGTGGATTTAAGTTAGCAAAAAGTGCAAGTGAATTTAGTGATTACAATAAAAAGAATATACATATAGGCTCTGTCATAATGTATAAAAACAAGGTCATAGGAATAGGATGGAACACTAAAAAAACTCATCCTTGTCAAATGAAATACAATAAGTATAGAGAGCATAGGGGGGAAAGAGAATATATTAGTGAAGAACACGAACCTTATTTACATGCTGAAATTATGGCTCTACAACATGCCACAAGGTCATTTAAGGGTGATTTAAGCAAGTGTAGTATATTTGTGTATAGTGAAAAAAAAGAAGGCTGTAAAAGGCTTACACGGCTTACAAAACCATGTAATGCTTGTTCTAAACGACTTGAAGAACTTGGTATAAGAAATATTTATTATACAACTAATAATGGTTGGCAATATGAAAGGAGATAATTATGAAAACAGCTACACTTATTCTTAAACCTATTGGACTTAAAAGTGATGACTTCAATATTTACAAAGAAAATGGTTTAAGTAAAGAAACATTGGATGAAATCCGTAAAAGGTATGTTACTGTCATTAAGTTTACTACAAATGAAGAAAGTGGCAATATCGAAGTTGTTTTATATCCATCAGTAAAATAGTCAAATATGAATATGAAAGGAGATAATATATTGTGTTAAATAAAGAAAAGTATGCAAAAGAAATTGTTGAAATCGCTTGTAATGGTTGCACAGTTGGTATGAGAAACGGAATATTGTGTCCCTGTAATTCTATCAATGAGTGTCATTTTTGTGATTTTTATGATGGTAAAACAACATGCGAAAAAGTTATAAAAGAATGGGCTAATTCAGAATACAAAGAACGTGAAATTGATTGGTCTAAAGTGCCTATTGATACACCTATTTATGTTTGGGATTTTTGTGAAAGTGACAATATCAAAAGATATTTCGCAGGATATGACAAAGAACACAACATGATAACCGTTTTTGACGATGGAAGAACTTCTTGGAGTAGCAAAAAAACTGCAAAATGGATTCATGCAAAAATTAAGGAAGGAGTTGATTGTAGTGAATGGTATAAAGATTAAACTAAAGTATGAAGATTTAAAGGAATTTATTAAGATTACAACATCGTTTGAATCAAATATTGATATGATTAAAGACCATTATGTTATTGATGCAAAGAGCTTGCTAGGCGTTTTAAGTTTAGACTTTACTCAACCTACGATGGTAGTTATTCATTCGGTAAATGAAGATGAAATTGTTCATTTCTATGATGAAATGAAAAGGTTTACTATTTAAGAAAGGAGAAACTATATGGCTAATTTATATGAAATTGATTATCGGCTAAGAGTATTAGAAGATTATATGTGTGACCCTGACACGGGAGAATTACTTGGTGAGGATTCTTTTAACGCTAAGTTTGATGAAATTCAAATGGCTTTAAATGAAAAGATTGAAAATTCAATGTGTTTCTACAAGAATTTACAAGCAGACATTGAAGCATTTAAGACAGAAGAAAAGAACATTGCACAACGTAGAAAGGTTAAGGAAAATTTAGCTGAACGTATTAAGAACCGTATTGACAATTATATCCGTATGAAATATACTAATGAAGATGGTGTTGTTGATACAGATGGTCTTAATAAATTTAAGATGGAAACACCTAGAATAAAACTGTCATATCGTAAGTCTGACTCTGTTGATGTATATGATATGGATGCATTACCTAAAGAATATATCAAGGAAAAGGTTGAAGTATCAGCAGATAAAACCGCATTAAAGAAAGACATTAAAAGTGGCAAAGAAATCAATGGTGCTAAAATTGTAACTAATTTGAATATGCAAGTGAAGTAAAGGAGACAGTGTGGTTTTAATCATTATGTTAATCATTATTACATTGTCATTATTAGCTATAATCTGTGCATTTCTAGTACCTACTATATTTTCTATAGTATTGTGTATTATCACTGCATTATTATGGTTTATCAATGGCATTTTGGAAGTAAGATCTTATCATAGGAGGAAAAATAATGTTATTTAGAACAATCGCACAATTTGAAAAGGTATCATACGAACAATTTTTTAACGACTTTGTTAAGACATTTAATCTACAAACAACAAGAAAACTTGAAGATGGAACTATTGAAACAGTTGACTTAGATTCATTTATCAAACCATTTTATGATTCAATCAAACTACCTCAACGTGCTACAAGTGGTAGTGCAGGGTATGATTTCTATACACCTATTGATTTGAATATCGTACCTAATACAACAGTTAAGATTCCTACAGGTATTAGATGTAAGATGAAGAAGAATTATGTGCTACAAATCTATCCTAGAAGCAGTCTTGGTTTTAAGTATCGCTGTCAATTAAATAATACTGTTGGAATTGTTGATGAAGATTATTTCTATTCTGACAATGAAGGACATATTTTTATTAAAATAACTAATAGTACACTTGATGATAAAACTATCAATCTAAAACGAGGCGATGCTTTTGCACAAGGTATTTTCACTAAATATTATCTTGCAAAGGAAGGAAAAATTACAGCAAAAAGGAATGGAGGATTCGGTTCAACAAATGGAGAATAAACCTATTACAGAAGAAGAGTACAAAGAATTTGTTGAATTTGTAGATGACTACAATCGAAAACTTCAACAAAAGATTGATAAATGGCACTCTAGTTTTATTTATAAATTATATTCTATGCTTCTTAAAATACTAAAAAAGTAAAAAAATGGGGAGAAGTCAATTAAGACCTCTCCCCATAATACTATCCTAAGTATTCCTTTGGAATCTTTTGTACACTTGTTACAATTCCTTTATGTAACTCATCTTCATTAGGATTTAACAAATATCCATAATCTTCAAGTTGTTTCTTTAATGTCAAAGCACCGCTTTCATTTGCATAATATCCAACAACGACAGTGTAATAATAATCCTTATCTTCAACTTGTGGCTTATCAACGCCCTCAGAACCAGTAAGACCTAATAAGATGGCTTTAACCATCTTTCCACAATCGTACAGTTCAAAATCATCGGGGTCATCTACAAAGCAACATTCGATCAACATAGCAGAAGCTTTTGTATTCTTTAATACATATAAACCGTTGCTATACTTGACACCACGATTAGTAAATCCTAAATTAGCTACAGCACTACAAATAGCCTTTGCAGTTGTTTCAGTTTCAGTCCCTCTGCTATTAGGATGAATCCATACTTCTACACCCTTGGTTACACCATCTTTTTCAGTTTCTTTGCTAATGGCATTAAAGTGAATAGAAATATCTAAATCAACCTCATGTGAATTACACTTAGCAACAATTTTTTGTAGAATATCCTTTTGACTTGTTCCATCATTGCAAGTGCAGTCATAAGCAATATGCCCCATATCTGTCAACGCTGTAATAAGACCATTACATACATTCCTGTTTTCTGTAGACTCATCTAAATATCCGATAGAACCACAAGCAACCATACCGCTAGGATTATGACCAGCGTGAACATTAAACTTTCTTTTGACGAATGGAGTTGTAGGTTCAATTACCTCTTCATCCTTCTTCTCTTCTGTAATAACATCATACTGAGCAAGATTATATTTTTCAATGCAATCAATCAATGTCTGCGTATAAGTCGGACTTGTTGCATATCCATCTTGTTTAATTAGTTTACAATATTCCTTATAATCTCGTACCCCTACAAGATTGCTATAACGCTTATTTTTCAATAGAAATTGGTTGTGGTCAATAATAGACTCATCCCAACTATCATAGGCTCTAAATGCGGCTACAACAGTTACATATTGACCATTTTTATATTCCTTTGTGTTGATGGAATATATCTTTCCTGTCCACTTAGAATTAGCCTTAATACCGAACAAAGCGTTTGCTTGAGTTGCCAATGTGCTAGTACCATATCTACTCTCAATAATTGCTTGAGCCAATGTAGGACTAGGTAATAGATTATTTCTATTACAATCTAAGACGGTGTTATCAACAATCTTATCAAGAAATTCTTTAACTGTCATATTACCGCCTCCTATCTATCCATATATTCTTCTTCAATTTTGTCTTGAATTTTATCTTCGACCTTTTTTACTTCATCTTTCTTTAGTCCAAAAATATCAATTAGGTGTTGACCTGTTTTAGCGACATAAATACTGATAGCACCAATAATCATAGCCTTAGGTTGCATACCTAAAACATCAATTAAGCTAGGAATTTGGTCTAAAATATAAGCTAATGATAAGAACATAAAGGCAATCATTAAAGCCTTTGCGATACCATTAACTAATTTCTTCCAATCGAACTTAAAATCCTTAATATTTACATTAACATACGTTCCACCTAAAGTGTTACTAATAACAGCCAATCCTAATAATCCTAATAATTGAATTGCTTCTTGCATAATATGTACTCCTTTCTACTTTACACGATACATTTCTTTTACTATTCGTATCAATGTATTTAAAGACAAACCATTTGCTCTCATATCTGTAATAATCTTTCTTAAATCTTCTATCATATGTTCTTCCTTTCTTTGAAACGTAAAAAGACCTTACCGAATATCTTATAATAAGGACAAGGATCAATCTTCATTATATAATAATCATATCCATCACAATAAAATATTCCAAACAAGCCAACTAAAGCCATCCACACAAGACAGAATATAATATTACATTGTCCAAAGAAAAATGTTCCCCAAGGCATATTGGAATAATCCCATACATTTAATCCTAACCATACATTTACAATTAAACCACAACAACCCTCCGCTATTGTGCAAAGGGTTGTTACAATTAGCACTTGTATAAGATAGTCACATTCAAACGACAATATATTATTCGTACCATCTATTACGAATAATCCTAAAAATCCAGCAAGTAAGAACATAGACCAATGACTATATCCTCGGAAGAAACATTCTAGCATATAATAAGTAAAGCCTACAGATATGAATAAGCCTAATTTACCTAATATATACTTCATATCATCCTCCTATTTTATATAGTAGAGTTCAACTTATTCATTTGAGCTAGTAAATTCTTTAATACTTCACTTTGATACTCTTCTGGAATCATAATTCCATATTCTACGGCTTCTACTTCTTCTTTGGTGTTTAATCCTTTATTAATATAAATTCTTAAATCCCTGAAATACGTTACCTGTAGAGTCACAAAAAAAGTAGCTGTATCTGTAATAATTTTCATATCAACATTAGAATAATATTTACAATGTTCATCATGGTCACTTGTGTGCCAAGGTATTTGCTCAATTCCAGCTTGAACTTGTCCAGCTAAACCAAGCAATGATGCTTGGTCATGCCCTGTAAGAGTGAAATGTTCAACTGTCCCATCCGTTAAAGTTGCGTTAAATCCATTCTCAATAGTCTGTTGTTGAATTTGATTCATTTCATCAACTTTACGAGTCTTTACAGATTCTAATGGTTCAACATAAGTGAACTCTGCTGTAAATGTTCGGTTCTCTGTAATATCTCCACTTGCAGGGATTACAGGATTCCAACCATCAAACAAATAATTTTCTTCTGTTGTAATTGTAGGGATGACTAAATCCTCATACTTTGCAACCTTTTGTGTTAAAGCCCCTTGAGCAGTTCCACCACCATTAACATTAAATGTTGTAGTGTAAATAGGCTTCTTCCACTTATGGTTATCATTCGTATATTTATATACTTTATCTCCTAAATTTGGTTCACCGTAGTCATATTTGAATTTGCTATAATCACCAAACATAATATCACTATCTGTAAACCATTGTAGACCACTTAGATTTTGATTGCAACCAGTAACCTCAATGGTGTGTTCATCAATAACTCTAACAACACCATCTAAGTGTTCATCACTATTCAAAAATTTTATATATGACATATAAAACTCCTTTCTTTTAACATAACAATTTATATATGCGCCGAACATCTTCTTCATAAATAGTAAGATGATATAGTTCGGTCGTTTTAACAGAATGACGCTCTAAAATCTTTGTAATCTTAAACACATCCATTCCTTTCTTATACCACTTTGTCATCAAAGTCTTTTTAAATAAATGCTCAGAACAATGTTTATTAATATATGGTTTTCTTACGTACTTATATAATACATTTTCTACTGTGTTCTTATTTAATATTTTATTTTTATTTGTGAATAAATACTCAAAATAATCATTCCTTGTATTTAAGTAATCAATCAAATACTTATTGGCGTTAAAATCTAAATATACAACTCTCAGTTCTGTATATCTCTACATGTCGCCGTAAAAATACACTGTTCCGATTAATCCTACCCCTCGGTTCTCAACAGAGTTTGCTGGTCCGTTTTGAGACTTACTGCCTGTACATCCGGTAATTGTGATAGTCCCACTTGATGCATCATAGCTCAAGGTAGGCGAACAAGTGGCAACAGGATCATAAGCTGTCCTACCTCCATAGTCGCTATCTCTATGCGAGCTTGATGTTGTCGCCTTTGTTACTACAAAAGCAAAGTCCTCTGTAGTCAATTTGTCATAGCCGGTTATCTGAGCGGCTACAGAAAACGATCCATTTCCAACTCCTGATTTAATAACATGCCGTTCTGTCTTACCCAATTTTTTTCGCACTGAATCAGCACCTTTGATATAGAAATCATTTCCTTCCTGCTCGAATGAGCAACCGCCAAAATTACTGTTTGCCTCTTTTAATGCCAAAGCACCAGCAATCGTATTTTGTTGTGTAGCCGCATCAACTTCTGTTAAACTATTTAAGATATTACCTGTTACTGCTTTATTCTGAATGGCATTAGTAGAAGTCTTAGAAAGAGAAGCATCAACTGTAATTGCTCCACCCATCTCTAGTCTATCTGTACCATTGTCTAAGTACATTTTCCCATTGCCACTTGTATCAAAAAGTATTTGTCCATCTATTACTGGTGTGCTAGTGATTGTAGCACTATCACCACGTTTAAACAATACTGATTCATTCGCCATAATTAAAATCTCCTTTATTCTTCATCATAGTATGGATAATAACGAGCCATTGTAATTGATTGTGTACTCCCTAATCCGTTTCCTAAATTTATTGATTTAATCATATATAATTCTTTTTCTTCAATACCATATTTATTAGGCAATGTAATTTCAACTAACCAATTTACATCAAGCCAATAAATAGGTACACAATTTAATGTAACGCTGTCTTGTAAACGGCAGAGCCTATATAACTCCCATTTTGCCCTTTCCATAGCCAAGTCACTTGTGTAGATATTATCATAATCTCCACCTTGTAATACTTGCCGAATCTCTCCGACAGACCCACCAACATAATATGGACTATCAGGATTTTCTTCTTTAATTTGAGCGTATGGAGTTACTTCTCCCATAAATTGAAAATATTTCTCTTGGTCATATTCACTTGCTTCGAAATATTTCAATGTATAAGTTGTATCATTCCTTAACTTGACAGTGTTTTTGATCTCTAACTTCTTTAAATTGTTAATTCTGAAATAAGGTAAGTATACATTCTCACACCCTGTCTTTGGAGTTCTGAATGTATATGTCATACCATCCGTTAATTGTGATATACTTGCATCATTGATAATATAGACATCATCACTGATAACGGCAACAACAGGATTCTCTACTTGTTGAACCTTTGTAAATTCCCAATGGTCAGTACCAAATACAAATTTAACAACATAATAAGTATCTTCATCTTTGAATGTCGGCACAACACCCTTTTCAGTTCTAATAGGATAAGTTTCAGTTGTTGTTTCAGTTGTAACCTCTCCTGTAGAACTATTTACCTTAGTCTTAGTTGTTGTTACTGATAACTTTTTACTTTTCCCCAAATCAACATTTGTATTAAACCCTATCTTAGTGTTCTTTCTTAACTTCTTAATCCCAGCTATAGAAATTTTATATGTATCCCCATCAATAGTTGCTTGACCACCATAATTCTTAATGTCATGCGTCTTGCCAAACACCTCAATGGAGTTCTTTAGCGTTTCAAAGCTAGTTGCTTTTTGATAGTTGACCACATTCACATTCCATATATCATCATCGACCATTACTTGTTCATTCTTGCCACTAGGAATTTTGTTGTAATGGAATACTCCGTCTACATCGAAATACATCTGATAATTCGGTAGTATATCCCTTAATTTTGTCAATATCTGATAAATTGTTCCACCTACGTCAATCTTAATATCATTAGGTGTGTCAATTTCACATTCGTCAACGACATATTTTGTAAATCCAGCTATTTCAAGACAAGCTATAATTGCAACACGAACATTTGAGCCTTGAGGTACTAAGTATGGTATTCCTTGTAAATTACCATTTCTTAAACCTGTCATTCTAGCCATTAAATCAACGCCTTGAATTGTTAAAGTATTATCTGTTGCAGAATACACACGTTGGGGATTATTTATTAAATAAATCCCCATATTAGTATATTCTATCTTATTTGTTCTCATATCCTTTTGACCGACAAATACTTGAACATATTTATCAAGCCAAATTTTGTTCCCTTGCCTAATATCGAAAGAACTATCTCTAGGAGTAAATACTATACTACAAGTCCTACGAATATCTGAATTTGCATCAATAGTAAAACTTGGTGTTTCAATCGTATCACCTGTTAATTCACCAACATTTTGAAATTGATAATTAAGCAAATTTATCTTAAAATATTTAACCCGTAGCCTTTGTTTAGCCAAATTATATTCCGCTTGTGTAGGCATATTTTCTCCTTTCTATTATTCTAAGTCTACTAGACCATTTGCGTATAAATCGTATTGATTGTCATATTCACCTTGCTCAACCCAAGTAGCAGTTACATAAGCAATACCATTGCCATATGGATTAGCATATGACACTTGTGGACTACCTGTGAATCGTACTAGACGAATATTTCCATTCCAATCCTTTATAATCTTAGCAGTTGTATTATTTAAGAACTCACATAAATCATTTGTTTCTCTTACAACATCTGCTCTATCTATTCTCTTTGTTTTGTCAAAGTTATATCCTAATACTGTTAATGTAATTGAACCACTCCAATAATCAAGTTCACTGTTCTTCTCTATGATAGCATACTTGCCCTTTAAAGGCGTGTATGTAGCCATAGGAGCGTTCTTAGTATCACCATTGTATATTATGTTACCTCTAAAACTAAATGCTGTATTTGCGTCTGCTATGGTTACATTAGTAAACTTTGTCTTAATACCATTGATAGCATAGTCACCTTCAACGTCACCATCTAATACAGGGACAATAGCATATTCAGCATCATAATCTGTAGGCACAAAATAATCTTGCATTAAGATAGATTCTAAGTCCTCGGCAGAAGTAATTTCATACTGCTTTAATGTTACCCACTTAAACGTTCCTTTCTTTCTACGCTTGATACGGACATATCTTAATTGGGACAACAATACATTCGCATTACTACCACTTATATTACCATCAAAATCACATTGTATAAACGTATCATAATCATAAGGGTTTTGATTTGTGTTGAAATTCCTTGATACATTGCCTGTAATATCCATAAAGTCATAGATACCGTTCCATAGCATCAAGTTAAACAATGGGAATATACTAGACATATCATCAGCTTGCGCAACAAATTCTTCACCCATTGCGTAATCTTCACCAACATACCATTTATCAGTAAGACGTTCAAATTCAATATCCTTTATATCCCAAGCCAAAGTATCAGTACCACGACTTAATACTTCAAGCCTTACATCATAATAATCTCCGTTCTTTCTGAACCATACCATATATTTTGACTTTTGATTTAACATATCAACAGCATTGGATTCTTGATGAACTTTTCTAACCCCATTGACATATCCATCAACTACAATCTTGTCCTTTACTTCCGTTTCAGTGTAAGGAATTTCTCTAACTAGGCTAAGTATAAATCCATTTTGCCTAGTTCCAATTAAAGCAAACTCACCAAACCGACCAGTTTTCATAAATGCAGTAAATGTGAAATTTTGCTTAATACGAAATCCTTTAGACCACTTTACCCAGTTACCATATTGATAAACGTCTAAAGCACTAGGCGTAACCCATAGACTTATTTCTTGACCTTCTTCATAAGTGAATGGTATATCCCAATGCACATAATCTTGTGGATTTGAAGCCGCTAATGAATCAAGATATGTAGGTGGGTCAAATTCTGGTGGTACTTCACCATCAGCAACATTTATATTACTTTTGATATTTACATGCCCTTTTGCACAATTATTCTCTAGGTCTAATAGATTAAATAATTGAGGGTGATAGTATCGTACATTAAACGCATATTTACCTGTAGAAACAGTCATACCATTTACTGTTGTAGCAATAGCTTCTACTTCATAATTTGCGGTATTGTCGAATCCGCCAAATGTATGTGAAAAGTAAATAGGTATTTGAACACGACCATAATAAAAATCGCTTTCATCAACTGTCTGCCCTAAACTGTCATATAGATAAAACTTGACATAATTAAGTAGTTCACCCTCTTTTTGATTGTAAACTATGTTAAATGTATAACTACTATTTTCAACTAAATTATTCAATGGCAAATTTGTAAAACCAAACGTAGGCTCACTGTAACAATAGAACTGAATTACATTACTGTCATCACTCATATTATCATCTGCATCGAATGTATTGAAATAGAAGTTGTAATAATTATCGTTCTTTAAAGTACCACTAGGCACAGTTTGTTCAAACCGATAAGATGTTACTTTATTTTGATAGACCACACTATTATCGGATTGTAGTCTAATTGTAATCCTATTGGCAACAACTTGGCTACCGCCACTAGAGGTAAAACTAAATGTCTTATCTTGTGTTGCGTCAAATGCTGATATGCTTTGTGCAATAGGTTTAACTAATGCCATTTAATTTTCCTCCTTTATTAACTCCATGTAGGTTGTGAGCTTGGTAATGTTATAGTCTTTAATGTTGCTCCACTCTTTGATTTTAATATTAATTTACTACCATTAATTTCTATGGTGCTTGCATAAGAAGTTGTTATAGTATTACCATTTGCATCTGCTGTTGCTTTAACCGCTGTTCCATCTGTTGAAAGTTTATTATTTAAAGCATGATGGATAACTTTGTTTTGAACTGGATTTGTAGATGTACTATCTAATGTAGAATCTACAGTAGTCTTATTAGCCCCTTCGGCGATGCCATTAAGCTTCGTCACCATAGTAGCAGTCATCAAGCCATGAGCAGAAGTTGTAGCATCTTTATAAGTTGTATTATCATCATTTCTCCACGCAGGGTTGCCATTAGCATCAGTTTTCCAAACTTTATTTGCTTGACCAGATCCTTTAGCAACATATCCCTCAGATGATGAACTATTAGCTTTCCAAGTGTTTGTATCGGTATATATGTCCTGTGTCCAATTGCTCCAAGTGCCATTATGGCACGTTCGTCTATAAGTGTTTGAGTTAGTCGAATTTGTTAAAATCTGTGTATAATATGACCCACTTGCGTTATGAACAACAATAAGTCCTATAGCATTTACACCAGATGGTTTATTAGATATTGAATTTCCACCATCACAACTATAAAATCCGGGTGTTGTAATATTATTTAGATTAGAGTCTGATGCCAATACAACACTTTGTGCTTTATTATTTAATTTATTGCTTATTGCTGATTGTGTCATAGTTCCATCAGTTGCCGTGCCTGTGCCTGTGTAAAGTTTTGTTAATCCAGCAGTAGTTGCAGTACCAGTTGCGGTAGTAGTTGCATTTGTACCCTTTTCACCTTTGAGATTATTAAAAGTAAAAGTAGTAGTAGTACCGCTTGTGCTTGCGGTAACACTTGGAGTACCAACCGCACCTATGTTTGCACCAGCGGCGGCTTTAATTGTTGGTGTTACACCATTTGCACCTTTTTCACCTTTTACTCCTTTAATGCTTCCTACATACACCCATTTAGCATTAGCCGCATTTCCAGCAACAGTACATCTATATAAATAAAATGTAGAAGTGTTAATATACATATCATTAACTAAAGAAGATGATAACCCAGAACCCGAAAATGCAGTAGCAGTTGTTGAAGTTCCCGTAATAGCTGTACCATAGTTAATTACTGATCCCCTAGTTCCCGTTGCTCCTGTGTTTCCTTTAAGATTCTTGAAAGCAAAGTTAAATACTTTAGCAGTATTAGAACCACTCGCTGTTACTGTTACACTTGGAGTGCCTATATTGTCATCTATACTAGCGGTAGGAGTTCCAAAACCAGCAGAAGTACCATTTGCGCCAGTTGAACCTTTGCTACCGTTCTTAACTGTAAAAGTTGCATTTGTTCCATCTGATTTTGTAAAAGTAAATACATTACTTCCACTGTCAGCGGTTGATGTTGTTGTTTGTGAACCACCAGCTAAGAAAGTTGGTTTGTCAGATAGATCATTATAAGATCCGCTAGTAGCAACACTAGCAAGTTTAGATTTTATATAAGACCATAAGGTACTCACTGGTTTACGATAATATTCAGTATGTGTTTCTCCACCATTAGCATACTGAACTACATAATAATCCCCATCAGTAGGGACAGCCTGTGCTGTGAGTAATTTGTTAATAGCTTTGCTAACGCCATTCGCAGATAAATCAACTTTGCCATTTAATTTTTTATCTATTTCAGTTTCAGTATAATATCTATCGTCATGATTATGTGCGGAAGGTGGAAATGTGGTTGGCTTATTTGTAAGATCATCATAAGAACCACTAAAATTACTTGTTCCAGCTCCTATATTAGTTCTTGCATTAGATTTCTCTGTATCGGTTAATCCTTGTGAAGCAACTGTAGATACCGCTTTAAAGTTACCTACATTACCTAATCCTACTTGTGTTTTAGTTACTTTATGTGGATTATTTTTATTCTCAATATGGTTAATTAAATCTGTAATGGCTTTAGAAATTTTACCAAAAGCTACAGACAATTTTTCGCCACTTACAAGTTTGGTTAGAGTTGTCGATTCTGTGAAAGTCGGAGTTTGGTCATTTGTAGCAACGTTAGGAACGTTACTTAATCCTACATCATTCTTTGTAACCTTATGAGGATTACCACTTGTTTTTTGGCTATGGTCATAAGCTATTTTACCCCTATCACCACGATAAGCCGTTGAACTTGTTTCACCTAAAGCAAGGCTAGAACTAATTTCAGCATATTGTGTTCCAGTCCATCTATATTGTAAATTTGTGTCAGTTGCTATATAAATCTTTCCGCTTTCGCCATTTGTAGGAAAGTCTGTCTTTGTATCATATTCAAGTACGTCATCGACATAGCTTGGAAGTTGAGAACTAGGCACAAGTCCATTTGCATCTAATTCAGCAACACCATTAGACGTACCTTTTTGACTTGTTGGAATTGCTTTAACATCACTTGCCACTAATGTAATATCAGCACTTAAAGCCTTCCCATTAACCTTTCTTGTCTTAGGTACATAATTACCTTGAATTGTAGTTACAGCACCTTTAACAGTAGTCATATCAGTTTTCAACGTGTCTACATCTGTAGTTAGACCTTCGACATCACTATCTAACATAGCAATGTTATCTTCATTAGTACCTACACGACCTTTTAATGTATTATAATCTGTGATACTTGCTCCATCAGTGATACCATAACCGCTCATTGTAGTAGGGTGATTAGTTGCAGACCATTGACGTTCATTGGCAACATTTCCAAGACCTATGTTTTTCTTTGTGATATTTACATTGCCAACTCTATAATCGGTTTCAACTTCACCTTTAACACCTATTACAGTGTTCTTTTGTGCATTGTTCTCAATACCACTTAACTTTGTTTTTTCTTCTGTTATATAACTAGCAGTAGTATTATCTAAAATAGTTTTATTGCTATGTGTGTGAGCTTGTAATACGGCATCATCATAATCAGCTTTTAACTCATCTGTAAGGTCATTTGTAGACAGACCTTTACCATCTATTTTGTCAACTTTATCTTTAACCAATGAAACACTTATTTTGTCTAAATCTGTATAATTATTATCTGTATGAACATAATTTTTATCTGATACAAACCAACTATCGTTAGTTAAGTCACTTGTTTTAGTAGGAATACCTAATTGCGCATTAGTTTTATTTCCTTCAAGTGTATTACCATTGATACTAGGTTTATTATATAATTTGGTATAATCCCAATTTTCTCCTTTTAAAATAGCTTTAATTAATAAGTCCATTTTATCTTCAAAACTTGTATTTTTCAATAAGTCAATAATTTGAGCCATTGTCAACCTCCATTATATTGTAAAGTCAAACTACCATCAGTATTAACTATTAAATCCCATAAGTCTAGTTTAGTTTTATAGCTGTTTGGTAATGCTCCAACGTCATTATAATTAAGTGTAACATCGCCCGTTTTACCATTTACGCTTGATACTCTACTTACACTAGGAGTTGGAGTAACACTTCCACTACTACCGCTACCACCTTTTAATATAAACATATTGTTATATTGACCTTGTGGTATAACTACTTTGACCATTTCATTTAAAGTACATTCTCCACCTATTGTATCAATATCTGAATACTGTACTCCATTTATTTCAACTGTGTAACCACCATCTTCAACAACCTCTACAATCTTACCTGTTGTTGTAATATCTCGGTTACTTTCTTCAAGGCATTTATTGACATATGATTGAATACCTTGTAATAACTGCTCATAGGCAATTTTATCTTTTTCCATAGACATACAAATGCCCTCCTTAATATGTACAAGGGGTATGTTTCAACCCCTCAAAATCTATGCTCTTCTAAATGATTGTTGTGTAATATCTGCACTAAAGTTCTGTAAATAATCAATAAATCCTTGACCATCTTTTACTTCTGGTAAATTAATTGAGCCTATCTGAATACTCATAGATTGATTACTATTGCTTACAGGTTGACCAACTGACTTTTGACCGTTTAATGAATTGAATATACTAGCAAGTGTGTTTGTTGTACCAGCATTAACAACGCCGCTACCACGCTTCAAATTCATTACAACACCTTGGTCGTTGTTCAGCTTAGAACCGATTACAAGTTCACGATACTTAGGATTTTCTCCTACTACAGCAATTTCAGAATCACTGATTGAACCTTTACCACTTGCATAAGCAGATACTTTGTTGTCACCTGTGGATTTACCACCCATTGAAGCAGTAATCTTACCACCGACAGCACTTAAACTAATACCACTTCCACTTATATTAGGGAATGTCATTTCGCCAACCAAAGCGTTCCATTCTTCAACAAAGGATTGTAACTGTTCCTTCATCTTGTCCCAATATTCTTGTTGGTTAGCCACACCTTCTTCAAGTGTTTCGTTGACAGCATCTTTTTCGGCTTTTAATGCTTCAATCTGAGCTTCATAATATTCTTCAAGATATTCTTTGTATTCTTCAAGTTGTTCAATCTGATTCTCATAATACTCTTCAACTTGATCTTTATAATCTTCTAAGGATTGAATACGCTCATCATACCATTCAAGTTCTGTATCTCTAAGTTCTTCAATGAGTTCTTTTTGACGTTCATATTCATTTTGGTCTTCTTGTTGTGCTAAGTCTTGTTCAGCGCCAGAAACAGCAGTTTCATCTTGTGTATATTGAAATTGACCATCTTTAAGCACCATGACATTAGTTTGTTGGGCTAACGCTAATGCTTGTTGTTTCTCTTGTAAAGCAATGTTCCGTTCACGTTCATCATTTTCTTTTTCAAGTTTATCAAGTTGGTCTTGCCAATACTTTTCTCTTGCATCACGTTCACGTTGCAAAGCAGTAATCTCAGCATCAATAGCCTTGACCTTAGAATCCTTCTCCTTTTCAAGAGCCTTAATTTGAGATTCTACAGATTTAATTGCGGCATCTTTAGCTTCTTTTATCTTGTCAATCTGTTTGTCATATTGTTTGATGATAAAGTCGATTACTGTCTTGTATTTATCCTTTAAAGTCTCTGTGGCAGATTTCTGTTCTTTAACGGCTTTGGTAGCTTTGTTTGTAGCTTTTGCGGCTTTTCCCATACCTTTAGAGAAATTTTTCGCAGTAGTATTCGCCCAATTGTCAACTGCTTTTAATTGATTGGTCATCTCGGACAAAATTTTGTTTATTTCACCCTCAGACGCACCGCCTCCACGACCTCTAGCTTCTGCCACTGCGTTAGCTAATTTAGCTTTAGTATTTTCATTTAATGAACCAGTTTCAGCATCAATTCCAGCTACAGCATTATTATGTTGTTGCCCTGCTGTCTCCGTAGCATTACCGGCTTCACCACTAGCAACAGCATTTAATTTTTCTATTGCAGTATTATAAATGATTTGTTTAGCTTCTTCTGCTTGTGCTTGTACTTTAGTCATTAACATTTGTGTGTTGATTGTTAATTGACCATTTTCTTCTTGTAAAGCCGCAAGATAAGCTGGGTCTAAAGCTAATAGTTGTTGTAGAGTATCAGTGGTATAGCCACCTTGTTCATTATATTCCTCAACTGCCTGAGTTAAAACTTCATAAGATGATTGAATATCATCAACAGCTTCATTCCATTCGTTGAATCTAGGAAGGATTTCTGCCGCACTGTCAATAGAAAGACCCATTGTATCAGCAAAATTTTGAAGTTCGTCTACTGATACACCTATTGGTTTCGCTAATTTATCAATATCTGTAGCGGTATCATCAATTCCACCATTGAAACTTTTTAATTGATCTTTAGCTTCCTCAAAAGAAATACCCATATCATCTGCATATTGTTGTATTTCTTCATCAGTGAATTGAACTTGGCTTCCTTGATTTTCTAATTCTGCTGAATTTTCTTGTACTGTTTTAGACCATTCATCTGTTGATGAGTTAGCTATTTTTTGTGCCTCATCATAAGTTTCTACAACATTCTTAGCATTTTCAACATCGGCACTTAATTTATTATAATAAGAACTTAAAGCGGAATATCTTCTCAATTCAGCATTACTTAAATTTTCTTGATTTGCTTCAAATTCTTTTAATGATCCAGTTGCCTTTTTAAGTCTTTCTTCTGGGTTTCCTGTTAATCCTTCTACCCTTTCATAATCAGATTCTTGACCTATATTAGAAGATTGTAAATATCTTCTTTGTTTTGTTGCTTCTGCTCCAATTTCATGTTGAGTTTGTTCTGCTTTAGCAACCGCCTCTTGATGTAGTAGCTCAACATTCTCAGCCCTTAAATCATTTATATCTTTTAATTTTTCAGATTCGTTATCATAAGAATCATTTAATGATTTATTGATTTCAAGAAGTTGTGATTTTGTTGTAGATTCACTTTGTATTTTACTTAAAGTATTACCTAATGTATCACTATATGATTTAAAACTATTTGCACTGTCAATAGCATTTTGTGTTGCTTGTTCTTGCTCTTGTTTTAAACGACTATATATAGCAATACCAGCAGTTAATACCGCAAAGAAACTACCAAAAGCCAACTTCACACCATTTACAGCTATTCCTTCTAATTCTAATGCCGCTGTCAATTCCTTATTACCAGTTATAGTAGCATATACAGCAGTTAGATAACCTTTCATAGAAGTAGTTGTAGATGTAATTAACAACGGTAAGTTCTTAAATAAAGATACAATAGCATCTGCTTTATTAACTACAGCTAATCCAATCAATGCTGTTATTATTGTTTTAAGACCACCTAAATCATTAACTAATTTTAATGTATTTATGCTTAAGTCCAATAATATCTTAGCAAATTCTTGAAGTCCACCTTTACCTAAAATAAGTTCTTGAAATTGACTTTTTAATAAATTTAATTTAGCGCTAATAGAATCTGCACGTTTGTTATTTTCTTCCCATGCTGACCCATTACTTTCTACTGCAACAGTATTTGCTTCTATTGCTGTATTAAAGTTGGAAAGTACACTGGAAAACACGTCTAGCTGGGTTTTCCCGGCAAGTGTTGTTGCTAATGCGGCTTTCTCACTAGCTGTCATTTTATCCCAGTATTTATGAATTTCACTTAATGCTTGAAACGTATTAACCATATCTCCCGTTTCTTCGTCTATAAGAGATATTGTTTCAGTAGCTCCATTCACTTGAAATTTCAATTCACCAGCACTAGAAGCCAAAGCAGAAATATTCGCACCGATACTTCTTAATCCACGACCTACTTGTTGGCTCTTACCTGTCATAATTTCTGCACCAGCAGTTACGAGAGCCATTGTTTCATTTATATCGTTACCATAAACAGCCAATGAAGATGAAGAAGTAGTTAAGGCTCTACTAATATCACTTGAACTAACGGCAAATTGATTGGAGACTTCATTTGTCTTATCAAGAATTGTTATAGCATCATCAGCGGTAATTTTAAACGCTTTCATCTGACTTGTGATATAAGCTGACGCATCGGCGGCAGTCATTTCATTATCAGCCACGTTCATATATAGGTTTGCTAGTTGTGCTAATTTAGCCGCATCTTCATCAGAAGCACCAGTTTGTTTGAAAAGCACAGCCGCTTCTGTCATCTCAGTACGGCTTCGATATACAGCTTCTCCAAGTTCACCTAATTTAATCGTATAGTCAGTCAATGCTTCACCATCTAAGTCTGAAACTTTTCTTAGATCGGTCATTGCATCATCAAAATCTTTTACAGACTGTAATGCTTCATCAAACGCTTGTTGCATCATTTGAATAGGCTTTGTAGCAAGATAAAACTTACCAACCTTTGTTACAATATCACCAAACGATTGACCTAATGATTTTGATTCTTTGTCAACTTGATTTAAGCTATTACCTAAATTCTTTGCTGAATCAGTGGCTTGTTTAGCATTTTTGTCAAGACCTTTTAAGTCTTTGTTTAAATCCTTAACCCCTTGTTGACCACTAATTTTTACATTGACATTAGCAACAATTTTATCAGCTATATTTTGTAAGTCTTGTTGAAACTCTTGCGCTTTAGGGATGACTTTGACTTGGACAATAAAATTATCAGCACTCATCTAATCACCTCCGACCGAATTTCTTTTCTTGAACTTTATATTTATCTCTTGTACTAGCGTAAATTAAAATTGAATCAGATATATCATCAGAACCACAAGGTTTATAATTTCCACCTTTAGTAAATAAGCAAGGTAATTTAAGACCAAACAATTCATTCGCTTTTTGTATAGACCTAACTTTTTTACTGTCTCTTTGTTTATCACCGTCACCAATTCCAATATTTTTACGCCACATACCAACATTGATATATTCTATTTCTATTCCTTTTTCGTATACAAGCCCCATAATAGCACCTTGCAAACAAAATAGTTGAGCAAGTACAATATTACCACCAGCTCCACCCATAGGAACATTTTCAGCATATATTTTTGTTGGGTTATATTTGTTAATCATATCATTTAATTGTGGTATAAAATTTCTTATCCTATCACGCCATTCTAATTTATCAACAGTAGGAATTAGTCTACCATATTCAATTAAATCATCTTCATTCCATACAGACCAACCTATAGCCGTTGTGGAACAATCTAATGATAATATCATATCTTTTCTCCTTATATTATCTTCTTCAACTCTTCTTGAAATATATTCTCAAATTCCCTTTCACAATATTGTATAAAATCATTCCAAAATGGTCTTGCTTTTCCTTCCATTTGACCAAAGTTGTACCCAACACCACTATTAATAATTTCAGTCAATCCTTCTTTATCAACGTGAATAGGAGGTTCATCAATTCTTTGCATTACTGACACATTTTGAAATATTTCAGCTTCAACTATGTTATCATGTATCTGTGCTTTTGTGTTCTCCCAAGAATCTTTGAATTGACCTGTTCTTAGGTTATATACACTATCCCATGCACTAGGAACATCATAAACGTCTACTTGAATTAAACGCTCCAATTCTGTCATTAGTCTATCCACAGTTCTATCCAACGCTTCTTGGCATTTTTCATTTAATATATTTTCAAGTTGTGTATATGTTGTAATTATCATTTTAGCTCATCTCTAAACTTTGTTAATGTTTGTTCAAGATTCAATGTGTTAGGCAAGTCTTTCATAGAAACTTCCATAGACTTTACAAAATCTCTAATCACATTAGTTGTACTTAATTCTTCATTTACTAAATGGTCAATCATGTAATAGTTATTTATTTCCATATCAAAGTCAATATCATTCTCTACTACATAATCATAAATTTCATTGCAGTCCTTAAACTTATCCATATCATCAAGGACAATTTGTGCAACCATACCTACTTTTAATATATATCTTTCAACAGCAGTCTTATGAGCCAATTCTCCGTTCTCTTCCTTTGTTAATTCATTTACTACTTCCATAATTTCATTAGATGTTAAATATTTTTTCATATTCTTTCCCTTTCTATGTACGGATGGGTGTCTTACCCACCCTAAATTAAAAAATGGAGAGATGTTTCCACCTCTCCATAATCAGCTTCATAGAAGCTAACATTAAATACTATCATCTATATTTTCTCTGACCATTTTTTCGTAAAACATTTTTGCCATATCATAACTAACGTCTACTAAACAATTTACTCCACAAAAATCCATAAGTTTGTTTAATTGTGAACCAAATCTGTCAGACCGCTTGCTAATTTCAGACAAATAATCATCCGTTGTCAACTTCTATGAGCCTCCCTTCTATTTATTGTTTATTTTCCAAAGCATCTAATCTACTTAATATGCTTTGATATTGTTCTTGTGTGATAATACTTTCTTGAATTTTTATATTTGTCCATTTATATGCCCCATTATTTTGAACGCACTCATAAAAATATCCATGTGTATAATCACTTGTACTTGTTCCAATAAATTGAACTACTTGACCGCCACAAGATTCTGTTGCAATAGGCATGATTTCATATTGAGGTATACGTTCGTTTACTTCTTCAAGTGTTGCAAATGTCTTTGCAATCTTGTCACTTGAAAATGTCTTAGCCAGTCCAGTTGCATTATCATCAATTAGACCATCAACTTTTGTATCAACATATTCAATATTATTAACCACTGTTTCATTTGGCATAGGTAGATTAGCCTTGTCACCTACTAAGTCTGCCAAATCTTGTAAATGTCCGTCTGTCTGTGCTAAATCAGTAGCACTTGCAACACCTAAATCTTCAAAGGTTTTGTTACCAATTAAATCAACACCTTCAATCTTAGGTCTGTTGATTAAATCTTCGTAGTCATCAGTTCCACTGCCGCCACCATCATTAACTTGAATGGTTGTTATCTTTTCTGTTCCATCATCTGCTGTCCATGCGAATACAACAGTTGTGACACCATCTATTTTAGTAGTTGATTTAATAGTGCAATTCTTACCAGCTAAAGTGCCAGCAATACCTTTTAATGATTCATCTGTATATTTCTTTGAGAGTGCAATATCAATTATGTCCATATTACCCTCCTATTGTTCTAACCATTGTTTATTTTCTGCATCATATAAAAATGCAACACTTGTGTCCATCTCATAAAATGTAGAGGCATTAGGAATATCATCCATAATAGGCTTATTATCAGTGGATAGACCATATAATTCTGCGGTTGCTTGTTCAACTTGACCGCCAATTCTTGCTATTGTTACCATGTATTACCTCCATTATAGGTTTATTCCAAGTTGTGATAAAGCATAAATTAAAGCACCTATTCCAAGTAAAATACTAACTGCATTATGCTTTAAGAATAATATCCAATCAAATTTACCTTTATCATCAATAACTTCCATTCGTTCATTTACTTCATCAAATTTCTTGTCCATTGTGCTTTCAACATTCTTTACTTTATCATTCAAATCTTTTACTGTTGAAGCCAATTCTGATGTTACTCTATTACTATCCTTAACACTTTGAGCCACTTCAATCATTGTGTCCTTTAATGTATCTAATGTACTTGACATTTTATCATTGCTTTCAATACATTGCTTTGTTAAAATATTGTTTGTGTTAAGGTTAATTTTTACTTGTTGAATTTCATCTTTTAATTCTTTGATTTCCGTATATTCTATTTTATTAACCTTGGCTTTAAGGTCATGTAATTCTTGATTATCTTCCATATATCTATCCCCTCTATATATATTCTTTATGGTTCTTAAATAGTAATAAGTCTGTCATTACAAGACTTAATAATACACATTTACATAATTGTTCTAATCCAAAATAATATGTTATAAGAGAAATAGCCATATAAATAGTCATAATCAATACAACCCTTTTGAAATGCCAGTCCTCATCTTTTCCTTCATACTCTGCATTTAACTCTATCGGTGCTTTCTTGTAAATATCTACACAAGAATATAAGCATAATAAAAAGACTACCCATATAGGAATAGTCTGTGAAATAATAGAGAACATTATGCCGATTATTGAACTAATGATAAAACAATGCACATTTGTATTACAGTGGTAGCCCATTGTGTAATTGCGAGCTAAACTCAAACAAATTCCTAACACAAGCATTTGCCACCAAACACCAAATATATAACCTATGCCTATTAGTCCACCAAATGTTAATATAAGATAGACAACGCAAGTTATATAATAAGCCCAAGGTTGACCAATTTTAGACTTCAAGAATAATTGTAGTTTGTCTAACATATCAACACTCCTTTTCTATGTACTTCGGTTCTTAGGAAGAACCGACAAGACCTTTTGTTTTAGTTGTAATTACTTACGGACTACGCCACCAAGCCAAATCTTCATTTAGTCTTCCTCCAATCTTTTATATGTGAAAAAATATAAATAAAAACTATCTGTAAAAATCTAATTGGTAACATTACTAAAAATTTCATAAAATCATTATATTGAAATAAATCAATTTTTATAATATATTCATAAATCATAGCAAATACCATTTCGCATATTAAAAAGAATACAACAGATTTAAAAGATAGTTTTAACCCATTTAATATGCTTAAATTATTTGAAATATGTAAAAAACTACATATCCAAATTATACAAATAAATTGATACAACAAAGGCGGAAATAATTGGCTAATCAAACAATTACCAATGCTCAATATCAACCACTCATACCATTTGAATTTTCTACAGTTGCCTATTCTTTCAAAGAACAAACACAGTAAAAATCCTTCAATACCACTAAACAACACAAAATCAGTTATAATCTCTCTTAACATAATAAATATCCTCCTTTATCTGATATATACATTATACCATATAAAGGAGGAAAAGTCAAGAGGAAAAATTATGTACGATTACAATTTTGAATCCTTTGTAATCCACTTGATACTATTCCATATACAATCATCATCAAACGTCTTTTTGAGTACCAAGTTTTCTTTGGTGTGTTTGCCAAAATTTACACGAACATCACACCTATAAATCTTCATCAAACATTCCACTTCATCGGCTACCACCTTATATTTCTTTAATCCACTTTCAATCAATAAAGCCAGTTCACCGCTATCGTAGGCAAAATGATACTTGTCAAGATTAAACCTCTTTAGCACCTTTTCAGCATAATCATAGTTGTCGCTAAAGTTGTTACGGCTAAACCATTTTTGCTGATTCATCACTAATTCCTTTCTTGCATTTTGTCAAAAATATCTAAACTTAATTCTCTACTATTTTGCAAGTGGTGACATAATGAATCATAATATTCTTCTGAATCTTCTGTCAACTTTAGCAATATTGATTTCATTTCATTATTCTGTCTTTCTATCTTATCTACTTTCCATAAAGAAAATAGACCAATTATTAAGGCAACAATGATACAAGAGGATATAATTGTCCAAGGAATGAGCATGTTATCTGTGAAGCATAGTTGTCTTTCAATATAATATTTACTTGTATAGTATACAATGCAAGATATACCAATGATAGAAGATAAAGACACAATGAATTTCTTAATCATTCTACAGCCTCCTTTCTTTAATATGGTCTTATTATACCACAAAGAAAGAAGGCTGTCAATCATTTTTTTCAACAAATACAAATTCTTTGCATTTTAATATTTCAATTAAGTCCTTTGCAAAGATAACCCCTATACATCTATCTAATCTATTCTTGCTTATACTTCTACCCTCTTCACATAATACAGTATTTTCCTTATAGGTAAAGAATGGATAATGCTCTTTGTATAATATATAATGGCAAGGTTGATCTTTCTTCTTGGCGTGGGTTATAGGAAATACAAACACGTTTGAACTTGTTTCATTTCTAATGTCCAAACTCATTACTAAACATGGTCGTACACCCATTTGCTCTGAATCTTCTCCTTTAGGCAAATTGCACATCCAAACCTCACCTTGTTTTATTGCTTTCCTTTTCATTCTATTTCTTTCTAGTTCCTCTAAAAGGCGTAAGAGAAACTTCATATCGGTCAAGCCCTTCTTTAAGATATACATAATCTTGGTCAATAGATGTTAATTCTGTTGGTATTTTTTCAACATGGTCATTGATTACAACATATAAGAATAATTTACCACTTCTGTTCGGTCTATATGATTGCACATAATAAGAACCTTGTGGGATTTCTTTAATTTTATCTTCAATCATCTTGTAACATTCCTTCCATAAATTTCCATTTGGTACGAATTTATTTTCCTTTAAACACTGTTTAGCATATATACATATCTTATCATCAATGTTACAATACAGTCTTGGAAAATATTCTGTTTCATCTTTATAATACATATGTTGGCACATATTTATTCTCACTCCTTAGTAGGGGCAAGTATTACCTCGCCCCTTATATATGTAAAAGGGATAGCCTAAACTACCCCTTGTTGGCATTACAGCTTTTTGTAATGCTCTTGTAATATCTTAACATCGTCTGCTTCTTCCATGATTATTTTATGAGAAAAATCCCAAAGAGTGCTCATAGTAGTAGGAGGTTCACCATTTTCTTTTCTATATTCGTCAATGATTTTAACCACTTCTGAATGTAAATCCATGGCTTCTTGCATCCGTTCTACTGAGAACTCATAATAATCATTTGCTAAACTTGGATATTCGTGTTTAAGGTCAATAGCCTTACGAATATCTTTATCAGCGTCATGTATCTTTTCTTTTATGTCGTGAGAAATGTTTTGTATAATTACCATATTACACCTCACTAACTAAAAAGTTGATATATTTCTTTGATTGTGCTTTTAACCATAGCACGTTCTTCTGTATTGTCTTTACTGTGCTCATTAAGTTCCTTGAACATATCTTTAAGGTTAGTTAAGAAGTGTCCAAGTTCTTGATGTGACATAGCTAAACTGTCATTACTTCCAGTCTTCTTGTACTCATCTTTATACTTCTTATAGTCAGCAAATTCATCTACAGCATCATACAATTTTTCGTCTATTTCTGTTTCTTCAATATCTGTTCGTTCTCTGTCATCTTTATGTTTTTCTTTCTTGACCCATGTTCCGTCAAGTTTACATAAATCCTTTTCCCATTTATTATATCGACACTTTAAAGTATCAATATAAGGAAGAGTCTTTTCAGACAGATTTTCGGAATACATACAAAGTTCTTCTTTCAAAGACTTCATATATTTTTCGATTATTTCTCTATCTTTCACTGACTTTCACCACCTAACATTTCTATTATAGCATCCATCTTTTTGTCTTGCTCTTTCAAATGCTCATGTATATCACTTACTGCATTTTGTATAGCATCTTGCATAGTTGATTGGTCAACATTCTCAAAGAAGTTGAACCAACCAATAAGGAAGCTAATGACACTTAAAGCATCAAGAGCTTCCCATTGTCTATTATTGCTCATTTACAGTTTCATTGTAATACACATAAGCATTAGCACTATTTAAAGTACCATCAGCACTCACTACGAAAGTAATAGGAATTGTACTTCCGCTTACAGATGGGATTGCTTTAATATATTTTGATGGAATGGTAAAAGTATATGTGCTACCAGCTATAGCAGTAAAAGTTGATACAGCAGTAGGTTCAGAAGCTCCATTTACATACATGGAAATTGATACATTTCCTGCACCAGTAGCTGTAAAAACAAAACTACCGCCAGCCTTATAAATTCCACGCCTTTTAATGACTAATGCGTTGTTTGCAGAGTCAAAAGAAGTCCTATTGTTAGTATTAAAGAACACTGTTGTAAATGGAATTTTTTCGTTAGCTGTCAAAGCTGTTGTACTTGTGTTTCCAACTTCTAACATGATATTCTCCCTTCTTTAAAGGGTGTCATGTTTCAGACACCCTTATTGAATGTCTGTTTATTATGCTACGGTTACACCAGTGTTGCATCCACAACCATATCCGTACCCATATCCATTGTAACCTTGATAACAAGGAGGATTGGTTACGTATCTACCAAGTGCGGTTAAAAGCCCTTGACTTTGCATAAAGTTAGAAATTGTGTTATCACGTTCTTGTAGCTTGTCTCTAAGTTCTTGAACAGTGTTAGCTTGCATTAAAGCTCTTGTTGCTTCGCCATCAGCATGAATAGCATTTACGATTGCACAAGTGTTTTGTGCATTTTCATACTTTAAGCTGTCGATATTGCGGTTAGTGGTACAGCAACAATTTTGTTGCTCATAACCTAAATTAGCAATACCTTGGTTTACACTGTTAAAGCCTTGCATAGTATCAAACCTTACATTGTTAATAAGATTGGCATTAGCATAACTTGCATCACAAATTCCGTTAGTAATTCCGTCCAGTTTAGAAACGATTGTTCGTGTATCAAAGCCTCTTTGAATATCTGCTTGAGTTGCTACTGCACCATTACCACCGAATCCAAAACCACTTCCCGTACCGAACAAAAGTACGAAGATGATAATGAGAGCTAGAATACCACCACTTGTGCCGCCTCCGAATAGACCGTCACCATCTCTTCCATTTGCTAAAGCCATTGCATCTGCTACGCTTAATCCGTTTCCATCCATTGCCATGTTATAATCTCCTTTACATTATAAAATATAGTTTATTAGTTGTTAATACACCATACATAATGTTGCGCACCCATTATATAGATATATTATATATCTAAAAGAGATGCACTAGAGATTGTATATAATCTATATTTACAAATTAACACTAGATACACCTCCTTTAAGCATACCTAATGTAGCGTTGTAAACTACATATAATCTTTTCATTTCATTTTATCAGTTACTTGGAAATGTAACTAATGTTTCTTTGCCACCTTTCTATTTTATAATCGAACTCCTAATGTTTTCAACATTTGTTCTATTCCTTGTGCTTGTTGCTTTACATTATTTACTTGGTCTTGCGTTACTTGACCATTTTGTATCATTTGTTGTAATACCACATTAGGGTCTTTGCCCTTCATTTCTTGAGCAAATTTCAAAAATCCTTGTAAATTAAAATTGTTACCTTGTGATTGTGGTTTAGCTCCGCCTATAGAATCCCAAAAATTAGCCATTTACCTCACCAACTTTCTCAGTTTTTGGAGGTCTACCGACCTTTTTAGGTTCTTCAACTACTTGTTGAGTTGGAGTCATTGCCTTATTTAAAATATCACTGTAATAGTTCACACTATTCTGCAACTGTTCAACCTTTTGATTTAATAAGTTAAAATCTTGGATTTGAACAAATTGATTATTGTTTTGAGTTTGACCATTATTATTTAACATTTGGTCTGTCACATCTTCAACCTTTAGCACTTTAAAATGAGAAGTACCGACAAAATCCACTTCTTTAAAGTAAATATAAGGTTCACTTGCGTCACGCATCCATATTGAGCTATTAAATGCAAGCACCTTTTCTTTCGCTTCTTGCATATTAGAAACAGTTATAAAAGGATTACCACTATTTTGTTGTTGTTGATTTTGTGGTTGTTGAGGTTGTTGATATGTACTTAATTGCCCCATGTTCATCATATTCATAGGATTAGGATTATTATTCATGCCAAAATTATTAGGCATATAATTGTTATACATCTAAAAGCCACCTTTCTTTATAAAATAAAGACTTGGCTTCATAACCAAGTCTTTTTAATTAAGGAGAGCCATAAAGACTCTCCTTTCAACTTAGTTATTTTTATGCTTGAACATCTACAACTGCGGCAGCCATCAAGGTATTTCGATTTTTTACCACGATTTCAATATCGGCATGACCTTCTGCATTAGCGGTAACCACACCTTTCGCATCGACAGAAGCATAAGTATCATTACTACTGGTGAAGGTTAGTTTTGAATTGTCAATTAGTTTAGGGGCTTTAATGCCACTATAAATAGCATATACTTGTAAAGTTTGTGTTTCCGTAGCCTTTAATTCTACATTAGCATCGGCTACAACAATAGCCTTTACATCAGCAAATTCATCTTTGTTATAGGTAATTTGCTTTAACTTAGCATAGTAACCATCATTAGAATCACAACCTTCAAGACCTGTAAATGTTGCAAGAGCATTACCACTTAAAGGTGTGGTTGTAGTTCCAGCAGATGTTAATGCAAGTTCCATAGTTCCATCAAACATAAAGTTAGGGATTTCTACTTGAACTTCGCCAACCTTAGAGCTATTTGAAAATTGCTTAACGTCTGTGCCAGCCTTAAACAAAGGCAATGTGAGTACACCATATACTTGAGCAGGAATAAATGCAGAACTTACAGTAAATTGTTCAGCACTTGCATCTGTCTTAGTATACTTAACACAAACAGTTGTTCCTTGTGGTAGGTCAGCTACATTTGCAGTTTTAGTATCTGGGTCAAAAGTAATTGTAGTCCAATTATCTTCTGATGGTAAAGAATACCATCCAATTACACCAAAATTACCAAACTTTTGAGGTGTATATTTTACTGTAATTTTATTTGCTACAGTTGTAGTAACTTGCTCTAATGTAAGAACATCTGCACCAGTTTGAATTGTCCCTCCAACGTTCAATGCCATATAACTGAAATCAAACAAAGCGTCTGTCAATGTAAGAGCCATTGCAGAATCATGTAGGTAACGACTTAAAAGGGCGTTTGCCATACCCCCACGAATATCTTCTGCCGTCACAGAAAAGTTAATACCACTATCTACTAATGTCTTACTTGTTACAATTAAGTCTCCGCTAGATTGGTCAAAAAATTGAACCGTACCAACGGAAGCTAATACAAATTTAGACATAATTTAATATCCTCCTATATTTTTTACATTGTTATTTTTATTATTAGGGTGGTGGGAGCATACCCCACCATGCGTCACCCTATGAATACATTATATCTTGAACATAATGTCAAGCATTATTTTGTTGTAAGTTCATTGCAGTTAGATTTTCAGCACCACTAATGCCTTTACTTGCCAATGTAGAAGTATCTGTAAACAATTCTTCATATGGGTCTTTCTTAGGTACAAATAATGGGTGCTTAATATCTTCTTTTACATCATATTTATAAGACCCTTGTATAATCTTCTGCCCTATATATATTTCACTATCTTTGCAAGCGTCATATATCAATTCAAATTCACGATAAGGTAATTCATTTAATTCTTTAAATGTTTTGCTTGTCTTACTTGATACAAATGCTTTCTTCTTTTCTAAAGTTGGAGAAGTGATATTACTATATTTTGTTTTATAATATTCTTGCATCAATTCTTTAACTTCGGGTGAAACATATCTGTCATCATAATTTGGGTCATTTTGTGATTGAATTATCTTTGAAATATCATCAAATTCTTTTGGTCTGATAATTGCTTTAATTGTCGTATCTTGCTCACATATGTATATCTTATTATCTACAAATGCAACATAATCTTCATCCATACACAATTTAATTAACCATCTTAGTTTATCTTCTGATTCTTTGTTCATTGCGAATATTTTTTTGATAAGAAATTCAAGATAAGACATTTGAATAATTTCAATATCATTGATTTCATTCTTCTCTATACTCAAAATTTCTTTCGCCCATGAATATCGTGAATAATCTTTCACTAAAATAGGTTTAATATAAATCAAACCACCATCTTTTAATTCATATGGTACATTATCCATATTTACAAAATAATTCAATTCTAATGTTTCTAAATCAACCACAGCTACCTCCACTATCAGCACCAACAAATTGTAATGCCAATATTAAACTACGACCATAGAACGATTTAGAGTTGCCAATATTTAGTTGGCTATTACAAGACCTACTTAATTCTCTATTGAATTGAAATACTCCACTACCAATTTCAATATCTCTTCCGTTCATAACAGATAGAAATAATGCTTCCATAATATCTGTTCTTTCGCACAAAATTTTATTTCTTCTTACTAATGAAGTCTTTTCATTTGTAACAAAGTCTGCTTCAAAACATACTATTGCTTCAAATTGTGTTGTAGGAATTGTATTATATCTATATAATCTTAACTGTGTTTGGGCTTCGGCACTATCCATAGCAGAACCAATCAAAGGTTTTAAGAAAACATTAAAATTTTGTTCAATGCTTTCTCCTTGCCATATCATTGCCTTTTTCTCTTTTAATGTAAGATTTTTCTGTTTTAGTGCATTAACTTCTGTATATTTAAGCAATTTCCAAAAATCTTCTGCATCTTGACTTGTGTCTGTTAATAACACTTCAATAATTTTGTATGGGAAGTCTGGTATCTCTGAAAAATTATTAAAAGCCATATAATTATTTTCATTCGCTAACATAACTTTCCTCCTACAATAGTCCTAATAATTCGATTGCCATTACAACGTCATCACAACCGTCAGCACTAAAAATTAAAACCAAATCATTATCAGATTCTTGCCTCACAGTAAGTTTATATCCATCAAGTGTTTCTGTTAATGTATAAGAATATACATCTGCTCCACTTGACATACAAGTTACAATCTCGTTTTGTTTCTCTCCTTCAATATACACACCACAAATAAAATCAATTACTTGACCTTGATTCAATTCTGTGATATTATTAGGATTAATAACAATTTTCTTTTCAGGTAAATAGTCATCCACAATTTTAATTGTTATCGTGTCATATATGCTTTCATTATCAGCCATAGAACACGTTATTTGCCCTATAGAGCCTATTTCTCCTATAACTTGATAATTTCCTTGCTCATCAATTTCAACAATGCCAGAATCGCTTGTAGACCACTTTAAAGGCTCATCTATAACATCTGTTCCATTCTTAACTGTTGCTGTCAATTTACCTTTAAATCCTTGCGTTTGTTCAATATTGTCTTGGTCAATCTTTAATGTATAATCAACCTTGTAATAATCACATATGTTCAACTCTTTATTATCACTTGGTAATAAAGCACTATAATCCACATAAATTTTTACACAAGTGACTTGACCATTTGTACCTTCTTCACGCATATAATTGTTTACTTCTTCCACCTTAAATGCGGTCGAATGTTGAAACATAAATCTTTGATTCTTAACAATGGACATAGTATAGTCATTAGCTTGCACAAGAATAATCAATCTTGTGTTGGGTACAGTACCATCTTTGTTTATTAAGTTATTTGTAGAACTAATATCTGTTCCCAAATAACAAGGCATCTCAACTATTTTACCATATTCATCAATCCAAGTCAATACATTATTGCACCGAACACAACTAAAATCAGCTACTTGGTCAAGTGTTCCCATACGATCATAGCATATATAATATTCTTCATGCTCACCATCTAAAGCCATTTTATAATACTGACCTTTATAATTCTGTTTATGGTCAATATCTTGAAATAGAACTCTAACAAAGTCTGAATATACTTTTGAAGTGTTGATTAAATTGTCTGAAATAACATCAACCCATGCTTCATATTCTGTATATTCGTCTACAAATGGTAAAGCTGATTGTTCTTTAATTGTAAATAATTGTGTTGTGTTTATCCATTGGTCATTTATTGTAGCTTGAACAAGACCTTTATAATATTCTTTTGGAGTCTGTACTATTTTGTCTAAATAATTTTTTACATTAAAATTAAACATTAAGCACCTCCAAAGAAAGGCAATTTATCAAAATTACTAAGTTGATATGCAGTAATAGCTTCTGAAAGTTCTTCTTCCATTGCCCCAAGTCTTTCCAATCGTTTAGAAATGTTGGCTTGTTCGGAGAACGCCTTAAATGATTTAGAACTAAGATGTAACTTAAATTGAGTTACATCATCTAATGCTTTCTTATACCAACCTAATGATACCCCAAGACAAAGAATATATACTTCTTTACTTGATAAATCAGCATCAAACACATATTCAATATTATCATTACCATTTTCATCTTTTATTACTTCTGAATGGTATGATAAATCAGTCAACGTTCCGTCAAAAATGTCGATACTATTACATAAAAAACCGCCTAAGAAAGTGTAAAATGCTTGCTCATCCATCTTAATTAGGTTGTCTAATTTATAATCAGTGAATAATGTGGTATATGCTCTATTTAACACATCCTTAAATGTCACACGCATCTTGCCACCTCCTTTATGTACTCATGGGAGTTAGGAAACTCCCATTACTATTTATTTGTGAATTTTTCTAAATTGTTCTACAATTTTTTCAATATCAATATCTGTTCTCATAAAAATATCAGCAATTCTATTTCTATCTAATCTTGCACCATTAGCCATATTTTCAGCTATTTGAGCCGCTAAAGATTCTTGCATATCTTTATTCAATCCACAGAAAATATCAACACATTCATCACTATCAAGATTCATAACATGTTCAATAGCTTCTTTATTACTAATATGTTTATATGCTTCTGTAAGGTCTTGGTCTTCTACAATATCTTTATCAAGAATATAAAAATAACCTTGTTCTGCTTGATTACGATATGATTGAATAGAAAGAATTTCTTCCAATTCAGAAGTTTTCATTGTAATCATCTGACCAAATTCTTTAAAAGTAAAAGCCTTCCCTTTCCCATCTTCTTGAGTAGTAAGATTATAAATATTTGGAACTAAACTAATAACTTTTACTTTCTTTGGTAAATTCTTAGTTTCTGTATTTCCATCAGACTTTAGTGCTTCAACTAATTGTTGTAAATCAGATTTTTCTTTATCTGTTTTTTTTGCTTTTTCGGTAGACTCAGCTAATTGCTTTTGTAGCGCTAAAATTTGTTCTTGCATTTTAGCCATCATTTGAGTCATATCACTTTGCTCCATAACTGTTTCTTCAACCTTTGGTCTAGGTTTTCTTCCTCTAGTTGAAGTTGTTTTAATTTCTTCTGCCATTTATATAAAAATCTCCTTAATTATCTTAATTTAATATGTACGAGGGAGCAACAAAACTCCCTCAATTTATTTACTCTATTATTGTAGAGAAATTTGACCACAAATCGAATTAGTCGCACAAACGATGCCCCATGCTTTATTAATTGTATGAGTTTGACTCATGTTAGCGTTCTCAAATTGCCCACTAGGAACGGTCAAAGAACCGCCTACTGCAATCTTGATAATCTTATCAGAAGCAGGGGATACAACATAAATCTTATTGTCGGGTAACTTTAATCCGTAAGTTGTAGACTTCCTATCAGCAAAATTAGGAGTAGGAATTACATCATAAGTCATAAAGTCCTTAACATATCCTAATCTAACCATATCGTCATCAAGAGTATAACGATAATTTGCATCAGTAGGCACAATCTTGGAAAGAGATAAAGGAGTTCCAGCAAATACAGCCTTCTTTCCACCATTCCAAGCAGTTACCTTATCTGCAAGACCAACAGCGGTCGCTTGTGTATAGTTTTGAACTTTGAGTTCATTAGGCGTATTAGCATGATTTACTGCACCAGTAAACGCATCCCATGCTTCATCAACCATTTCAAGTTCAATAGAACGAACAGCCTTCATTGCTTCCTTTGCAATAGATTTTCTGCCAGTAAGAATCTCAAACAAAGTAAAAGTAAGAGATACTTGTCTATTTTCGGGAGCAACAGTTACAGTTTGACCTTCAAGTTGTTGGAATAGACCATTCTTTTGTCTGTAACCAGCTTTATAGACATTGTAAAGTGCATTGTTGTCAAGGTCGAACTTTGCAGTATCACCCCAATCAATATATGCAATTTCAGCAATAAGACCTACAGAAGTATTAAGTGCTTCGGGTAGAATCATATCAATCATTCTATCAAAGATGGAATCAGCAAAAGACTTAACGATAGGGTTTTCACAGTAGTGTGCATAATCTCCGTCATAAGCAGAAACTTCTACCTTAGAACGTCTTGCAATTTCTTCTGCAAACATCTTGTTAATAGCCTTTTCCTTGTCATCCAAAGACATAGCAGAGAAAGATTTACCCTTTACATTTCTTTCAACGGCAAATACATTATCAGCATAATCTTTGAATACTTTATAAAGTTCGGGAGATTCTTTAGCAAATCTCTTTACACTCATCAATTCTCTCATATCTGTATTATCTCCTTATCAATTAGTTTTGTTCTACTTCACAAATATAAAGTTTAGCAAACTCCATACCAATACCACCATTGCCATTGTTAGGGAAAGGTAGTGTTTCAATATCAATTACTTTAAGAGAAGTAGTAGCGGCGGTTGCGGCATCTTTCTTCTCATACCCATCAGCACCTTGTTCAAGGAACTTACCCTTTTCTACAGTCTTTACATCTGCCGCTTTAATAAGTTCAGCAGTAATACCTACAATATCTCCCTTTGTTAGCTTGAAAATATCAAATGTTCTACCAGTCAAGTTAGTATAATCTCTAGGGTCTTTTGTAAGACCAGCAAAGAGTCTTCCGTTTACATCGGTAAAATGCTCAGAAGGATTATATGCCATATATAGACCTTCACCCTCTGTAGCTTTAGTTACATTCCATACACCATCGGCATATTCACCGAGCTTTACAAGCATACCGCCATCAATATCAACCACAGACTTAGCACTTCTATTTAATGCTTCTACGTCTTTAGCACTGATTCTTTTTTCAATCATAAAACCATGTCTTGCCATGTTATTGTCTCCTTATCTTATAGATATTTTTTATAAATGTCATCAACGGTTTCTTTTGCTGTAGTTTCTTCACTAACACCAGCAAATCTCATAATACCGTCATCATCTTGTTTTGGTTTGTTCTTAGTTGCTTCATAAGCAAATGCCTTTACCTTATTTTCAAAAGCACCAAGTTCACCTAAAGAAAGGTTTTTACCTTCTTCGGAAAGTTCAGAAAATTTCTTCTCGTCAAGATCTTCCTTAACAGAAGCCATAATTGCAGAAAATTTCTTATCTCTCTTTTCAGTATCATTAGCTTCCTTTTCAGCCTTTAATTCAGCATTTTCTTTAGACATTTGAACAAACTTTTCAACAATTTCATTAGCAGACATTTGTTTCATAACCTTTTCTGCTAAGTCCTTATTTTGTTCTGTCTCTTTTTCAAGCATTGCTACCATAGCAACTTGGTCAACGTAAGCATCTAAGGAAAATTTCTTTTCTTCCTCTTGAGACTTTTCTTCTTTCTTTTCTTCCTTAGATTCTTTACCAGTCATTGTTTTTGTTTCATCGCAACCCATTTCTTTAGTCTCCCCTTCTTTGGGTTGTTCTTCCTTATTATCTTGAGCCATTTCTTTATTTTGTTCTTTTTCTCCCATAATAACATCCTTTTCAGTATCAGTAAATAATTTATATTTATTATCAATGTTTTCATCAGAGAACTTTTTAACATTGCCTTGCTCAACATAAGTTTTTTCTACTTCTACAATATCTTCGCCTAATACAATGTTATCATTCTCAATAGTAATATTAAGTTTATACATTGTAGCTTCATCTTTTCTATAGATTACAGCAAATTTTTGTGTACCTTCTTCATAAATTCCTTCAATTCTATAAATAGAACCGTAGTCATTGTCTGGGTATTTTGTTACCAAAATATCATAAATGGTGCTCCAAAGATTTCCAATATCTATAGCAAACTTCTTTTCGCTTGACATAGTGCCCTCCTTGTCATCTTTATATAATCCCAATCGTTTTTGAATGGAAATTGCTTTTTCAGCTACACTAGAGTCATGTTGTTCTCCATAAGCTCTAGCACTTGAAAGACCCTCTGCATTATATACCCATTTACCATCTTTTAAATTCATAACTGGATATTTTAAAGAACCTTTTCTTTTTTCTTCCCAACCATCCTCTAAAAGTAAGCATACACTTTTAGCAACAGTCTTAAAATTCTTTTCTTTTAATAAATCATCTTTTGCTTTATTTCCATTCCAATCTCCCATATCAACAGCTTCTTTAGACTTATCTACTGGGTGAGATTGTAATGATTCTTCTGCAAATTGCTTAACTTTAATTTCTGTCCCAGCTACAGACGGGTTATAACGAAGCCCTAACACGGTAATTCCATGGATATGATAACTCAATACTGGATTATCAATATTTAACTCAACACCAAATTCATCTACAGCTTTTCCATATTCATTCTCATCATACTCTGTACTACAAGAAAATTCACAACTTACTGTTCTTTCATTTTTACTACGGAACATATCTACAACATCTTTTGCATAGATTTTGCTTAGTAACCCTTTTACAACAACAAATTCTTTTTCAACACCATCTACTTCTTTCATTCTAAATTCCACTTCTTCATTAGGTGGAACATAACCAAGCACCGATTGTTCTATCTCATGTGATTCTGTGTCTTTAGTAAACTTATCATATTTGCCTATAATAAATTTTCCTTTAAAAGTATCAGCATCACGTTCAAGAACTTCTCTTGAAAAAGGATTTTTATGGGTATTGTTACCCTCTGCCAAAGCATAAATTTCTACAACGGCAAAATCGGGGTCTTCATTTTGTTCTCTATACATTTGAACATCGTCAACAGAGAACTTCTTTATATATTCTTGCATTATAAACCCTCCATTGACATAAATTCAATTAGTTTTTTACTTTTTACATAATATATAAATTCATTATCTATATACTTAGGATAAAACCCATGCTCATGTAATACATTACTTATATCACTATTCACAGCAATATATTTATCCTTATCTTTAGGAGTTTGTCTTATAATCATTTCAACCCTCCTAATCTACATAATCAGAAACTTCCTCTGTCTTATCAGACCTTTCAGAAGAATCTTTCTTTGGCGCACCTACATTATCTTCACCACTTGATTGCATTGTATTAGCATTTAACATCATAGTTAAATTACTAATAAATGTAGTATCATTATGAGCACACTCTAAACTACGTTGAAATGCTTGTGGTTTCATTCCATAAGCACTCGCCCATTGAGTTGCATCTAATACAATCCCTTTATCTGCAAAATTTCTTAAAGTTTCTTGTCTTTGTTTTCTATCCCACGGTCTATTAAGTCCATCAAAGGAAAACTCAAACTTATACTTTGTTGTTTTCTTATTTACATAGAAATTAAGGAATTGATTAAATTGCTCATATAAAGGCTTCATAAAACAATAATCTGCATAAATAGCATTTTCAAGTTCTGATTGTGCCATTTTAGTTGTTGTATAAATCATTGTGCTTGCACTTGCCCCTTGTGCGGCAGTTGTAGTATATTGCTTTTCAACCATACTTGGATTACTGTCTGTAAATTGCCAACCTTTAATATCTTTCAAAGGAAATGCACTAGCTAAAATATTATTTGATTTCAAACCTCTAGTTACAAGATTCATCATTTGTCCTAAAACTTGAGGTGTGATAGCAAATTGATTTGCTTTTTGACCACTTTTATCAGTTTGCATAGTTTCAATTTCACCAGCCATAATAAAATATGCCGAAATCAAATCTTTATTCTTTTGCATTTCTTCAATAGCGTCATTATTTAAGCAATTCTTTAACAAAGTCATCAAAGGTGGTACTTGCCTAAAATTACTTAAATCAAACTTAAATGCATATGCTCCATCATTAGGACTGCATTGTACCCAGTTTGCGTAAGAACCATTCCTATAATTTAATTGAGCAGACGGAATATATTCTCCATTCTCATTAGTATATGCTTCTTTGAATTTCTTCTTCAAAGCAGGAGCAAACAAGTTAATGTCTACGTTACCATTAAGAAAATAGTTAATATCAAAGTCATATAATAATTGACTACAATTAAAATATCCAGTCAACATACAGTTCTTTTGTGGCATCATTTGTAATGAAAACTTTTCATTTCTACGAATTTTGCCTTCATCACTATCAATGTCAATAGGACTATTTAAGTCTTCATATGAGTCTCTAAACCATGTATAACACGTTTCGGTTCTTAACATTTGCTTAACAACTTTGTCAAATTCTGTTTTATAATCAAAGTTATCAAGAAACTTATGAACCCTTTTAATATCATCTTTATATTCTTTTGAATTATAATCACTTGGATTCTTAATGTTCTTACAAGTGTAAGACAAATCAAAAGAAAGTAGTCCACCAAAATATCTTAAAGTCTTAGCATAAATCGCATCCCAAATTTCCATAAATTCAGAATATGATGCTAATGAACCATAATCATAAGGTGCTGTTTCTAATGCTTTAGATAACTTTTCTTGTGTTGGTTTTTGACCATTGTTATTTAAAGCAAGCAAGTTTTGGTTTTGTGAAAAAGGAGTCCAAAAATACCCTCCATTCAAACCGTTATATAAGCCTTGAGCAAATTGTAAAACTTGGTCTAATTCTTGCTCAGAAAGGCTTTCTTTATTTTCACTCAATATGAAGTTACTCCTTTCTCATATATTTTTGTCAACCAGTTGTTTGACTTAACCATTGCCAATCATCAAGATTGACTTCATCATCATACTGCTTATTATATTTGTTATAAATCTTATCAGCCAATAAATTACCCATGGCTAAAGTCATATATCTATCCTTTACATCTGTCCTTTTAGCTTCTTGCAATTTAATATTCCCATTGTCTAAAAATTTAACTTCTAATGATATTGCTTCATTTATCATATACTTAGTTTGTATAAATGGCAATATTGCTTGAGCTTTTTCTTCTGCTGATTTTAAAATAAATCTAGGGTCAGAATCTTCTATTTTAACTTTCATTTCACTATCATCTTTTAATAAAGAAATAATCTTATCCTTTAATGCTTTTCTTAAAGCTAAGTGCATTTCACTGTTTAAATCAGAAGTTCCAGCAAAAGGTATTATCACTTCTTTTGCATCGGAAGAAATAGTTCTTTGAATTTTATCATTTATAACGGTATCAGAAGAAATTTTTAAGTCTTTATCTAAACAAACAGTCCAAGCAGGATATGTCATATTAAATTCATTATCTTCTGTTTCTACTGTCATAAGGTCATACACTCCTTGACCAACACCTTTTACATCCATCATTAAATAAGAAGCATGATATTCATAAAAATATCTTTTCATATTACGAACTTGCAATAATGTATTCAATCCATTTTTAACTATAATATTTTCAACTCGTCTTTCACCAGTTTCTTTATTTATAGCCATAAATATATAAACACTATTATCATTTTCGTTGCCAGATGCCAATGCTATATCACAAACAATAATTCTAACCCAATCATCTGTAAATTTATAACTATTTGGTTCATTGTCTATAATTTGTTCTATTGTTCTTACATAAAAAGGATGCTCAAGTATTTGATTTTGCTCAAAATCTTCAAATTTGAATATACTATTTTCATTACTTCCTAAGAATATATTCAAATATTCTTGTTCAAAAGACATATCATCAGTGTCTTCTTTTTTTTGTATGTACTGTTTCGCTGTTTGTATTCCATTCGCTACAGCAGTAAAAATATCACCAGCAAAAAAACCATATCTATTATTTTTATCTTTATAATGTTTATTTACAGATTTTTTTAAATGTGTCCACATCCAATTTGTCTTTGTTTTTGCGCTACTTAAAAATATCTGTTTGGTTTCTTCTGGATAATCTTTTGGTCTTCCAGCAAATTTTCTTACTTCAAGTGTAGGAGAAATAATTTCTTCAAAGTCTTTTCTCTTAACAAGAACACATTCGTCTACAATAACTATTTGACTTCTTTTGCCTCTTGCACTGTCACCACAATTTACTGCAAATATTTTACTATTATTTCCAAATTCTACAATTTTAGCACCCGTGTTATCATCCTTTTTAAATTTAATCCAACCATCTTTTCTAAGTTGGCACAAAACAGGACTACTCCATCTTGTTCCCTCAGTACAAAATATTTTATCTATCTTTTCATCTAAAATTAAATTACTTTGTGTTAATGTCATAGATGTCACTAAAACATTGCAAGCTGGATATAATAAAGCCGCATCAATAGCAAATAATCCTATATCAAAAGATTTTGCGCTACCACGACTTGCCAAAGTATCTTGTACTTCGTTATCAGCCCAACTATTTATTCTTTGCTTTTGAAATTGACTAATTTTTATTTCCAAATAATCTTCATTAAAAATGTCAAGATTTCTACGATAAAATGTACACCATTCAATTACATTTTGCTCAATATCTTCTTTAGACAATTTTTGTCTATCTTCTCTCTTTTTTTTAAGAGTAAGTTTTTCTAGTTCTTTATTATCAATCATCGTCTAAGTTATATTTCTCCACATCATTAATATCAATATCAAAATCTCTATGATTACACAAAGTATTTAATAGAGGTCTTAACACCATATCTTCTTCATATTTTCTTAATTTATTAAAGTCCTTATATTTCTTAGGCTCTTTATATAAATCAGCAGGTTTTGTCTGTTCGATTTGAGCAATTTTAGCAAAGAAACTTTGTTCACTTGCGGTTTTAGGTCTATTACTTTCAAATTGGTCTACTTTTAATGTAGCCATTGTTTTACTAATTCTGTTTTGCACCTTGTCAATAGTTTCATCACCTTTATACCTATTATCATTAATTTTTCTTAATAATAATCTATCTCGACACAAATCCCTATATAAATCTTCTTGTTGAGGGTTTACAAATTCTACACCTTTAGTATAACGATTAAATGTGTCATTCAAAAATTCATAGTCTTGAACTTCATCTTGTATTCCCCAATCAATTTCCCATTGTTTCATTTCTTTCTGCTTAATTTCAGCAGTTTGAATTTTACTATCAACCTCTGTAATATCTACATTAGTTGCACTAAAATCACTCCATATTTCTTTATTCTTAGAATATTTACGGAGTTCATTCATATATGTACCTATATTGATTGATGTTTTCTTACCATTGACATCACCACTTAAACTACGTTCATTTACTTTTTCATAAACTTCTTTAATAAACGGTGTGTCAATCTTCATCAATGTATAGTATAAAGCAGTCTTAGCCGATTTTGTTTCATCTAAATAATAATTAAAAATTTTACTGCAACATTCCTTACAATAAGGAACTTTACCATTGGCGTGAAATTTACTCCACGAACTAAAATATTCACTTTCCTTTTTCAAACCAATACATTGTAACATTGGAGTATTATGACCCATACATAATGTTACATTTTCTGCTTTTCTTGCCATAATAACACCTCTAATATGTACGGAGAATCAGTCAACCATTGATTGACCAATCCTCCCCAAACGAATTTAATTAAATCCGATTCTATTCTTTACTTTATTATCTTCCCAATCATCATAATATTGTGTATTGGGTGCTTCAAAACCTATACAATTTGTATTTACAGGTTCTAATTGTTCTTGTAAATCCATAATGTCTTTATTTATTTTTAGGACTTTCTTTGTGCTAATCCCTTTTAAGATTTCAAGAAAACTACATATAATTTCTACAACTTCATCAATTATAGGTAACGCTACTAAAGCAGTAATCATTCCTAATATGTATATCTTTAATTTTTCCATATAATTCTCCTATATAGTAAGTTTTAAAGAATTGTTAGCACATATAACTTTCGTGCTTTTACATTTATCTGATAAAATATCTTTTAATCCTTTTGCCAAACTTTCTTTAGCTTCTGATGAGCCATGATGCAAAATTATCTTATTACAATTTATATTTGAATAATAATCAACTAACGTTTCGTACATAGCATGACCACTCATTGATTTCAAACTATATGAAGCACATTTAATAGTATAAGTTTTCCCATCAATATCTATTGTTTCTCTTTTTGGGTCTTTCAACATAGAAGCCAAACTTCCTTCTGTTGAATATCCACAAAACAATATTGTAGCGTTTGGGTCTGACACTATTTTTTTAAAGTGGTGTCTAATTCTTCCATTGGTCATCATTCCGCTTGTTGACAGAATAACACAAGATTCATTAGAATCAACTAATGCTTTGCTATCATCGGGTTTAGAACATAATACTAAATTTTTCCATTCTAACATTTTATCAAATTCTTGTAATTCCTCATCATATAAATTTTCTCTTAACAAATACAATAAATCTATTGCCAAAGGTGAATCAATATAAATGTGTTTATTAAATGTATTATCATCTTTATATAGGCTATATATCATTTGTAATATTTGTGGACATCTACATTGTGCGAATACAGGAATTATCAATCTGCCATTCATTCTAACAACTTGTGTATCAATAATAGTCTTTAATTTATCTAAATCGTTTTTACGTTCTTTCTTTCTTACTTTGAAATTAGGTCTATCACCATAAGTGCTTTCACAAATAGCAATATCACATTTTTCAACTTTTTCTAACTTTCCAACATACTTATTATCTACTAATGGATTTCCTAAATCACCAGTATACAATATTTTCTTTGTTAAATTGTCAATAGTTATCCACAATATAATTTGACAACCATTTATTAAATGACCGCTTGGAACAAACATAAAACTTAATTCATCATCTATTACAATTTTTTCATTGATAGAAAATTCAATTATATGTTCATAAGCGTCATCTACAGCATCAAGCTCATATAGCGGTTTCCATTTCTTGTTTTCTTGCTTGTTTATGACCTCAATATCTCTTTCATTGATATTTGCAGAATCTACCCACATTCTTTTTAGCACCTCTTTTGAACCATAAGGCACTACAATACAACCATTGAATCCATCCTTACAATATTTTGGGCATAAGCCAATATGATCTTGATGTGTGTGGGTTAAAAATATCAAGTCAATATCTTTTGGTCTATATTCTTTTGTTTTTCTATTATTAGTTAAGTAGTCTTGCTTTTTATCATTACTTTGATGCATACCACAATCTAATAATATTTTATGATTAGGTGTTTCCACATAAACATTAGACCCAGTTACTTCTTGTGCCGAAAAACTATCAACAAAAGAAATCTTTATTTTTTTATCTTTCTTTGCCAAATAAATTTCCACCTTTCGGTTATATTCATATGGACTTCATATGTACGAAAAGAGCCAACAGTCAATGACCATTAGCCCTTAACAAAATAAATATGTAGTGTCAACGCAAAATCCCTTTATTCGTCATTTTTTTCTGCTACCGTTGACTTGGTGCAACTCCACACTGTTATTTTATGACACTCTTTCTGAGCCAGCTCCTATACCGTTGCACGTTACCCTATCAATCTGATTGTTTGTCCTCTTCTCAATTAAGTCTCGCATGGACTATGTAGACAGCCTTTTAAAGTCTTGTCGGACTCCACATTATAAAACTCGGTGACGAACCGAGGTCGTTTCTGTTATGTTGTCATCATAACATAGTGATTTCCAATCACAAAATATTCTTATAGGCAATCTGCAAATTACCTATAATCAATTCAACTATAACCAATTTCATATTTTGCAGAATATTACTCTTGTAACTTTGTTGAACAATTGAAAGTTAATTTTTTAATGTCCTATAGACGTTGTTCTATACGTCCCGTTAAGGGAATTTTTTCTTTTTGGTGAGTTTTAGCTGGATAAGAATTAACCAACGGATTTTAGCACCGCATAGCTTTTGCCCTACTTGTATTATCCATATAGGTATAATCAAGTATGCTACTACAAGATACTCCACTTGCAAGGTTTAACCTTGATTAGTATAGATATTCTAACCGTCTATCTCGATGAAAACCCTTACGGGATTGCAGTTACCCATAACTGCAACCATTCAATACCACACATTAGCCACATATTGTTTGGTTTACCTCTTTTATGTGTGTCGGGTTAAATGAGGAGGTTTTTAATATGTATACATGAATTTTCCAAGACGGAAAATATGTAAACTTTTATCTTATAATGAGATTATACCACATAATCTTTAATTTGTCAACAACTAATTATAAATCTTCGCTAGAATAAATTGCATCTTCTTCGCTAAACTTATCTCTATTATCTCTATGTTGAATAAATTGAACTTCATCAATAAATTCATAACCAATAGAATTAAGTAAATACTTAAACCAATTAGCAAATTGGCAAAGTTCATGGTCGTAATATAACTCTTCTTGCTTTTGTAGACAAGTCATATGACCTTCTGAATCTACAATGGCTAAATCACAAGCGATTATTGGTCTATCTTCTTCACAATATTGACACATAATTTTTCCCTTTCTTAATTTAAAATATACTTATAAGTTTCTGTATGACCGTAAATATCTGAAAATCCATAAATTTTTATAGAAGATTTTCCTCCACACATTAGTGAATCACTATATGAGTCAGACCCTATAAAAGAAGGACTAACTAAAACTTCACAATCATTACAACAAGATTCATACATAGGAATTTCTTTACCATTATGAAAATGCCCTAAAATACAATAATCTATAAAATTTCTTGTTAAAATACTTAAATCTTTAATAGAAGATTCGATATTTTTAATTGTATGTCCATGCAAGGCAACAACTTCATATCCAAATATAGGAATTTCTATATATGTTTTCTCATCTTCTAAATGAACGCTTATTCTGTAATTATCAGAACATAAATCTTTAATATAATGTCCAATTACATATTCAAGGTCTTCCTCGCCCAATTCATTAGCTTTAGCACCTAAAACTCTTAATTGTGTGTGATTTGCTTTTGGCACATGATAATATTCAACATAACAAAAAGTAGAAATTTCATTTAAGAAAGTCGCAATAAGTCTACTCACTTCAACTGTAGCTTTTACAATGCTGGTATCGTTTAATTGTAAATCTTTGAGTCTTAAAATTCCTTGTATGCAATCTCCTAAACTAACAATATTTAGTTTCGACAAATGATGCTCTTCAATGAATCCTATTACATATGCAGTCATTAGTTCAAATCTTTGCTTTGCAATTTCTGGTGAGTATTCATTATTCATACTTTTGAATTTTGCACCATAATGAATGTCACTTAACGTCAATAAGTATTCTTTTGTTTCACCATCTTCAACAAAAACTTCTTCAAACTTCGGCAAAGGTAATGTTTCTTTTACTTTCCCAATATATTCATAGAATAATTCTTGCCTTGATTCAGCTCTATCAATGCGTTGTCTTTCGACATTAACAGTTTGAAGTTTAATTCTTTCTTTTCTAATATCTTCATACTTCTTATCTAATTCTTTTGAATAATTATCTTCTTCTATAAATTTACTTTTGTTTTCTTGTAGCACCCTTTGAAATGATTGATACCTCTTCCGATAAGCGCTTTCAGAAAAATTATTTCCAAGCAAATTATTTAGAATATCCGCAACATCTTCCCATGTGCCAACAATTTCTTTCTGAGAACAAACCCTATAAACTAACTGTTCATCAGTTTCGTTCTCTAGTCTTTTAAAATCCATATGTAATATTTTTCTCCAATCTTTTTATTTATTAATAGTTTCAGATTCCCATTCATTTAACCAAACATAATGTTTTCCTTTATATGAATGACTTTTATTCTTTTTGTTACAACTATTGTATATATTTATTTCTGCTGAATGTTTATTTGTAAAATTTTGATTGTTTTTACAATAATCTCTTATATTGTATATTATCTCTTCATCTTCAATACAATATGCTACTTTTGCAGTTGGTAATGCTCCTTTATATTGTTCTAAGTTAATATAAACTAAATTAGACCATACTTTAAATTGCATACGAGTATTTCTCCCATATCCATATTTGGAATGAAAACTTTTATGGCAATTATCACATAAAGAAATACCATTAGTTTCATCGGTTCTTCCCTCTTTGAACCAATCGTAACTATTCAAATGATGAACAACATCAGCTCTATTTCCACAAATTTTACATTTTCCTTTATCTCTAATTATTACCTTTTTAACAAAATCAGTATATTCTTTGTAGCCACGCTTTATTTGTCTTTCTTCTTCTGTTAAATTATTATTAAAATTAGGATGTTTTTCTCCACAAATTAACATTGAACTACATTTATTACAATATGTTTTACCATTATGATTATTTTGTATGTAATCATTCCACATATTTGCTGTAATTTTTCCACAAATATCACATTTGCATTTTACTTTGTAATTACTTCCTTTTGGTAAATCTTGAACTTTTACTTTTATTTTAGTGCCTCTTGGGGTTGTCGTTCTAATAATCGTAATATCGCCATTTTTCTTTGTATAAATATGTTCCACAACTGGAATTTTATACCCAAGATTTTCATAATATTTTTTCTCAGAACCACATACTCCAACTTCTACTTCTTGAGTTAATAACATATATATATTCCACCAATCTCTCCAATCAAAATATTTTATTTAAAAGAGTGGGTGATAGGATTGGAGGACTATCATTCGTAAAGTTTGCAATTCTTTACTATCCACTCTTAAAATAGACCATTGAGCAACGAACTCATACAATTCTCTTATGGTCTAATTATTTATTAAAGTTCATCAATGCATTTTAAATTTAGTTCAGTTCCACACATATCTTCTAATAAATTATTCAATTTGTATTCTTTATCTTCTACTGTAACAATATATTCATTATTTTCATTTATATCCAAATAACCTTTAATCTCTAAAACTCTTGTTTTCTTTATGGATTGCTTTGCCATAATATTTCCTTTCTATTTCTTTGCTTGCCTAACTTTCCAATCATCATTCTCTTGTCTAGCTTGTGATACATTCAATGCTTTGACAAGTAATTCTTCTGTAGTAGGCTTTTCATTCTTATGACGTTCATTGTATTCTCTTACAATTTGTGCTCTTGATTTTTTATTTTTCTTACGTCTATTAGGTGGTGTAAAATCATCTTCATTGATTGCTCTTTCTAAAGCCTCTGATGGTTTGAACAATACTTTGATTTTAGGTGCAATGTATCGAATAATAGACCCACCTTCTTCAAAGTTACCCATCTTTTTATCTCCACTTGGTCTTTCATATATTTCAAAAGCACCAAAATCCATGAAATAGATTCTTTCGTTTAGTTTTAATTGTTTTAACACAACTTTATATAAAGAATCCAACACAGTTCTAATTGTTCTAGGAGATAATTTGCTTTCTAATGCAATTAAATTACATAGTTGGTCAATAGTTAAATCTTTCTTAGCCATCTTTATGCTCCCTATACCATTGACGTTTAGATGCTTCTTTCCTAGATTCTCTAATTTCAGGCTTTACAACAAAGACTGGTAAATTAAAGTCTGGTCTGTCTTCTTCTGCAACTTTGACGATACTTCCACCATTATCCCAGTCTGGGATTTTATATGTACTACCTTTTTTCATTCCTTTATATTTTTTTAATTTGAATGTGCCAACATAAGGTAACGGCATTGTAAAATCACTAGGCGTATTATCAGATGCCATTAGTGACTTATATAATTCAGCAAATTCTTGCAAACATTCACGAACTTGTGATTTTGTAAGATTAGATTTCTTAGCAATCAGTTCAACAATATCTGCCGTTGTAAGTCTTGGATTTGTCTTTTCTACTGCCATTGTTTCTCCTTTCTTTAATTTATTTTTGACAGCATATTATTTACAACCCCACTGTCGGGGTTGACATAGCAATATTTTTAGCAAAATTTTATAGTTTGTTTACTCCCTTTATTATTAAACCCACATATTGTAACCCTATGGGTGGGGTATTAAAGAAGTGATTTATTGCTTTCGACTTCTTGCATACTTTTGTTTAATCGGAGTGGAGATTTTCATTTCTTCTCCATATAAAGAAACGCAAGTCCGATAACAAAAAGTGCCAAGAAAGCTAGTAAAATCAAGGGGTTTGGGGATTTTCGATAAGTACACAAAATCACTTTTCTCTTGTAATTCTCATACAATTTTTATTTATTTCTCTATGAACCTCTTCTGCGCATTTGCTACAATATTGTGTTCTGTGGTCATTTTTACTCTTAATCTTTACCAATTTCCCACACTTTTCACATTGCTTATAATTTGGCTTGATATATGAAAGGAATAGATTACCGAGGTTTTGCATTTGGTAAACCTTAATCACTTCTTCATCATCTTCTTGTTTTACTTCTTTTAACTTAATTGCAAGGCTTGTTACATAGTCTGACATAGAAATCTTTTCTTCTCTAAGCAACTTTCCTACGAACAATGCCTTATCTTTTGATGATTTTGTAATATTCGCCAACTTAAATATCTCTGTGTAAGAACTATTTACCCAAGTTGTATTATAAAATCTTGCAAGAATATAACAAGTAAACATAAATTTCTTTTCTTGGTCATTGCTTAAACTTTGAATAAAATCAAATTCACTTGAATACAAAGGAATATAATCTAATTGTTTTAATGATTTATATTCACCATACTCTTTATAATATTTTTTATTCTTTGTTATAACTCCTTCAATAACCCTTTTTAGTTCAAAGTCTTGTAGTCTATTACTGCTTTCTTTGTCAAATGAACCGTTGTTTCTCAAATCTTGAAATATTTGTTTTTTAATATTTTTTGGTTCAACTTCATCTTTTTTATAAATGGAGTAATATCGAAACAATAAACCAATTATATATCTCATTCCAATCTTTTCTTCAACTTGTTCTCCACCCAAAAATTTTTCTATATATTGTTTTTCATTAAATATATAATTCGCCATTATTTTCCAATTCCTCCAATCTACGAATAATCAAATCACCAACAACATCCCAACAAAACTGTCTATTGTTTCTACAACCATAACACATATCTAATACAATATTAAGTCTTTCTTCATCATTAGGACAAATTTCTTTTGCACTACAAGCATAATCTTCACGCATGAATTTTCTCTCTTTTTTAGATTCTTCTGTTCGTGCTTCTCCGCTTGATTCTTTTTTTAATTCTTGCTCTTGTTTATATAAAGCAACTTGTTTAACATATTGGTCACACAAGAATTTTAACCCTTGTCTATGTGTTTCTGTGCATCTCTTTTTTGGATATTTGATTTTGTTATAGTCAAAGTTACCATTATGTTTCAATGAAATCTTATATCCATTAAATTCATTTTCAATATGCCAACAAATCTTATTCATGGCACAATCTCCAAATCCAACAGGTAGACCATTATTATAATACTTAACAAATAATTGTTCTTCTTCTGTTAAGTTTGTTTTATTTAATAATTCTTCTAAAGAAATGCCAAATTTTGTTAAACACTTACTTTCAACATTCTTCATATAGTCCATATATTCTTTTTTGATATAATCATAATTATATATAAAGAAATATGGCTTTTTATTAGCGCACAATAGTCTTTGTTGGTCATTTGTGCAATCTTTGATGCTAAACCAATATCTAGGCATGGGCTTAAAATCAATTCCTTTAATTTTATCCAGTTCGTTTTGCTGATATAATTGACCACAAGCAATCCTATAAGTCATAATATTCCATTCTTCACTATCTTTGTCAAAATTAAACTGAACATCCATCATGCTTGTTGCACGATTAGTAATTTGACCTACTTTATTTCCCATGCCATTCATATTAGATTTAATAATATCATCTTCCGTAGGAATAATTTTTTCTGCCTTTCTTTGAACGCACATTAAAGGCATTAACTTTCTGTAATTTCTTAAAAGGACATTATTATTTGTTGAATAACAAATATCCCCGTCATTGTCTGCACCATTCTCTGCCATACAAAATGAATCCCAAGCATTGATAATCATTATATTGTTCATATATTGATACCAATATTTTGCTTCGTTTGAATTGTTAATCTTACATTTTCTAATGTTATTGTGGCTTGTCATAGGACTTCTAAATACACAAACTTCATCAACATTATTTTGATTCCAATAACTTGAATAAATTTCTTCTGCTTTAAGTAATCCAGTAATTTTCAACCCACAAATATGTTGCATTAAAGCAAATGGATCACCACTTAAAATTTGATAATTTCCTTTTACAATTAGCTTACCAATTTTAGCATCACTAATCTTCTTTTTAATCATTCTATGTACTGAATCAATTATATATGGATCACTCATCATATATTCACTAATTCCTAATGCTTGTTGCCAACTATTATCGTTTAGATTACCATTGATGCCTAAAAATTTTAATGTTGATTGATAATCACCACACATAGAATCCTTTAAGAACTTTACAGTTGGCTCACATAACTCTTGAATATCTTCATCTGAAAAATAATATGATTGCAAATATTGATAATTAACCGCCCTTTCATCTTCAAGTTTATGTGGAGAAATCTTTGTTACAGCAAATTCATATCCATATTTTTTATAATTTTCAACATAATCATCTATTGACTTATAACTACTCCACAATTTTAGACTGGATTCTGTTAAAATCATTTCAACTTCTCTAATATCAATATCATTTCCCCAAATATCCTTAACAATATAATTTCCATTCATATATTTATCAAAGAACTCCACAATAGGAAATGGATAAAGCATACCTTTTAACCATGCGTTTCTTAAACATACTCCACTTGGAATGTAATTTAATCCTAAAGCATTAGCAACTTTCTCCATATAACCTATTGTGCATAAATTATATCCATCAGAACTATTATTTTCTAATAATTCATTTTTTAGCACTGCCATCATTGGTTCAATTTCATTATTTCCATCATCTAATTTAATCACATCGTCATAATATTGAGTAATACAATCTGACACTACTAAAATCTTATTAGGACTAATAATTCTTTGACTTGCACTACAAAACAAAGCTCTATATGCTTCAAGTTTAGCTGGAATTATAGGAACAGTTTTATTTCTACCACATTCTGAAATTTCATATAGTTTATCATAAATATCTTCGCTGACAAATAAAACTGTATTACTCTTTAATCCACCAGTTGTTCCAACAAAACGTTTAAAAGATTTTCCATTCACTTTAAACCCTTTTTTGCAAGCTCTAAGAAAATCTTTCTCTTTATTGACTTCAAGAGCCATTATGTATTGAGTGTAGTCAATATGACTTTCTCCTACAGTTCTTTTAATTGCTCTAAATACTTCGCCTTGAAATAATGGCACAAGTTCTTCATTTACAAATGCCTCTTTCCTTGTAATAGACAAATCCCATTTACTATGTCTTAATTTATCTGTACTAATTTTGAAAATTTCATGCTGCGGAACTTTAATTCCTGCCATTATTTCACCTCCTTTAATCTAATAGAATTTAATGACATACATTTTGCTAAAGAATAATTTTTATTAAAACTATAATATGAAACAGGATATGGATATTTCCTAGAAGGTCTTCCAGTTGGAGAAGGATATTTATGGCATACATAATAACTTTTTTGTAAATCCTTGACCAAATAAAAATTTTCTTGATTTTTCTTATAGTCAAACAAATTTATCATTCTATGAGCATAAGATTTACCTTTTATAATTAACTCAAAAATATTTTCTTTTATAGTTCTATCAATTTGAAATATACATCTTACTTTTGTATCATAATATAAATTTGTATTCTTTTCAATCTCAGATATATGTTTTATTCCACTTCCGTTATGATAACATTGAAAATATTTTTCTGCTCCGCAAATCCAAATATCTTTAATTCCACATACTTCATATAATTCATGCCTTTCGTAGTATTCACTAGAAATAGGAGTGCATTGATATTCAATTACACATCTTTGTCCATTCCATTCAAACATAATATCCGGTCTTTGTTTAGTTTCTGGAATATATGCTTCAAGTTCAACTTTTGTGACATTAGGTTGTTTTAATAACCAATTATATAAATCAGTCTTACCTTGTAAATGTTCTTGTGTTTCTGATTCTGAATATAAATAATTACATTCTTCTTTATCCTTATGCCTAAAATATGGCATCTTTACTTTACCATGACAATATTCATAATCTTTTCCACAAATAGGACATTTTAATATTCTTTTACTACTCCATTTTTTTAATTCTTCTTTTTCATACTTATTTTCTACTAAATTGATTTTATTATCTCCGATTAAACAAGTTAGCATTACATCTCTCCATTCTTTTCATTCCAATATTCTTCATACGCTTGTTCAACACTAAACGCACATTCTTTATATAAATCTTCATATAGACCATAACTAATAGCGTCTACACAAATAATATCATCGTATTCCATAAAATTCTCCTTTCTTACGTTTTATTGTATTATACCATAAATTTTTGAAGTTGTCAAACTTTTTCATACAACTCATTCATCTTGCTTATATTATATCACATTATATTCAATTTGTCAAGTGTTTTCTTTAAAATTTTTCTTGACTTTTTAATAATTTTATGATATAATACAAGAAAGGAAAGGAGATATGATATGTTTAAAAAATACAAAGAACAAATCAAACAATTACAAAAACAGAATAATGAGCTTAGTACAAAGCTAGAAGAAACGAACACACAATTATCTGTTGAAAAATCAACTAGATTATCTTTAGCTAACACTTTACAATCTTTACAAATCAAATATCGTGAGGGTTATGAGCTAGACCGTATTAAAGAAGATATTGAAGTGGCTAAAAATGTATTGGCAGATACGAAACATCAGATATTAGAAACTCAAGTAGAATTAGACAATATCAATAAAGAACTTGTACAAAATTATAACAAGCATGAAATTCAGGCTATGGGATTATATGACCCACTTTTTCCTAAATATTCAACAGAAGAATATAAGGACAAGATTAAAGAAATCCGTAAACAAAGAGGTGATATGCTCCGTTATAAAGAATATTATTCAACTAAGAGCCAATGGACTTATAATGGCAACTCTATTCAAGGTTCTAAATTATTAGATTTCTTTGTAAAGCAAAGTATTACTGCATTTAATCTTTCAGTTGATGCTTTTATTGACCGTGTTACAATTTCTAATGCCAATAATATCAAAGACCGTGTTACTAAAATGTTTAATAATATCAACACTGAATTAAACAAGCATGAGGTATCTTTTAATTATGATTACCTGCAACTTGTACTAAAAGAACTTGATTACAAGCATGACTTAGAATTACGTAAGCAAAAAGACAAAGAAGACCGTGAATATCAAAAGATAATTATTAAAGAGCAAGAAGCGGCTGAAAAAGAATTAAACAAACAGCGTGAACAATTATTAAAAGAACGTGAGAAATATATTGGTCAACTAAACAAAGGTCAAGACGTTCAAGGCAAGATTGATGAAATTAACCAAGCCATTGAAAACAATGAATACAAGAAAGAGCATACATTAGCTGGATATGTTTATATCATCAATAATCCTAGTCTTGGTGAAGATGTATATAAAATTGGTGTCACAAGAAGAACAAATTGGGAACAAAGAGTTGATGAACTTAGTTCTGCAAGTGTTCCATTTAGATTTAGTCCTAATTGTGTTCTGTTTAGTGAAAACGCCTTTGCTCTTGAAACTGCCTTACATAGAGAGTTTGACAAATACAGAGTAAATAAAGTCAACAGACATAAGGAATATTTTAAGTTGCCACTTGAGGATATTGAAAAGGTTGTTAAAGAAAAGTATGACGAAAATGCAGAGTTTGATTATAATGCAGTTGATGAAAATTGGTTGGTAAGTAAAGATTGTTAAAATCTTAACATACTAAATTATATATTATAATATTTTGCACTAAATATATTTATATATATTATATATAATATAATTATGAATACAAATAGTGCAAAATTAGAATCTCCGTATTTTTAATTATTTTTATTCTAAAGGATTTGAACGGGCTTTGCTCGGACAAAGACTTTTGCAATAAAAATAATTAAAAATCGGTTCATGGGGAGTGGGGTGGCAACCCCACATTAGAAAACCCAACCAAGTTGTTTAAAAATATATTATTATATATATTAATATATATTATATTTATAATATATATAATATATTATATATTTTATATAAATATGTATCATTTTAGATAATATATTATACATAATATATTATACACACAAAATTATTAAAATATTTTTAAAATAACTATTGACTTTTATGTAATTATATGATATAATATACACAAATGTAGAAAAAGAAAGGAGATAAAAATGATAAAAACTAATTTTACGAATGAATATTTATTAAATTTATTAACTGAATTATATAATAAAATAAATATTCCGTTAAATGCAACAATTTTATCTAAAGAACGAGAAGAAAACAAAAATTTTCCAGAAAATAGAGCGTTCACTAGAAGATTTAATTCTATTGAAAATGCTTGTAAATTAGCAAATGTCCCTTATCAAAGAAAAAATTTTACAACTTCTAAAAATAAGAAAAATGAGCGTGTAGGATTGCATTTTAAAAACTCTTTAAATGAAGAATTTAAAATAGTTCAATATAATGGAGCAAATGATGTTTTGATTGAATTTGTTAAAAACCCAAATTTTTTAATACACAATTCATGGAGCAATATTATTAAAGGAATAGTTAAAAATCCTTATGCTAAAAATATTTTTAATGTGGCTTGTGTTGGAAATACAAAAACAAAAATTAACGGAATTAAAAAAGAGTCTTATAAAGTTTGGTATGCAATGTTACAAAGATGTTATAAAGAATGTTATATGAATAAACCAACATATAAGGGTTGTACGGTTTGCGATGAATGGTTGTGTTTTGAAAACTTTGAAAAATGGTATAATGAAAATTATTATGAAGTCGATGATGAAATTATGAATTTAGATAAAGATATTCTTGTCAAAGGGAATAAAATATATAGTCCAAAGACTTGTTGCTTTGTACCAAAAAGAATAAATATATTATTTGTGAATACAACAAATAAAGAAACTATTAAGAATATAACTTATTTATATTATAATAAAATTCCTAATTTTATTTATAAAAAAATATATGAAAATTATATAAAGGAGAAATAATAAATGAACTATTATATCAGTGATATTCATATTGGTTGCACAAACAAATATGATAATAGGACTTTAGAGACTGATAGACTCTTAATTCAAAATTGGAATAAAACAGTTACAAATTCTGACACTGTTTATATTTTAGGTGATATAGCACGTTTAGGAAACAACAAAGATAATTCTTATGCCTGTAGTATTATCTCGCAACTTAAAGCTAAAAATAAAATACTTGTTGTCGGGAATCATGATGAAAAAGGACTTAAAGATAATAGGGTCAGTCAATTATTTACTGAAATTACACCATATAAAGAAATTACAGATAATTTTAATGGCATGAACCACAATATTGTATTAAGTCATTATCCAATATTGTTTTGGAACAATCAGCATAAAGGTTGGATTCACTTATATGGTCATGTTCATAAGTCTGATGAATGGCAAAAATACAAGGAATGTTTAGCCGATGTGAATAGTTATTTTGCCGACAGAGAATTAAAAGGATATACAGATTGTCCACAAGCTAAAGCATATAATGTTGGTGCTATGTTAGATTATATGGATTATACACCAAGGACATTGAAGGAAATTATGGAGGGAAATTTATGACTAATTCTGATAAAGCAAAAGAATTGCAAAAGTGTATTAAAACAATTTTACGATATTGTGAGTCAAAAAAAGATTGTAATGAAAACTGTATATTCTATAAAAACAGATATGGATGTATAATCAATATTCCAGATAACTATAATTGTGACGCGTTTTTAATTCAAAAATTTTAAAGAAAGGAATAAATTAAATGAACTTAGAACTATTAAAACAAAAATATAACTGTATCTTTTGCAAATATAGGAAACTGAATAAGAACCATGATTATGCTTGTATGGACAGTTGGGGAAAAGATGATATTGGAGAATGTAACTCATTATATAATATTTGGTACGGTAAATTAAATAAACATTTTCCATTCAACATCATTCAATATTTTATTGATAAATATGAAGAAAAAATTACAAAAGAATATTATGATGATTACAATGAAGATTTTACAGAAAATAGCTCAATGAAATTCATTTGGGGTTTGAAATCTTATGATGACTTATCCAGTTACGATGCTAATTTAGAAACAATGAATGATATTGACTTAATTTATCTGAAAGACGAACAGAAATATATTTTAGGTGTTGAAACAGCATATATGTTCAATTCTAAAGAAGCAGAAAAAGAATATTTTAAGGATTTACTTGGTAAATTTACAAAATGGATGGAAGAACAAGGATATGATACTAATTCAACATTAAATCCATATGGTGGCATGTATGAAATTTTTTCAAGTGGCATCAATATCAATACTGAATTTGATACAATAGAAGATGCTTATAGAACTTTTAAACTATTGGTAAATGGGTACTTGACTTTATAAGAAAAATGTGATATAATTGGTTATGATTGAAAGGAGAAAATAATGGGAAGACTTATTGATGCAGACAAACTATTAGAAACTTTACAAGACTTAGAACCACATTGTGAGAATAAAGATTATGAGTATGGAATGTTAAAAACGATGAAATATTATATGCCAAAAATTATTAATGATGAACCTACTGCTTATAATGTGGATAAGGTTGTGAAGCAGTTGAAAGAAGTTAAAAAAATAATGACATCACCAGTGACCGTAGATTGTTTTGGAGAAGAGTGCAGAGCATCGGACTGCACGGTATGTCTTATTAGCAAGGCAATCGAAATTGTAAAATGCGGTGGAAATTAAGGAGGAAATATGGCAGTATATGTGACAGGTGATATACATGGAAAACCTTCAAGACTAAGTAAAGACAATTTTTATGAACAGATTGTTAGAATATTATAAAGGAGAAACAATATGGATAATAAATACTTATATCGTGCAAAAAGACTTGATAATGGTGAATGGGTGGAAGGAGCTTTATTACCATTAGACTATGGAACATATAGAATTGCCACATCTTGTTTTGTTAGTAACGGTATTAATTTATTAACAGTGTGTGCTTATGAAGTAGATGAATATACTATTAGTGAATTGGAGGAATAAAATGGAAAGATTAACAACTAGAAATATAGCAGGAGTGGCGGTATATAAGCATCCATTTGAGTGTGAAAAATGTGGAGATGAAATTTGGAGATTGCCTGATTATGGCAATGAAAGTTCTACGGAAAAATTAGCTGATTACGAGGATGCCGAGGAACATGGATTACTACTACGGTTGCCGTATCCGTTGTGGACTGAATATATTTATTTTGTTGATGAAAAAGATATGGATGTATACGAACTTGATGCTAAAAAAATAGAAGTCAGTATGATGCCGATTAGCAAGAAAGTCTTGTATACAGTTGATTACTTTGAATTCTTATTTGAGGACTTCGGAAAGATTGTATTTCTTACCAGAGCGGAAGCCGAAGCAAAACTAGCAGAAATGGAAGGTGCAGAATGAGCGTTTGGGGAAAAGACAAGCGAAGAGATGCCGCCTTTGAACGAAGTGGATAAAACATGAATTTCCGAGTGAAGAAGAATACGACGAGTGGAAAGAATGGCTTCAATTAGAAGCAGAATAGGAAGGATAAAAATGAATAGAGTTAGATTTAAGTTTCATCTTGCGGTGGTAAAATTTTATATTTCAATAATGGAGTTATTATCTGAAAAATGTTATAAACATAATGCTAAAGCTGAACAAATTCTAAAAGAATCAGAAAGGAAATAAGAGCGATGCAAGATAGATATTTATTCAAGGCAAAACGGATTGACAACGGAGAATGGATACAAGGGTATTATGTAAGAGGATTGGATGTGTTTACAAATTGCGAAGAAATCCACATGATATTTGAGCCTACAACAATATTTTACTCCAGCGGAGAGACAGATGGATTTGTAGAAGTAGATCGCTCCACTATTTGCCAATGTACAGGCTTGAAGGATAAGAACGGCAAGCTGATTTGGGAGAATGATATTTGTGATAGAAAAGAGAAATATCTGGAAATAATAAAATATAATAAGGGCGATTGGACACTTGATTATAGTTATTCAAAAGGCAAAGAAAGCGGATATTGCTACTGTAATTTAGGATTTTATGCGCTTGAACAAGAGTATGTTGAAGTTATTGGCAACATATTTGACAATTCAGAGTTATTAGAAAGTGAGGATAAAGAAGAATGTTTTTAGATAATATAGATAAGTTTGGATACCCAATTGGTACATTTAAACTTGGTCAAAAAATATATCATATTAAAAACAAAGAACATAGGTTTAAATTTCATAAAAAGTGTGAATATTGTGATAGTACGGGACGTGTATTGATTAAAGGTAAGGAATTTACGTGCCCTGTTTGTAAGGGAGAATATATACACAAAAAAATAATTGAAAAGATTATGGATGATTTTGATATAAGGATTGAAAGTATTATGACCTTTCAAAATAACAAATATTCTTATGAATGTTATGCTGATAGTCCAGATGGTTTTGGTTTACAAATTCAAAAATGCGATGATGGAAGTAATATATATTTTGGAACAAAAGAGGAAGCCGAAACAGCCTGTAAAAATTTTAATAAAGAGCATCATGTAGATTTGTATTTAGAAGAATATACTCGCTTAAGCATCAAAGAAAACATAAATGATGGATTAAAAGGATGTTGATTAAAAAATGATTGACATTAAAGATGAAGAAAAGTTACAAATGTTAGTAGATAATCAATCAGAATTGAATTATCGAGAACTAACAAATTTCTTAGAACTGCCATACCTTAGAGGTTGTTCTAAAGATAAACAATTAAGCGAATTATCTAAAATTTGTAAAATAGAAAAAAATAAAACTAAATATAAAATAACTGAAATATATAATTCAGCACTGATAAAAAAAGATGGTAAATCCACCACATTGCCAGACATTGAATATATATTATTATCACAATTAAGTAAAAGTGACATTGACGGAATTTTATTTGTATCGAACAAAGAATTATTAAGACTTTGTTATATGATTAACAACAATTATTATGCAATTCTAAATGATAAACATAGAAATTCAGCATTTATAGGCGAAAAATATGGATTTGATGACAGTTTTATTGAATATGTTGATAAGGCATATGATATATTAAAGCCATCATTAGTAAACGCACTAAAATCCATGAGCAACAGTAAAGAAATTGCAATTACAACTGGTTATAAAGCTGTAAAAGAAAATAGCACTATTATTTGTGCATCAGTAACAGATGAATTGGGAGAAGAATTGTTCCGTATTCAAGGATATGCAATGGAAAAATTAGGAGTCAAAAAATATTCAGACTTTTGGGGAAGATATATAAATAAGCGTCAAGACTATTATGATTTATGCAATGCAATAGTTAAAGACAAAAGTGAAAATGATCCTAAATGGATTCAGAATGGGTGGAATTTTGACAAATTTTACCAATGTTATGCTATTACATTAAACATTAGTAAGATGAAATTTGACCTAAAATCATTGCAGTCAGCAAGAGAAGATTTGAATGGAATAACAAAGGATAAAATGCACAACACTAAACTATTAAGAGATTTAAGTTATAATGATATTGACAAATGGTTTATGGTATGTAATACAAGTCAAGGTGATAAACAATATAGTATTGTAGATGATATTAAGATAATATCGTCATTATAGAAAGGAGAATAAGACAAAATGATTTATTGTGTAAATATATATTGTTTCCAAGATACTTTTGAAAATTTACAGAATATTGATGAAGAACATTATAACAAAGATATTTGGGCTTTCGCTTATAAGGAAGATGAGAGAGCAACAAATCTAATGTGTAAACCTATAAAGGGTAGGATAGTAAAAAGTGGCGGTTCTTTTCCTAGTTATAATTTTTATGAATATAAAGCAAATGGTAAAGATTTAAAAAAGAATGGTGTAACTCTTTATGCAAGGTTCTTTACTGACACATATGAAGAAGCCGTAGAAGGATTTAATATGTTAGTTAATAAAAGAATTGATTCTTTACAAAAAGAAATTATTAAGTTAGATAATATGTTAATTAAGAAAGGAGAATAAAATTATATGGAAAACAAATATTCTAAAAAGCAGTTGGAAGAATTATATAATTGTGACATTTTTAAAGACTTTGGTTTTGATGATAGTCATTTATTTTTGGTAGCACAAGGACTACCTTTAACAGAAAATGGGGATGATTGTTTATTTATATATGCAGATGGATGGGACTTAAATGAGTTACATGAAAATATTAGAAATGCTATCTTAGAACAATGTATTGAATTTTAAAATAATTTTGCACTATTTTTGAGCAAAAAACAAGACAATATTGGCTAATGAAAAATTTTGCACTATTTGTATGTATATTTATATAATAACTATATATACATTTAGTGCAAAATTACAAAATGGCTAAAAACATTGATTTTAAGGGATTGTTAAATACAGTCCCTTATTTTTGTGTGTGGGGAAATATATGAGGATTGTGTGGAAAATAAGTGGGTGGATAGTTGGGATTTAGGATAGACTATATGGAAATAGGTAAGGGAATGGGAGATTAGGGGGGGAATGGTGATTAAATGGGGATTGATTAAGGGATGTGGGAGTGTAAGTGCTACACTGCCCCTTGCCAAAACCGGCAACCCCTATTTTCTGATAATTTACCCCCATTGTATTGAATTATCAGACAATTCCAGACTAGCAGTCATCCCGATAAAGTGCTAATAGTCTTAAAACAATACCGATAACATACACTTATGTAGTCAATTTAGTAAACAATCGTTTACATAAATACATGAAAGACATTTTTTCTCAAAATGTATGTGACAGACGGACACTTTTATATACTAAAGTTTTATCTGTGGCGTTAGGGTAATAAGGGCAAGTCTTGTATGTATTCCCATCACACCA